ACTGTTTTGAAAAAACGTACCTTTCGGGGGTGTAATTTTGAAAGTTGGAAAACGGTCTTTTTCCCCCCCTTTTGTATATAAGAATAATAGACCTCTCTCGTATCTATCCTATATACTCAAATCGACTTCATGCCTGACACCTTCGATTAACGGTGGAATAACTTTTTTACATAATGCAGGGGACGTTCTGCTTACGTGGTTACAGCAACTTACATTACAACTTAAAAAGACAAATAGATGTTATTCTCCCTAACTCATTACTTTTCGATACTTACTCAGCCGAATTTCATATACATACTGTTGTAATCATCAGGTAAGAATACAACATATTCAATTTTATTTCTTTGCGACTTGAAAAGCTGGGCTAAAGCCCTTGGGCGCTTTTCTAGCGTCGTCTTTTCCTTTCACGAGCCGAGCTCGTTCAAGAAAAAGGATAGTACTTTGTCTTTTTCTGCTTGTACCGAACAGCTTACATACTCTCTCTGAGCCGAGTAAGATTATGGAGACCACCATTGTCCTTATTAAGTTTTATTTTACAACGGAGACCACCGTTATCCTGTTTTATTTTTATATTATTTTTTATATATTTAATTATACCATAATGTTTTATAAATGTCAAGTAAAAAGTATGCACTTCTTCTTTTTTTTTTTTTTTTTTTTTTATTAATTTAAAAACTCACAATAACCGTCCTACGAAATGGAACAGGCTCGGACTGTTCCATGAGTAGAAAGCGCCAGAAAAGCGCCCAAGTGAGCGATAGCTCACAGCTTTTCAAGCTTTGAAAACTTGTTTATATTATAGTAGAAAACTATAAAAAATATGATATGATACTTGACTTTTTTGGCTAAAAATGGTATAATATATAGTATACTGATTAGAAAAGAGGACGTAAAAATAAATACAGGAATTAATGATTTTTTAGAACGTGACATTGATTTCACTAATTATAATATTGTTCGTAATATTATCTTGAACAAACAGACAATTATTGAAGCGGTAACATATCAACAACGTTCAAAGTTTCTATCTTTCGAAAACAGGGAATTTGATATAGAACTTGTTGAATATGTTGATAATATCTATTCTAAATTAGATGAGTATATTGAGATTTGTAATTTCAACAAGAAAAACACCAAGTTAATCAAGATGCTACTCGGAGGGGTCAGTATAGAAAATATAGCAAAAGAATTAAATATGAAAAGTAATGAAGTTGTTTTTAACAGAGTGAGAAGAATGGCTTTTAAAATAAATTCTGTTGCAGTAAAGGATAAAAGGAAAAACAATGAAATTAAAATTACCTAGCGGTGAAGAAATTAAATTACCAGATTTCGACAGTCTTAATCAAAGACTCACACTGGTAGATGAGTTAATTTCAAAAAACGATGAAATAATCATAGATAATATGGATAGTTCTCAGGTTAAGTTCTTCTTGAATGGATGCTCAAATTATATTATCTGGTTCATAGATAAAGAAGATAAACGAGGAGATAATTCAATTATACATAGAGATAAAAATAAAAAATTAAATGGATATGACAAAAAAAATATTCCTTTTACAGATTTATCTATGGAGGAATTAATAAAATATGGAATCGAGGATAGTTTAGAAGATTGAATAATTTAAAATTTTTAGAAGAGTGCATTGTTGATGCAGATAATATTTTTACAGTAAGAGATATTCACTTTAAGATTAGTCCTCTAGTTGAAGAGTATCGAGTATTTAACTCTTACAAGAACACAGAAGACTTTACAAATGAATCAGAAATGAGTACCGTAAAAGTCTTCATTGACAGAGATAATCTCAATTTCGTATTTCTGAACGAAAATGATAAGCCTATCACAAAACTTATGATTGTGGAGGATGACGTATTATGAGTAAAAAAGATTACTATAGGACTTTGTCTCAGGAGGTGTGGGAAGATGATGAACTTCGAAAATTAGGAATAACACAGAAGGATGTTAAAGCTGTTATTAGTGCTTTTGAAAGACATATGTCAACCAAGCTACGTGAGACAGGAGAGTTCCGCTGGAAGAATGTTATGATACTAAAGACAAAATTAATTAAAGGATTTAGCTTTTATGATGTAACAGCTAGAGAGAGTAAGGTGTTTGACGACTATTATCGCATTCAATATAGACCTGCTGACAAATTCAAACGTAATGTAAAACAACGTAAAGAAGATTTAGAACTTATTGCTGAAATAGAAAAATTTGAGGATGAATATGGACAAAAAGATTAAATACATTATTGATACTAATGCTGTGTTGAATGACCCACACCTTTTAACAAAATATGATGTAGTTATTCCAAGTGCTGTTTTAAAAGAAATTGAAAATCTTGAATTAAAAAAAGATAATCAAACATTGCAATACCAAATTCGAAATGCTAAACGTCTACTATTTGACTGTATTACTTATAATTACACTCATATCTTTGATTTAGATGATAAAGAAGATTCAACAGTTACAAATAGTTATGATAAAGATTATGTTGACAATCAATTATTAACATATGCAATTAATAGAGGTTATGGGATTATTACAAATGATATTCTATTATATCTTAAAGCTAGAGCGTCTAATGTCGAAACGATTGTTCCAAGTTTAGGAAAAGACTTTGATACTCCATATGAAGGTGTCACAAATATATTTATTAATGGTGATGAAGAAGATGGTGCTGGGGAAATTTTCTTAGATAGAATAGAAACAGAAATTTATCGTTCTGAAAATGAAGAAGATTACAAATATACACAAAGCACATCATTTATTAATAACCAATATATTGTATTTTTAGATAAGGAACAGAAAACCTACAATAGTCAAAATGAACATGTTGGATATAAAGAAGTTGGGGTATTCAAATATAATCATAAATATGGATTCAAAAGAATTGGAACACCTGTAATAAAAGGGTATCAAGAGAATATTAAACCACGTAACGTTCGTCAACGCTGTGCTATTGATATGTTAAAAGACCCAGATACTAAAGTCAAAGCTTTATTTGGAACATTCGGTGCTGGAAAAGATTATCTAATGTTAGGTCAAGCTCTATCATTAGTAATGGATGAACGCAGTCCAATTGACAAATTAATTTGGGTACGTAATAATATCGAGGTTAAAGATTCTAATCCAATTGGATTTTTACCAAATAGTCTTGAAGAAAAATTAAAACCATTTTTGATGCCTATGGTTGACCACCTAGGTGGAGATGAGACTATTTTAGACGAACTGATGTTTAAAGGAAAAATTGAAGTACAACACTTAGGTTTCATTCGTGGTCGTGATATTAAAAATGCAATTATCTATGTAACGGAAGCACAATCTAATACACGTGAACATATTCAATTATTGTTGAGTCGTGTATCTGATGGTTCTCAAATTTGGTTCAATGGGGATAGTGAACAGACTGATAGCAACAAGTTTAAGTATAATAATGGTGTTGATGCACTACGAAAACTTAAACACCAAGACTTGTATGCTCAGGTAACTTTAGATAAAACGGAACGTTCAGATGTTGCACAAATGGCAAATTTATTAGACGAGGGTTAATATAAATAATGAGAAAATATGAGAATAAAAAAGGCGAAACAGTAGAACTTTCAGACGAACATATTGAGACTTCTATCCGAATCAAAATAGAACTTCAAAATGCAAGTCCTTCTCAACGTTGTAGTTGGAAACAACATAAAGAACTTATGGAGAGTGAAGGTTTCTATGACTCTGAAAATTCAGAAGAATATCGTCAACTCGTAAAATCAGAACAAAAGAAACGTGGCTTATTACCAAGTACTCAAAAATATGTTGACTTTGTTACTGATAAAAAACTAGAATCTCTTAAAAGTGTAATTGGTGAAAATTACATGTCTAAACGACAACTTGCAAGAGAGAGACAACTTTTTAATAAAATGAAACGTGATGTGACAGATAATCTTGTTCTTCACGAAGAAATTGTAGAAGCAATCTCTAACATTTCAATTGATATTCCTAATATCAAACCACTTCCAACACCAGAAATTTCTGGTACAGAAGCAGTTTCAGTTTTGTCAGATTTACATATTGGTTTAAAATCAACTGATGAAATGGGAAAAGAAACTCAGAAAATGAGACTCGATTATCTTCTCCAAGAAACAATCAAGTATTATAAATTGTTTAATGTTCAACATGTGACAATTCTTGACTTAGGAGATGAGATTGAAAATTCTCTATTGCATAAACCAACGTCAACAGCAACAACATGGGGTCACAATTCAGACCAGTTTGCCACATACGTTAAATGGATTTTTGAGTATATGACAAAATTATCAGCAGAGTTTAAAGTGACCTATGTTGGTAATATAATGGGTAATCATTCTCGTTTGGGAGAAAAGGGTGAAAATCTAAATGGAGATTCATATTCTAAAATGGCTACAAATATGTTGACAACATTGATTGATAGCATTGACAATCCGAACTTGAATTATGACTTATCTGGATATGAACATACTCACGGAACGTTTACAGTTAAGGGATACACTTTCTTGGCGGAACACGGAGACCTCTCTAAACAAGGCACTACAAAGCTCACTAGATACTCTAGTGCACTTGATAAAAAGATTTCATATGTTCTTACAGGACATATTCACAACTTCCGAGTAGAGACAGAAAATCATGGTCGTAAAGTATTCACAAGTGGAAGTCTTAACTTTAGTAATGATTACTCTCGCAACTTAGGATTTTACACTAATGGTTCTCAAATGATAATCTTAGTTGATGAACATGGTGCACAACCAATTAATATTGATTTAGAACACGTTCGAGAAAAATAACAGACCAATTTGTTAAAAAATTAAAAAAAACGTTTGGATTACCCTCTCAAAACCACTATACTATGAGAGGGTAATTATATTTTAGAAAGGATTTTTAATGATTGCTGATACTAAAAAATGTTTTAATTGTAAAGTAGAAAAACCTTTAAAGAATTTCTATCAAACAAAAAGTAATGTTAGATTTCCTGATGGATATTATCACCTCTGTAACGAATGTCTTGTAAGCGTTGTCGGCAATGACCTTAGTGTTGATGTTGCCAAGTTGCTATATGAAGTTGATGTTCCTCTTATGAAGACTCCTTGGGCTTCTGCCATTAAACGCAAAGGAGAAACAATATTAGAGTATCTTAAGATTATGAATCAAGTAAGATATAAAAAACTCTCATATAAAGACTCAGAGTTGACTTTAGAAGTCAAGAAAGACAACAAATTTAAATTAGAAGATGAATACTTAGCCTTCAATAAAGAAGAACGTACTATTGAAAAAGAATCTAAAGACCTTGATAAGCTCTTTGATTCACAGGAGGACGGAACAGTTTTTATCTTAGCTAATAATGGTAAAAAAATTATGCTGACTGATGAGTTACGTAAAAAGTGGCTCAGAAAAGATTCAAGCTTTGATGATGATGAAATACTTGAACTAGAAAAATATTTCGTTGACATGAAAAATGATTTCAGTATTGAAAATACAAGTGCTATTAATCTCTTGTATGAATTGTCTGTTTTGTCTGTTAAGAAGCAAAGGGCTTTAAGTGATGATAACATCGGTGACTATGACAAACTAGACAAATCATTCCAGAATAAATTAAAAGTTTCTGGATTTCAACCTATTGATGAGAAGGATAGTTTAGAGAAAACAGGTGTTACAAGTTTTGGTCAAATTGTTGCTCAAATCGAACGTGACTCAGGATTTATTCCACCAAATCTTCTTGAAACAAATCCTGATGACATTGACCTTATGTTAATGCGATATAAACAATGGGCACAAAGATTTACTGACCAACCAGTAGATGTTGAAATTGACCATACTTGGAGAGAAGACATCAAGTCAGAAGATATTGATTTTAGTGTCCATGATACATCAGAAGGAGAACCTGAGATTATAGCTGATGACGAGGAGAATTAAGAATGTTATCAGTTAAAGAATTTAATGATAATTTTGGAGATGTTAAAGATGGTTTTAGAGATATGATTTCATATTTCAGAATGTATCCAGACAGATTCATAGATTATATCAAAACAGAATCTACGATGTTTGATTTGCTCCCATTTCAAAGGGTTTACATGCGAACTTTCTTTCGTTATAAAAGAGTAGGAATTGTAGCTAGTCGTGGTATTTCTAAAACATATATTGAACTTCTTTCAAATTATGTTAAATGTATTCTATATCCAAATAATGCCTTAGCAGTCGCAATGCCAACTAAAGAACAATCTGCAAAAGTAGTTAAGTCTAAGTTCGAAGAATTTTGGAGAGACTATCCATTACTAAAAAATGAATTAATCTTCAATAAATGTAAATTCGAAAAAGATTATGTTAAACTAGTCTTCAAAAACGGTTCAACGCTAGATACCCTTACGGTAGGTGAAAGCTCACGTGGTTTGCGTGCACAAGGAATCACACTAGAAGAAATAGTTGATGAACGTATGGATGCAAAAACAATTAACGAAGTTATTCGTCCAATGCTTGCACAAGCACGTAACGTTGTTGGTCATGGTGTTGACAAAGAAAACGAATACTCTAAAACAGAAGCTTATGTTACAACAGCTTCTCACAAGCAATCTTATTGTTATGATAAGTTTAGAGCATTATATGAAGAGATGGAGCAAGGTAAGCCGACAATTGTCCTTGGAACAAGTTACGAGATGGGAACACACTTTGGAACGCTTGATATAGATGATGTTAATGAAAAACTTGAAGACCCTACATATAGTCCACTATCATTTGAACGTGAGTTCAGGTCAGTCTTTACTGGTTCTAGTGAAAAATCATTAGTTTCAGCAGATGAAATAAGTAAAGCTCGTGTTTTAGAAAAACCTATGTGGAAAATTAATAGTGAAGATAAAAAGAATCCAAATGTAAGATTCGTTCTATCATATGACGTAGCTAGGTCACAAAGTGGTAACACAGCCAACAGTTCTCTGGCAGTAATACGTATCGAAGATAGAGGGGATGGAACTTATACTAAACATTTAGTTAATATCTTCACAATGCAAGGTAGCCACTTTGAGAATCAAGCTAAGTTCTTGAAACAAAAAGTAAACGAGTTTAATGCGACAATTCTTTGTGTAGATATTAATGGTATGGGTTGGGGATTGGTCGATTACTTAACAAGTGAAATTGATGACAACCCTCCTTATAGTGTTGTAAATGACGATGGTTATGCTGAGTATAAGAAACCAAATAGTATTCCTATGATTTTCGCAGTGTCCGCTCAAAAGAAAGGCACTAAGAACTCAAACATTATTAATCACTTCATGGCTACATTTGCAAACAATGACGTTAAAATATTAACTTCCGAGTCTAAGATTCAAGCAAGTATCAAAGAAAAAGACCCACGAAAAGAAGCTGATAAATTATTACCATTTATTCAGACAGACCGATTGGTTGATGAAATCATGAACCTCGAATATGTAAACAATGGTAATACAGGTACTGTTAAACAAGTATCTCAAAAAATACAAAAAGATAGGTACTCTGCTTTTGCTTATGGTCTCTATTGGATTTATTTAGAAGAATCAGAAAGCAAAAGAAAAAGAAAGAAACCAGATGATGATGCATATGGTTTCATGAAAATCAAAGCACCTGTTTATAAAAGATTTAAATAAAATACGATAGAAAGGAGATAAGTTTGACTAAAAATAAAAAGAAAAGACTTAGTATGATTGATGTTGAATCTATTAGTTCCTATAGTAATAAGAGAAACAATCGAATCTCAATATTGCGTGATGACAATAGAACACCTGTCTTTGGAACACCAGTAGGCTCACTAGTTTCAAGTCAAAGTAAAGTTCGTAAGATGGTCAAAGATTACCGAAATGAGGGGAATCAAAAGACATTACGAAAAGTTAGTGAAGACTTGGCAGTTCAAAGTCAACAATATCAAAGATTATTAAACTTTTATGCAGACATGCCTTTATATGCTTATTCAGTAGTTCCGTTTAAAGATATTTCAACAGCAAACGAAAATAAGTTGAAGAAGGAATTATCAACAGTTACAGAGTTTCTATCTCGTTTAAATCCTAAATATAACTTTAGTAAAATAGTTAAATTAGCAATGACAGTAGATATTTTTTATGGATACGTTATTGATGATAAAGAGTCAGTAATGGTTCAGCAATTCCCTAATGACATTTGTAAAATTAGTTCGGTTAGTGGTGGGGTCTATAACTATGTGATTGACTTAGATGCATTAATTAGTGCAGACATAGTTGATTATTACCCGAAAGAAATTCAAGATGCAGTTACTAAATATAATACTATGAAAAAAGGAAATAATAAAAGTGCTTCCAACTGGTATGAAATTCAAGATAAAAATAGTATCTGCATTAAAATCAATGAGTCTAGTTTAATTCCTGTACCGCCATTTGCAGGTACATTTGATAGTATTTATGATATTCATTCATTTAAAGATTTGCGAAATGACAAAGCAGAACTCCAAAACTATAAGTTATTGATTCAAAAACTTGAAACACGTTCTAGTAATGATAATAATGACTTCACGTTAGATATGCCGATGATGAATTATTTCCATGAAGCATTATCAATGACAGTTCCTGACAATGTTGGTGTTGTAACATCTCCAATGGAAATCGACACTGTGTCATTTGATAAAGATAACTCAACAGATGATAGTGTTGAAAAAGCAACTAAAAACTTTTGGGACAATGCGGGAGTAAGTCAAATCTTATTCTCTTCTGACAATAAAACATCACAAGGTATTGCAATGAGTATTGCAACTGATGAACAGTTTATTTTCGGAATCCTCAATCAATTTGAACGTTGGTTGAATAGATATATGTTATTGAATGGCATGTCTAAATACTTTAAAGCAACAATGTTAGAAGTAACACACTTTAGCAAAAAAGAAGCCCACGATAGATATATCACAGATGCTCAATATGGATTCCCAGTTAAGGTTTATCTTGCATCTCTCATGGGAATTGACCCAGTAGCATTTACTGGATTGCTTAAAGTTGAGAATGAAATGCTTGACCTACCAGAAATTATGACTCCATTAAGTTCTTCGTTTAATACGAGTGGTTCTGATATTGCAGAAGAAGCAACAAAGGAAACAGGAAAAGAAAACGGAAGACCTACTAACGAAACTACTGACAATGAAGACAGCGATGAGACGCAGAGAGCTAAAGATAAGCCAGCAAATACGCAGTAAGGAGATAAGAAATGGTAGATAATACTAAAATCCTAAACTCTAAAATGATTAACTTTGAAATCACGGAGAGTTTAAGTCCACTATTTTCAAAAGCTAGAGTAACGGTTATGCATCATGGAGAAAATCCAAACCGTTCCGCTTTTGCTAAGTGGGATGTTGAAAGGGCTGTTCCTTCATTAAAAAATATTCCAATCGTTGGTTATTTCAGCGAAGAAGATGAAAACTTTGGTGGACATGAACGTAGTCTTGTTGTAGAAGATGACAAAATTGTTGTTAAAACAAAAACAGTTCCAATTGGTGTCGTACCTGAAAGTGCAGTTTTTTCTTGGGAAAACATTGTAGATAAGGACGGAATCCAAAGAGAATATCTTGTCATTGATAATGCTTTAATCTGGAATAGAGATGAGAAACTTGTTTCCGCTTTATCTACAGATGATTTTGGTCAATCAATGGAAATCACAGTTAATGAATATTATACTCTTAATGGTATTGATTATATTACTGATTTTTATTTCACAGCACTATGTGTGCTTGGCATCGATAAGAACGGAGCTGGATATGTAAGACCAGCATTTGACGATGCCAAAGTTCAAACATACTCAAAAGATGATTCACTAACTGAAAGTATGCAGAACATGTTTAAAGATTTAAAATTTGCTTTAAACGAAATCGAAACTATCGAGAAGGGAGAACCAAAGTTGAAATTAGAAGACTTACTCGCAAAATTTTCTTTGACAGAAGAAGAACTTTCAGCTAAAGTTAAAAATTACGCAGAAATTCCTGTTGAAGAGGTTGAAAAAGAATTGGCAGAATTTGCTAAAGCAGAAGTTGATGCAAAAGCTAAAGCTCAAGAAGATGCTAAAGCTAAAGCCAAAGAGGATGAACCTAAAAAAGCAAAAAAATCTGAGACATCTGACAATGCAACTATTGCAAAGTTAGAAAAACAAATCGAAGAGTTGAAATCAGAAAATGAAAAACTCAAAGAGGAAATCAAAGGTTTGAAAGCTAAAAATGGTAAATTTGAATTAGACAATCATGTTCGTGAATGCAACGATAAAGTTGAAGCATTCATTGAAACTTATGGTTTAGATGAATCTGCTGTAAAAGAACTTGATTATTCTGCGTTTGAAAACACAGATGCTCTTGAAGTGAAATTATTCGAAATGCTTGGTCGTATGGCTAAACCAGTAGAAAAAAATATTTCAAAAGAATTTGCTAAAATCACAATTAAACCAGAACAAGGAAATAAAAAACAATATTCATTTGAAGATTTGTTTAACTAAGAAAAGACATTAATAGGAGGAATAATTAATGGCAATCGTTAATTTAGATAAAGTATTAAGTGGTGTAAATGGTAACTTGGAATCTATCGTTGCATATGACTCAGGTGAAAACCTTGTAAAAGACTATGCAAATGGATTGTTTGTTGATGTTGATGTGCTTCTTCCAGACTCTGCTGGAAAATGGACTGGTCGTAAAGGTGAAGTGAAAAAAGGTGTAATTTCAACAGACGGTACTAAAGATACAGTTATGTTGCATGCACCAGAACTTCAATATGATGAACGTAGCCCTTTGCGTAATTTCAAAAACGAAGAAGGTAAAGTCGTTCGTGGATACCGTCTTCAACGTGGAGACATATTGACAATGACTGACCAATCAATCACAGTTGGTTCTCATGGAGATTTAGCAGTAGGTAATACACTTACAGTTAAAAATGGCAGATTGGCTAAAGAAGATTCACCAAAAGCAGGACAACTTACACTTAAAGTTATTGAAGATGCTGGAAACACACTCGATACTGTTGAAAAAGCTTGGACTCTTCAAGTTCAGTAAGAATATAAGAAACCAAGATACCTAGGAGGAAAATTTTAATGGAAACAAAAGCTCTTGTAGAATTAGCTAAAATGTATGTAAATGGCACTTTGCCAAAAGATTTCTCAGCTAAAGATGTAACACCGTCAGAAGCACTTCGTAAAGGATTTTATGAATTGCTTGAAGTAGAAGTTGGGCAACCAATCTCTCCTAAGACTTTCCGTAAGCACAAAAATGAAGTCTTTGAAGTTATTGAAGAAGTTATTGAAATCACAGTCAACGAAGGATTTACAAATATTCTTGACGGTTTGATTGACTACCGCAACCTTGCACTTGGGGATAAAAATGAATTTTATATCCCAGATAACTCTAACTTCCGTGTGTCTGTAATTTCAGATGGTAACGGTAACCTTAGACGTCAACGTCACCGTGAAGGTGAACGCTTCTCTGTTCCAACTGTACGTCGTGGAGTTAAAATCTATGAAGAATTTGACCGTTTCATGGCTGGTCGTGTAGACTTCGTAGAAATGGCTCGTAAAGTTGGTGAGTCAATGGTTAAATCTATTCAGGAAGATATTTATGATGCAATTCTTAAAAACTTCCGTGCAGGTGGTGCAGGTGAACCTTACCGTCTTACTTTGTCTGGTGGTCTTCCAACTGAGAAACAAATTTTAGAAGTTGCAAAACACTTGGAAGCACGTACTGGTGCAGAAGTTGTTATCTATGGTACTGCTCTTGCTTTGAGCAATCTTGATATCAAATTCCCATCTGACGCTTCAAATAACCAACGTAACCAACAAGCTTTTTATGGTCGTATTGCTGGTATTGAAGCTAAAGAACTTCCAGCTTTGCACCAAGAAGGAACTAATACTTTCATCTTCGAAGACGATGCTATCTTGCTCTTGCCACAAACTAATGATAAATTCGTTAAAGTAGTTAATGAGGGTGAAGCATACGTTGAAGAAAGTGAATCAGTAAATCGTGATGACCTTCAAAAAGAATACCTTTTGACTCAAAAACTTGGTGTTGCTACAGTACCATCAAGTCAATTTGGTTACATCAAATTTAAAGCTAAATAATATTGGAGGGGGATTGTTCCCCTTTTAATATGTTTTAAGAGAGAATAAGGAGATTACAAACAATGGCAACAATTAAAGAAATCAAAGAAGAATTGGTTAGAGATTATTCTTACAGTAAAGCAGACTTTACTAATGCAGATGGAAAACCTTTAAATTTTAAGCAACTAGAATCTGTATTAAAAAAAGAAAAGTCTAAAGCGAATGCTGTCGAAGAATCTGGAGATACATCATTAGATGAGTTTGATTTAGAAGCTATAGTAGAAGAAAAAAGTAAATTTAAAGATGATGATTTGATTATGGTCATGGCTGGTATTAACGGGCGTTTGTTGCATACCTCACAAGCAGGAAATGGTGTTTTTGAGTTTCGTGGTTTTGGTCAAAAGAACAAAATGCCTTATAAAGAATTGAAGTCTATGAATAATTTAGCTCGTGAAGCTCTTACTGATGGATGGATTATTGTTCTTAATAAAGACCTTATTAAAGAGTTTAATCTTGAATCTGCTTACACACACTTCTTAACACCAGCACGTGTAAAACAAATCTTAGAAATGCGTACAGACGATATTCGTGAAGTAATTCAATCACTTCCAAACGAAATGCGTACTACACTTTTCGACGAGGCTAAAAGACGTTACAATACTGGTGAGTTAGATAGCTCTTTCATTATTAAAACTTTTGAAGATGAGTATGATATTTCATTCGAGGATAATTTGCCAATCAAATAATAATCGAAAGGAAATAAAATATGTCAACTAACATCACAAGAGTCTATAGTAGTTTCTTGCAGAAGATTTCAGACTATAAGTTCATCGATGATAAAGACTATGTAGAATCAGTTTTATTCGGATATTACAGAACAGCAAGTGCTGAATTTGTGCAATGTCCGAAGGACTTATCTACAGATGCTGATGGAGAGAAAACTTTACCAGAGGTAGTCAATATCAATGCAGACCTTACTAACTTAGAAGTTGAAATCATAGCAATGCTTATGATTGTAGAATACTTCAAGCAAATCATGATTCGTAATGAGACTCTTGAACAAGCTCTTAGTGATTCTGATTTCAAGATACTTTCGCAAGCAAACCAAATTAACCAATTAAAAGACTTCTATAAAGAGATTAAAAGAGAGACAGCGGTAAAAGTTACAAAATATACGTTTGTAGGTGCAGTATATGATAAAAGATAACAAAAGATTAGTAGAATATTTTGAAGTAAAAAATGTGAATAGTGTTTTTAAAATACTACCATTGTATGAAGAAAATAACGCTAACTTAGACTCTTATATATCATCTCTAATAATCGAATTAGATGGTCTTGAATCTTACATTAATTATAAGTTGTCAGAGTTTGTAACACTTATTGCAGTTATATCTAGTCTTCAAAATGAGACAAAAAAGACTGCGAATCAAGATACAGTAAAAAGAGAGGTTTTTAAAGCGATAGAGATTTCCAAATCTTTAGCTTCGAAAATGGTGGACTAATATGGACTATTTTGAAGTATATAAAAAGAGGCTGGAAGCTAATGGTACTGACGTAGGAGACTCCCTTCGTAAGAACACTCATTACTTTAAAGATAAAAAGTTCAAAGCTTCAACAACTTACAGAAGGTCTAAAATCTTTACTAATATGGGTACTGATAAAGAAAACTTTGTTGAAGAAGATATTCGTGTGATTGAAATTGACAGACAAGGAACGTTGAGAAATATCCTGTTCAAACCAAATGTATTGCATAAAGTCGGAAATATTCTAGAGTTCGATGGGGATAAATGGCTTGCTTATGATACCTTTGGTTCGACTGTTGATGATATCAAACTCAGAGTAGGTAAGATAAATGACACCCTAAGATGGAAAGATACTTCTGGGAAGATAATTGATATTCCCTCAATAACATCTACTTCATATTTAGGTTCAGGCTCTAAAGCAAATGATGCTGGACTAGCCTATAATGTCTTTGACGTCAAAACACCAGTTGGAAAAATACTCGTTGCAGTAGAATTAAATGAGTTAACAACTACCTTGAGATTAGGTCAAAGATTTATTTGTGGTAGCAAAGCATATAAACTTGAACACGTTGACGATATCAGTTATGTCGATAGTGATTATTATGGTGTTTTACAACTTACACTCAAAGAAGATATAAGAAATGATGCGAAAGATAACTTTGAAACTGGAATAGCGTATCAAGATATATGGAATGAAAAGGACGAAGAGGAAAATGAAAGGGGTGGCTGGTAATGGGAATGCCTACTAAAAATTATCAAATGATGTTGGATGAACAAGCTGAAATCCAAGCGTATACAATTGATAAAATGAGTACATCTATTGTTCGTATTATGGATGCTCTCAAGGAAGACGAAGATATCTTTAAGTTATTATATTTTAAAGATGCTAAATCTTTGGGAAGACCGCTCGATACAGAAGCAAAAAAAGTCTTTGATAGCGGACTTATTATCAAAGAAAAAGATGATAATCAAAAAATCAAAGCTTACCCATTCGACCCAGAACCTGCAATATCCGAAGGAATTTTTGTTCGCATATATTTTTCAGATGGTACGTTAAGTCAAGATGGAGTTTATTCTAAGAGTCAGTTAAACTTAGATATAATTTGTTCTCACGATATGTGGTTAACTTCTGATTCTGAGTCGAAAGTTAAAATAATTAGACCTTATGGTTTAATGAATAGAATTAATCAAATTTTGACAAAAGAAAGAGTAGATAAACTTCCTGTACCAATTGGCTTTACACATCTCACAGTAAATAGTAAGTTTGAATGTATAAGAGTTTACTTAGATACGGTTGCTATCGAAAAGGGTGGTGATAAAGTTGATTCAAGTAGATGATAAACTAAATTTAATACTAGGAAAAGACATAAGAGTCAATGATTTTTTATCCCTGAAACAATTTAAACTCAAAGAAATTTCTAATATTGGATTTGGCGAATACTTGTTTCGTGTTAGCAATATTCTTAGAGATGTTGATGATTTTATGAAAATGTTTATTGACTCACCTAATTATATGGACTTATATCAACAGCGTAATCAGCTAACTGCTCTTGATATGCAATTAATGGTCTGTACTGATGATGAATATAGAAAAATGTTTACAAGCTCACTAGAGTTTGTTCTTGGCTTACCAGAAGGGTCTATTGAGGTAGAGTACGATAGATTATTATATAAAAATCTCTCGTCCGATGAAGACGTTAAACTTATAGACAAAGAAACTTTCTCCACAATCATAACTAAAGTCAAAGTAATTAATGGATTTGCAGATAGCAAAACTGATAACGAAGAAAATCCTTATGATGAGAAAGCTAAAAAAATGTTAGAGAAACTTAGAAGAAACAGAGAAAAAGTTGAACAAATCAAAGCAAAAGAAAAAGCCGACAGTAGCCGTGATATTGCGGATATTATTAGTGCTGTAACTGCAATGAGTCCCTCAACAAATAAACTTAATGTTTTAGAATATACTCTCTATCAATTATACGATGAACATTCTCGCCTATATGCAATTGAAGGATATAAGATGTCCGTCAAAGCATCAATGTATGGCGGTAATGAAATTTCAGATTGGGGAGCACCCCAATAATCCTAGGAGGAACTAAATAATGAGTAAATTTGGTATTAAAGAAGTCGCAGACGTAATCTTTTTCGATATCGCAACTGGCAAACCAGTATTGTTCTTCGATACTTTGAAAACTTCAAGTATTGAAAATGCGGCTGAAACAGCTGATGCGACTGGTGGTCGTGGTAATTCAAAACTTATCACTTGGAACTACTCTCGTACAGCAACACTTCAAATGCAAGATGCTTTGCTTTCAATGGAATCAATGGCTGTTCTTGCTGGTACAGAAGTTGTAGCTGGTACAACTTTGTACAAACGTGAAAAACTTGCTGTTAAGAGTGGTACAGCAACTTTGTCTGAAACACCAATTAACAGCACTAAAGTAACAATCATTGATGGTACTGGTAAAGAAGTATCTGGTGCTAAAGTCGCAGATGTTGCAGTTACAGGATTAACTGGTGATACAACAGTTTCAGCATACTATGAATACCAAGCGCCTAGCTCTGCTAAAACAATTAAATTTGCATCTGATAAATTCCCTGGCGCTTACCGTGTGATTGGTGATACAGTTGTACGTGACAACACTACTGGTAAAGACCGTGTTGCACAATTCATGATTCCTAAAGCACAACTTCAAGCTGGTTTCACATTTACAATGGATGCTGAAAATGTTTCTACATTTGACTTCAACCTTGACATTCTTCGTGACGGTGAATCAACTGACTTGTATTCTATCACTATTGTCTAATAGATAATACGCTACATAAAGACTGGGCTGTTAAGTAGCTCAGTCTTTTTTTGTTTGAAAGGAGGAAGATATGAATGACGATTTTTCCAAAATTATTAAAGCATACAGAGATTCAAAGATTAAAAGTTTAATGATGTTTAATTGGACAGTTTCATTCGTTACCATAGTGGTTGGAATAATTAGTCTTCTGAAAGACTTTGTCAATACCAAGGTATTTGTTATTACTTTTTCTGAGAATAGAGGCTTTGACATTCTTTTTTCTCTTCTTTTTATATCTTTAGGAGTTCTCACTATTGTGTATATTAATAAAACACAGACATATAGAAAAGTAGTATCTTTACTTACTGTTGCTTGGGTCTGGATATACCTTAACCAATTAATTTTAGGACTATCACAAACACCGAATGTAAAACATATACTAATTATACCTATAATCGTTCAATTAATATATATGATGAAAGCGAGTGTATTCCTATATGAAACTGATTGATATATTACAGTGGGCTGGTGGTGCTGGTGGTGTTGCACTCTTAGGGTTATTATTTAATCAGTTCAATTCAAGAAAGACAGCTGAACATGGTTTGATAGATAAAATGACAGCTCAAATCAATTTATCAGATGAAAGATACAACCATTTAGTAGAAAGAGTTGATAAGATTGAAAAAGAGAATGAAATCCTAAAGAATGATAACATGACAATAAGGTATGATAAGACTCAAATCATCGCTGAAAAAGATAGGATGGAAAAGGAATTAGCTGATAAGATTGAAATATTAACCAAAGAGAACAGATATTTAAAGAAAAGAATAAAAGAATTAGAATCCCAGTTAAAAGAAAATGGGGGAAGTGCATAATTTATACTTGCGCTTTTCCTTATTTTATGGTATAATAGTAATAAGAAAGAATTAAAGGAGAAATCACTTTGACAGATAAAAAAATAGTTGACATCACACAAGAGGAAAAACCTAAAAAAACTACCAAAGCCAAAACCACTAAAACTACAGCCAAAAAAGAAACAGCTAAGCATTTAACACCCGCTCAGATTCAAGCGAAAATTAAAAAGTCTCGTGGAATTATGAAAGTTGGAGTTACGATTGATGGTGAAGAGTTCTACTACAACATCGATACTATACCTACTGAAAGTAAAAAACTAGAAATTGAGACTAAAATTCGAGAAACTCTTTCATATTTTCTTTCGGAAGATGAAAAGCAAGATGGTCTCATTATGGAGCTATACAAACAAAATGAAGGATTCAAAAATGAGTTTGATATTATTGCAGGTTCATTTGTAGTTGTAGACATCCTCGCTGTGTTCTCTGATTTTGAAGTCGGTGAAACAATTGAAGACAAACAAAACTTCTTAATTGACTTAATGGATGTTGGAATTTTTAATGATATTTCTGAAAATCTTCCTGAATCTATTCAATCTTTGATTAAGGAAATTACAGATAAAATTTCTCGTGAAACAGATGAAATTACTAAAAAAACAGAAGAACTTCGTTTGCAAATTGAAAAAATTGAAAAAGATAACAAAAAATAAGATAACCACTAAATAACTAACATTTAAGTGAAAAATTAATAAAAATGGTTGGATTTTTAGTTCAATCATTTTTTTGTTTTGGAGTGTAAGAATGGAAAATATTGATGTTTGGGCTAACCAAGTTGCAGAATCTCTAAAAAAAGAACTTGAGGATGAAGCCAAAAAATACTACAAAAAAGAATTAAATAAATTAGGTCAAGACTTGCATAAATCATTTCTTAGTAAATGGGATGAGTACCTTCATTCATATACTCCAAAGCAATATGTCAGAACGGGCAGAACACGTCAAGGTATAAAACTTGATAGAAAGGTTGCTTTAAAACATGATGGTACTCTTGAAATCAGCGTTCAATTTGAAGACAGCTATATGAAACAATATGATTTTAACAAAGGTGGTAAGCGTAACGTATTCATGGCAATGAATGATGGTTGGGGTTCTTTTGGTGCTAAACCTGATAGGTTCGCTTATTCACCACCGTTGCATATTATAGAGAGAGTTGAGGCTGAAATAAGTAGAACTTTACCTGATAATATAAAATTAAAAATAAAATGGACTGGTGGTAAACAATGAAGCTTTACGAAAAAAATGCAAAGATTCTTGGTTTCTCAGATGAGGAATTTAAGAAACTCGCAGACCCCATCACAGTTGAATTAGTAGAAGATTTCTTACGACAATCACAAAAGAGTGACCAGACTTTGAAACAATATAAATCTGGTCTATATATCTTTTGTAAGTTTGTTTATGACGAACTAGGTAATAAACCTGTTACAGAATTAAAAATTCGTGATGCAATGCGATATCAAAATAAATTAGTAGATATTGGTCTTAGTGATTCAGCTATTAAATTTAAACGAAGTGTTGTGAGTGCATTCTATTTACACATTGAAGCATTCTGGTCTGATGAGTATCCTAATGTACGGAACATATTTACAAAAGCTGTTCCAAATGTAGGTAATCAGAAGAAGAAAGAAAAAATTCCATTGACAAGTGCTGAAATTAAGAAATTAACTCAACACTTAATGGACACTAAAAGGTGGCAACAATTAGCCTATCTTACTTATACTTATCAAACTGGTTGTAGACGAGAAGAGTCACGTCAGCTCAAGAAAGAAGTAGTTGAATACAATAAGTATGTCAATCCTAAAGGGGTTGAGAAAAACTATTATATGACCCACAGCATACGTGCTAAGGGTCGTGGTAAGACAGGAAAAATAAGAAAATTCCAATTCGGTGAAGATGCTATGGTTGCTCTTCAAAAATGGATTGAAGAACGTGGAGAAGATGATTGTGAATACATGTTCGTTTCTCGCTCCAAAGAAACAGGTGAATATAAACAAATTTCACCAGACATGTTTAACGCTTGGTGTACACAATGGGGTAAATTCCTCGGTAAAAAAGTTCACCCTCACTTACTTAGAAGCTCTAGGGCGACTAACAGTGTTGTTGAGGATGGAAAGGACATCAAAGCCGTTCAGCAATTACTAGGACATAATTCGTCTAGCACAACAGAAATATATATCGTAAGAGATGATAAAGATGAGATAGACGCATTATTTTAATTAAAGGAGAGTGAAACTTGGCAAATCAATTACAAGCAATATTAAAATCCAACAAAATAGATATTGCTGTTGGTATAGACAAACAACGTTCGGCAGAAGAAATCAAAAAAGGACTACAGTCTTTAATTAATGGAAATAAAGACCTCTCTATTAAAATTGGTGTAGAGTTAACAGATAATATTAAAGATATTAATGCTAAACTCAAAGAATTACAAAACAAAATTAATACTTCTTCTTCAATTCAAAATGCAATTAAGCTTGATGTTACTATTGATAGTTCTATTAAAAACCTTAGCAATCAAATTCAACAAATTCAAGCAAAGATTCAGAAGTCTCCTAGCATTAGACCTATCAAGTTAGATGTTGATGTTGACGTAAATGGCTCTGCTCTTCGTATTGCAGGTGAACTTGGTAAAATTAAAAAGATTATTAATGATTTTGAAAAAGACTATGCAACAGCTCTTAAAAAAGTAAAAGCAGTTTCTGATAGTGAAGCTGGTAATATCATGAGTGATAAGACTACAGCTAACATCAAAAACAATCTTACAGATGTTAAAAAATACATGACGGAAGCTTTCGGTGGCGGGGAATTTTCTACTAAAGTATTTCGTGATTATGCAACAAATGTAGAAACAATGTCAGCCACAGTCAAAAGAGAAACTGGCGAAATGTATACAGCTATGTTTAAACTCAAAGATACTGGTGGATTTGAGTTAATGAAAGAGTCAGAAGTCAATAAGATGGAAGCTCAAACAAATAAAGCTCGTAGACAAATGGAATCTCTTAGTGAAACTGTTAAAGTTCTAAGAACAAACCTTAAAGATTCTAATTCAGTTGGTATGTTTGACAAACTTAAAGACCAAAAATTCATCTCTACTGGGGAAATTGAAAGTCTTAATAAAGCTATTAGAGCTGAAAAAGAACTTGTAGTTGCTCAACAAAAACGTGAAGCTTTACAAAGAAGCTTGAACCAAACAGTATCATCAATGATTCCAGATATTTCTAAAGCATCGGCAGAAATTCAGAAACTGGGCGCAAATCTAAAAGGTATGGATTCACATCAGTTAGATGCGACATCTTCAAGATTAAAATCATTACAAGCGCAATACAAGAGTGATGAACAAGTATTCAGAACTCGTGAAAAACTTATTAAATCATTGCAGGAAACAGAGGCGCAATATAATCGTATTAGAAATAATATGTCAGGCGGTGCAAATCAACAGCAAGCAATGAATCGTACAAGTGATATTATTGGTCAAATAAATGCGACCAAGAATCAATCTAATAGCGTAAAAGATTTAACAGAATCTATTATGAAATTAAAAACGGCACAACTTTCTCTTAAAGAAATTCAAATGGCTTCTAGTAACTCAAGTGCAGTTACTAGTATGGCTCAACAACAACGTGCTGTAGAGAAATTGATTCAAAGTTTAAAAGATATCGGAAAATATGGTGACGGAGAAGCAAGCAGTGCTATTGACCAATTAGGTACGGCATCAAAAACATCTATCGAAGCAGTAAAACAACTAGGTCGGACTTTATCATTGGAGTTAGATGAAGCAAAACGTGACCAAAAAGATATGATTCGTAACTTTGAGTTGATAAGTGCAAGTACTAAAGACCCTAAACTTAAAAATATTCAGAGTGGGATATTTGGTGCTTTGAATGGTGGAAGTGTTGATACTGGTGCATTGAAAAGATACTTTGGAGAATTAAAACAAGGTGAAGTGAATACAATATCAGTTACTGAGAAAACCAATCAGTTTGGGCAAGCTGTAAATGAAGTTAGAATTAAAATGGCTGGTACTGGTAAAACAGTTGAAGGATACACATTCCAGATAAATAAATCCCAAACAGCCACACAAACAGCTGTCAAAGAAACTGGTAAAGCTATTGAAGATAATGAAAATAAATCATTAGGATTTATGCAACAAATGGGAATTGCAATGAAACGTATCCCCGGCTATATCTTATCTATGCAAGGTATTTATGCAGTAGTCAATGGATTCAAAGCTGTTAGTGGCGAAATAATGGAAATCAATAAGCAAATGGTTGAAATCCAACGTGTCGCTGGCGCAGGTATCAATACAGACAACCTATTATCAGGTGCTCTTGCGCAATCAAAAGAATTAGGTAATAATGTTCATGATATCTTGGATGCATTAGGAGAATATTCTCGGACATTTGATAATCTATCAGAACAACAATTGTTAACAGTAACAAAAACAGCAGTAATTATGTCAAATGTATCTGACCTTAAACTTGATGAATCAGTATCAAGTTTAGTCGGAACGATGAATGCTTTTAACATATCGGCAGAGGAATCTCTACATATTGTAGATGCTTTGAATGAGATTGATAATAATTATTCAATATCAACTAAACAATTAGCAGAATCTTTATCAAAAACAGGTGCAACAGCCCAAACATTCGGTGTTTCAATGGAAGAGGTAGCTGGGGCAACAACCGCTATTGGTGCAGTTACTCAAGAATCAGGTGCTATAATTGGTAATGCACTTAAGACAATATATTCTCGTATTACAACTATGCAACCATCTATTGATATTTTAGATAGTGTAGGAGTTTCTGTTCGCAAGATGGGCGAAAACGGAATGGAAATGAAACCTGTTAACGATATCTTGGGTGAATTAGCAGGGAAATGGAAAGGTCTTACAGCAGAACAGCAACAAAATATTGGTGTTACAATTGCTGGTCGTAACCAATTGTCTCGTTTCTTAGCCTACATGAACAACTGGCAAATGGGTCTTGACGCTACAAATGCAGGTATAAATTCTAGTAATTCAGCAATGAAGGAACAAGGAATTTATATGCAGTCTTTTGAAGCAAAAGTAAATGCATTAAAAACTAGATTTACAGAACTTTCGCTAGCTATAGGTAAAGCATTCTTATCTGACGGAATGATGTTGGGAATAGATGCTATGGCTTCTATGGCAGATGGAATCGTCAACATTATTAATAAAATTGGAGTTTTACCAGCTTCTTTGGGGATTATTGTTGGTTTAGCTACTAAATTCGGTGGACTTGGTAAGTCTATTCAAGGTGTTATAAAACCAATCCTTGACGCAGATAAACCTCTCCAAGAATTAGGTAAAAGATTTGATTCTCTCGAAAGTAAAATGGGAAACTCATTTGGTAAAATAAAAGTTGTCCAAGATTTTGCAAAAGGTTTTAATGAGGTAAAGACAGCTTCACTAGAATATCAAGCTGTAACAAAAGGTGCAACTGCAACACAAGGTGTCTTCACGACTGCAATGATTTTGAGTAAATCAACATTAGCAGGTCTTAAAACAGCATTCTTAGGGTTCATGGGAACTGTAGGAGGTATAACTTTAGCACTAGCAGGTTTAGCCGCCGTTGCTGGATTCGTTGCTGAAAAATTCATCAAACAAAAAGAAAAACAGGATTCATTATTAAAAACATACAATTCAAATATTGATAAATCAATTGAACAATTCAATAAATATGGTAACAATTTTGATGATATTATTAAAAAATATAAAGAGTTAGAAGATAAGAGAAAAACTAGCTCCTTAAATGTCAAAGAACAAGAAGAATACAATAATACAGTCAAAGAACTTTCAACAATCTTGCCAAATGCAGTAGCTTATACGGATGCTAATGGTCAAGCTCACATGAAATCCACTAAAGCTATTGAATTAGAATCTAAAGCAATAGCTGAATTAAACAAGAAAAGAATAGAAGAAGCTCAGACTAAATTTAAGTCAGATACCGACAGTGGAGATGAAAAGTACACAAAACTAAGAAAAGAATTAGCAGATTATAAAAAAGATATAAAAGATGCAGAATCTATTGGTACATCTTTTGGTAATAGTTTAGACGATAATCGTAAAAAAATCAATATATCTAATGCTGGAATAGCAGATACTCAAGGTAAAATGTCTAAACTTTTAACTCAATCTGCTACATCAATTTCAGAAAATACCAATGCTTGGATGACAGCAGAAGGAAAAATGAAAAATGTTTCTGACGCTGGAAAAGGCTTGATTGATACTTATGCGAAAGCAAATCAATACACAATTGATAGCAAAGAAGTTACTGACAACTATGTTGGGTCACAAGAAAAACTAGAAGAAAAAACAAAAAAAGTTGCACAAGCACTGTCTGAATCATATAGTCAATTAAAAGCTATTGGTGGAGATGGAGCTTCTAAAGCTATCTCTATGTTTGATGATTTAACTACTAAATTTGATGAAACAACTCTTAAATCAGCAGATTTCCCAAATCAAATAAAAGCAATTTCTACAGCAATATCAGAGATGTCAACTAATTCAGAAGGTTTTGTTCCAGAGGATTTTATTAAAAAATTAGAAATTCTTGGGATGAGTGAGAATGACGCTAAACAGGCAACTATTAATCTAGGAACAGAACTAGAAAATCAAAAAATTAAAGCGATGGTTGCAAGCGATGAAATGACCGCATACACCGATACCATAGTAGACAACACAACTGCGACATATGATGCTATTGATGCTAAAAAGAAATTCTTAAAACTCCAAGATGGTGAAGCAGAAGAGATAAACTCAAAGCTAGAATATTTAGCATCAAGCAAAAAATTAAATGCTGATGTATTTAATACTTCGACAGACATTCAGAATATGATTGCGGAAATATCCTCTAAAACAGGAGTTGCAAAAAAAGATATTCAAAACAACACTCAAGGAATCTATGAAGCCTATAAGTTGATGAGTTCTAAATCACTAGATGAAATAACTCAGATGGCAAATACACCAGTAGATAAACTTAGAGAGTCTAATAAAGATATGAGTCAAGAAGGATTCAATCTATTAGTATCTATGCTTAATTTCGCTAAACAAGGTGTCTTGGGGATTGATAATCAACTTATAGCTTCCCTATCTTCTAGTAAATCTAAAGTTGATGACCATGTTGATGACTTGAAGAAAAAGTTAGCAGAGTTAAAAGAAGCTCCGAAAGACGGAAATAAAGAAAACAATCTTTATAACAGTCTAAAAGAAAACTTAAGCCAACTCCAAGGTCAAATACTTGTAACAAAAGATGAAAATAGCGATTTTGTTAAAAGTATTTCTATGCTTGACGGTTCTAAATCATCTTATCTTGACACAGTAAATCAACAATTGGAAACAATGGGAGTGAAATTAACCTATGTTAAAAATGATGATGGTTCTTGGAAATTAGGATATGTTGATGCAGATAAGAATGAAAGAGGTTTGTTCACCCTCCAAAAAGCAACAGATTCATTAGGTGGTTCTGTTGATGCAATAAATGTCTCTACTGGTTTTTTAAATACAAACTTCCAAAATTTCCTTAACAGTAATCAAAGTGATGAATCAAGGACACAATGGTTAACTGGTATTGCAAATCAATATCAAGCCATCGGAGATAGGGTAGAGACCACAACAGATAATGTAACTGGTCTTAAATTTCAGCTCGAAAATGGTGATGGAGCTTCAAACTCTTGGTTAGTAGGTATAAATAAACAGGTAGAAGCTCTTGGTGGAAAAATAGTACAAACAGGAGATGCTGTTAATGGATTTACTTATAAAATCCAAATGCCAAATGGTTCAGAATATACTCTATTTACTCAAGCTGGAACAAAAGCAGAAGAAGCTAAAGGTAAAATTGATGGTGCAAAAACATCTTCTGACGAACTGAATAAGTCTGGAAGCCAAGAAATCAATAAAAAGATTACAATACCAGACAACTTTATAGGACCTAAGCAATCTTCTGATGAGTTAAATAAATCTGGAAGCCAAGAAATCAATAAAAAGATTACGGTAGATTCTGGTGGACTCATAGGTCCTAAACAAGATGTTGATTATTTGAATAAAAAGGGTAATGAAGGAGTTACAGTTAAAACAAACCCTGTTGATTTATCAAATTGGAATCCTTTACAGATTACACTTGATAAAATAACAGGAGACAAACAAGTAACTGTAAAAGCAAATGAAACAGACCCTAAGCCTCTTGACCCATTAAAAACAGCAGTAGATGATATTCAAAAGAAAACATTAAAACCATTTGAGTTTTCAACAACCATCAAACCAATTGAAACAAAACCATTAGTTGATGCAGATGGAACAATAAAGACTACAAATGATAGAATTGTTGGGTTACTAGGTAATATTGCTAAAGTTCAAAATGGCGTCAGTGATACTGTTGGATTGATGGATACTACTTTGTTTTCTCGGAATGACATGGTATCTACATTAGCTGGTGAGTTACAAAAAATTGCAGATAATGCAAGTAAAGCATCTCAAAAAATTGATGATTTAGCATCTCACGCTGGAAATATTAAATTCTCTGTTAGTGGTTCATTTGATTTACCTAAAGATTTTGAAGCAAACACTAAAACTATTGCAAACTCGCTTAAAGTTTTAAGAGATGATGTTTCTGGATACATGAGTTCAATTAGTACAGTTTTAAACACTAGTTTAAAAATTGGGACAATAGATACATCAGCAATGGATGTAATGAAAGGTCAAGTTCAAGCTAAAATGAACGAGACAGCAGGAATCTTATCTAACTTTGGTAGTCTTGTTGCAAATGCAGTAGCTCAAGCAAATGCACAAATGGTTTTTGATGCTAGTTCTCTTATTCTTTATAAAAATACATCTATCTCAGTAGTACAATCTTTGACTGGAATCTGGAATACTGTAAGACAAACATTACCATCCATAATAAGTCAAACCACATCCTCAATGGTTAGTAACTGGAATAGTGGAACGCAAAATATTGTTTCTCGTGCTCAATGGACAAAACAAAATGTTGTTCGTGAAATACAACAAATGGGTGCTAGTTCAGTGAGTGCAGTAAATAATATGTCAACTTCTATGCAACATGCTTTGCGTACTGGAACTGCTGGGTTATATGGAATCGCAAGCACGATACCTGCTCAGATTGGTAAAGGTATTAGTGATAACATGAGTTCAGCTTCAAGTCCTATCCAAAGGCTTGCTGACGATATGGTAACAAAATTCAAATCAGCTCTCGGTATTCACTCACCATCACGTGTCTTTGAAGAACTTGGTGGATATGTAATTGCAGGTTTGAGTAATGGTTTGACAGGTGGAAACCTTAAAGACCTCGGTAAAACAGTATTCAAAGATTTCGGTGGTGGAGTATTTGATACAATGGATAAAATCAAAGCTTACGTTTCAGGTGATTTCTCTGCTTTAGCGGGTGCGTTTGGCGGAGGAGGCGGTGGTGGAGTCGCTGATGCAGGAGTTCAGCAATGGACTGGTGTAGCTTCACAAGCTTTGATGATGACTGGTCAATTCACACCACAAAACTTACAAGCATTAATGTATCAAATGCAAACTGAGTCTGGTGGTAATCCAATGGCAATCAATGGTTGGGATGTCAATGCTATAAACGGAACACCATCTAAGGGTCTTATGCAAGTTATTGACCCAACTTTCCAAGCAAATAAAATGCCAGGATATAACAATATCTATGCTCCCCTCGATAATATCCTTGCTTCAATCAGATATGCACTCGGTAGATATGGTTCACTAGTTAACGCTTATAGTGGACACGGATACTATAATGGTGGATTCGTTGATACACCTGAACTTGCGTGGCATGGTGAAGAAGGTGAAGAAGCAATCATCCCACTTATCCCAGAACGCAGAGACCGTGGTATTGATTTGTGGCTACAAACAGCTCAAAAACTCGGTCTAGGGAGTCTCTTCGGAATAAAGGGTACTAATGGAATGGGTGCTCTTGGAGGAGGATTTGCAGGAAGTGAAGGTGAATCTGGTTCTAGTAGCTCAGGCGAAGGTGGAGCAGGTACTTATGTTCCTAGCATTACCCCAGCTATTCAGACAATGCAAGAATTTATTCCTATGTTCGGAGAAAGTGCTGGTAGTTCATTAGATGCTCTTTACAAGAGAGATACAGCAGGTCTTAAAATTGACCAAACTCAAACTAAGATTGACAAATCAGAAGCAGTTTTGAAACGCTTAATCGAGAACACAGTTGCTTATCGTAACCAATTACTTGGTATTCAAAACTTAAATAAAAACTTATTGAGTCAACAACAAGCTCAGTATCAAGCAATGATTAGACGTCAAAATGCAATTGCTAAAGAACTCGAAGGTTTGAGAAAAACAAATAAACATACAGAATCTCAACGTAAACGTTATAATGAATTACAACAAGAGTATGACACAAACTCAGGAAATTTGTGGAAACTTGAAACACAAATCGAAAATCTTAATAACGAAGTTAGACAAAGTAACATTGACATTTATCTTGATTATATTGCTGACATTGGAAACAATTGGGATAAGACAATTGGCTCTATTCAGAAAGCTAAAGATGCATTAAGCTTCCAGAATGAGAAACTTCAATATACTAATCCTAATGATGTAGGTCAACAGCTTAAGATTCAATATGATATGATAGAGCAACAACAAAAACTTGAACTTACGTACAAGAACCAAGTTGCTAAATATCAAGCTGAATACAATAATGCAAGTAAGAAATACGGTGCGTCATCTAAACAAGCTATTGAGATGCAAAAAATGCTTGAAGATGCTCAAAAGAATTATAATAGTGCTGTTCTTGATACATTAAAAGAACAAAAAGCGGTTGCTGATGCTCGTGAAAAAGTTGCACAAGATGAAGTATCTTCTCTCAAAAACTATTATAAACAAATGCAAACATTAAGTAAGCAATCTACTGAAAAAGAACTTGAAAACTTAAAAACAACACATGATGCAAAAATAAAATCATATGATGATGAGATTTCAAAAATAAATGAAGTCTACGATGCAAAAGCTAAAGAACGTGATTCAGAAAAAGCAGAAGAAACATATGCTAAGAATATGGAAGACTTTAATATTAAACGTTCAGATTTGATGCAAAAAATATCCTTAGCCTCAAGAGACAACTCTCTCGAAGGCAAGAAAGCTTTAGCAGACTTGCAAAAGCAACTGACGGATTTGAATAAAGATATTACTGACGCTCAATTAGAGAGACAAGATACACTCTGGAAAGAACAACTTGATAAACAAAAACAAGAACAGCTTGACCAAGTAAATAAAAATAAAGATAATGAAAACACAAATTATGATAATAACGTTAGTGAAATCAATGATAAATCTAAGCAAATTCAAGATTATTATGACAAGTTAATCAATGATGATGCATCATGGAAAAAAGCAGTAGATAATTGGAATAAGGGCGATACAAGTGCTCTAACTCAAATGATGAATGATATGCAGGATGAACTATCTAAATTGATGAGTGGGGATGGAAAAGGAATCATGGGGACAGAGAATCTAAGTCCTGATGATATTAAGTCTATTGTAGGAGACAATCTAACTGATGTGTCAAATATCTGGTTGGGTATAAAAGACCAATTAACAGAACTCAACAGTATAAATAAAAATTTAGATAACTTGAATGCTAGTCAACAAAAGGGAAATAATGTCAACAATCCTAACTATACTACTCGTGGAACAAGTTCTGATGTAGCACATAGGGATGTAACTCCTTATCTTCCTCCTGAACGAAAACCTGCAACCCCTGCAAAACCAAAAGGAGTAAAAGCTACACACACGGTTGTTAGAGGAGATACACTTTGGGATTTAGCTAAAAAGTATTATGGAGATTATTACCAATGGACTAAGATTCAAAAAGCCAATGGTAATTTAAACCCTTACACAGTACCAGTTGGTAAAAAGTTATTGATTCCTTTTGATACAGGTGGTTATACTGGAGATTGGTTTGGTAACGAAGGTAAAGTAGCAATGCTTCACAAAAAAGAAATGGTCTTAAACAAAAATCAAACAAGTGATATTTTAAAAACAGTATCAATTGTTGACAAGACTAAAAATCAACTCAATGACCTCGTTAAGTTAATGCAAGCTTCTAAGGTTGGTAGCAGTTTAGTTGTAGGAGATATGCAATTCAACTTTGAAAACTACCGTGGAGACAAAGATGGTGCTATTAGATTTGCAGACGAAGTTATGGATAGATTGAAATCACGCAGATAATTGGATAGGGTGTAACCCACCCTTCAATTATTTTTATAGAAAGTTGGTAAAATGAATACTATCAAAGATAAGATTAGTTTTACATACAACGGAAAGAATACTAGTGAATTTGGAATTATAAACGTTTCTATGGATAATGGAATGTTTGACGAGGCGTTTGTTGCAAGTCGAACTGTCAACTCAGAGACGGTGAAAGATGTGCGAAAATCACTATTCAATGGTGTGACTTATGAAGATTTGTCATTTGAATTGAATTTGGCTTTCGAGAAAGATTTCACAGATGAATTAATCGACAAAGTAATTGATTGGCTCTACGGTAAAGAGTACTACAGTAAATTACAATTTGAAGGATTGAATAAATTTGTCTATGCAATGCCAAATGGAGAATCTAGGATAGTACATACAGGAACTGGAAGAGGTTATATAGTTGTTTCTATGATAACGAACTCTCCATATATGTATGGAAATATTTTGTCTTTTGAAAAAGGGGCAAGCAAGGATTCAATTAGTATCACGTTGGAAGGTAAAATAAATCCAGAGATGAATATTGATTTATATCCATTAAAAGATGGAACATATTCAATAACAGTAAATGGATACACACTGAAAATAAGTAATTTGAAAGCAAATGAAATTGTTACAATAAATCCCTATGAAGAAGAAATTTCCAGTAGTTTAAATGGAGTATATCACTATTCAGACTATGTAGGAGACTTATCTAAATTAAGCCTTTTGAAAAAGGTAAATACAGTTAGTGCCTCAGCAAGTCAAAACCTTAAGGTTATTATTACCTATCAACCATACTATATTAAATAAGATGCTTAGGCATCTTATTTTTTTATATATATAACTTTGTACTTGCGCTTTTTTAAGAATTATGGTATAATATAGTATACAGGAAATATATAGAGGAGTAAATACTATGTTAAAAGATTTAGGGTTAGACCTAGACCTAGTTAGAAGTAAGAGACCATTTAAGGTTCAACTTGCTCTTCCTAGTAAAGTCATAACACAGAATATCTTGAATATTAATACAGCTAATATATCAGATGTTAAACTAAACTCACTCCCACATTTTGAATTTGAAATACCTTATTTGGTAGAATCTAAAAATAAAGGTGTAACTGATAATATTGAATACATCAAAAACCCTGACTTAGATAATATTAAAGAAGAGAAACTTATTAAATTGACGTGGTATGGAGGTAGAGTAAATTGGTTTAGAATCATAACCATTGAAAAGAATGATTCAAGTGATGGAATTACAACTAAGATATCCTGTGATAGTTTGGAGAGTGAACTCAGAACAACCAATGTTACGATAGATGGAACAGGAATTGGAGCAGAAGAATATTTCAGTAAAACTCTTGAGCAGTCACCTTGGAAGCTAGGACATATTTCAGATAAATTAAAAAATACATATAGAACGTTTTCAGAACAAGATAAACAAACAAGATATGAAGCTATTCAAAATGGTATTGAATCTTATGGAGCGATAACAGATTTCGATGGAGAGACAAGAACATTAAATCTCTTAACAATTGATGAATTAAGAGTTTTTCGTGGCGTTGTTCTTAAACGTGAAAATTATGCAAGTTCTATAGATATTTCATCAACATCAGAAGAAATAGTAACAAGAATGTATGCAAAAGGGAATGAAGATTTAGATATTTCATCTGCAAATCCAACTGGTATGCGATACATCGAAGATTTTTCATATTTCATACAACCATTTCAGCGTGATGAAAATAGAAATGTACTAAATCATTCAGATTATATGTCCGATGATTTGGCTCATGCTTTATTGGATTTGATGGAATTGCAAAAAATCTATAATCCAAAAATTGATAATCTACAAAAATTAATCAATCAAGGATATGTTGATTTAACGAAAAAAATGTCTGAAAAAGTTGACCTTGATGGAGAAATGATTACCCTTCAAGCTCTATTAGATACTGCAAAGTCAACAAACGATAAACCTTTGATTGTTCAAAGAGAATCTGAAATTGTCATAAAAGAAAAACAAGTTAATGATAAAATCTCAGAAATTGATTCTATAAATAAAACTATTGAAATTTGGAATAAGACAATAGTTGATTATCAAGAAATTATCTCAACAAACTCTTTTAGAGCAGATTTAGTTGAAGAATTGAAATTATTTGTTTATGAGAAAGATTTCTCAGATGATAGATATATTGATGCAAAAGAACTATATAAAGCAACTGTAAATGAATTTGAAAAATATCAAAAACCAACACGTTCTTTTAAGACAGATTTAACATCCTTTATTAATTCCATTGAATCTAAGAAATATCATGGAAGATTAGAAATCGGTGAAGAAGTTAAGATTAAATCTAATAAATTAGAAGAAGAATATACATCAATTATTCTTGGTTATAGTGGAGATTTAGTTTCTGGTGATTTCCAACTTGAAATATCTGATAACATGGATGACATTGATGCTCTTGACAGATTGGCAACAATTATTTATCAAGCAGAGTCATCGTCTTCAATCTTAGAAAATAACAAATACAAATGGAACAATATCGTAGAAGTTAAAGATGAAGTTACAGCGTGGAGAGATAAAGAGATTAAAGCGGTCAATAATCGCATTACCGCTGGGGCAAATGAATCAATTACTCTTGATAATCGAGGTATGATGATTCGTAACCCAGATTTTCCAAACGAAGTAATTATTATTCAATCAGGTGTCGTAGCTCTCTCTAAAGATAATGGTAAGACATGGAATACATCAATTACACCTAATGGAGTTATTGCTGAAACACTTATCGGTAAAATTTTAGCAGGTAATAATCTGATTATTACAAACGATTCAGGTAGCTTTGTAATTGACAATACTGGTCTGACAGTCAACATGGATTCAATTAGAATCATGAGTGGTAATGAGGGAAACCCTAAAAACATTATCGAATCATGGAATAAATTGTTGCTTACTTATGACGAGATTGCAAATGATAATTTAATCAACGAATACGAAAAGAAACAACTAAAGAATCAGTGGACTAAAATCACAGATATACACAGTTCTATGATTTCCTCATTCATTAAGGGAAGAGGAGAACCTACTGAGGAAAATCCTTATCCTGATGAATATAATGAGTATGTTATAGCATATGAAGATTTGAATAAATATTTAAATCAAACAAAACAATTAGATGGCTATTCCATCTTAGATGATGCTAATATAACAAAAACAACAGCAATTGACTCAGGAGTGTTCAAAGAGAAGTTTATCAATTATGATAAAAAGAAGCAAGCATTAGAATCAATTATATCATTTGATTATACTAAGTCTGAAATAAAAGTTCTTGAAACTGGAATTTCTTTGAACTATGTAAAAAATGATAATGTTGTTACTGCATTAAATCTTTCTGAGGAGGGTGTCAAGATTGATGGTAAACTATTAGAGATTAATAGTAAAACAGAGTTCAACGCTGACTTAGTAATGAATGCAGGTGTTATTAAAGGAAAAGATGATGGAATCATCATTGACCTTAATACAGGTGAAATAAAACTTAATAAGAAAATTACAATTGGAGCTGACTCTAACATCGTTACAGATGATGATATAGCTCCATTAAAAGGAACTATAGTCTCAACCCTCTCAAATGACCTAACTACTATCTTTACAGATGCCAATGGTTCGTCAGGAAATTACGATTATGCATTAACAGAAATGAACATTTATAAAGATGGTATTTTAGATAATGACAATTGGACTTTCTCTGTAGAGAGAAATGATAATCTGGTTTATACAATCACGAAAAATTCAGTAAAAGTTCTATCTGCTAAAACAAATTCTGAAACATTAGTTATACTTGCAAAACAAGGCAAAGATACTATAAGAGAAGAATTTAAAATAAAGAAATATGCAGATACAACGGGAAATATAAATCGCTGGATGATTACTCCTGATGTTATCCATAAAACTATTCACGAGGAATGGGTTGGAACTCCTCTTGTAGTTATGGGGAATGAACAATCAGTAGGAAAAGATACAATACCTTATTCTGGTAGATATAAGGTATATGAATCAAAAGATGGTGGTTTGAACTATTTTGTAAAATACACATCATCAGCAGACGAACCTATGATTTCATATACTCCAACTGAAATTGGAGTAACACATGTAAAATTACAATTTTATCTTGCAGGAAGCACGCTCAATTTAATTGACGAACAAGTTTTGCCAGTTATTGTTGATAGGAATAAAGCATACACTCATACTGCGTACTCTTGGAGCGCAGACGGCACTGACGGTTTCACGACTGTTTATCCGAATTTGAATTTGTTAGACGGTACTAAAGACTTTAGTGGGACTTGGGTAAATGCAACTCCTTGGTATAAGAATGGCACTTATAGAGGTTTAACCGTAATGTCATTCAACACAGGCTGGAATGGTGGACTTTGCAAACCTTTCAACATACCTTCTGACGGTATTTACTCAATGTCCATGCTTGTTAAAGTAAAAACTGGTTCTATCGGTCAATTTGTTATCGAAACTACTGGTAAGCCTGCAATAATAAAAGATATACCAGATACAAGCGGAAAATTTGTAACTCAGTCTTATACAGGCACTTTCACTACTGGTCAAACGGTTTTAATGTATTTCCGCTTTAAATCGAATGAAATGGTTATCAAAGATGGATTATCAGTTGCTGGTCATAAAGTAGAAGAAGGTTCAACCTCCACTCCTTGGATGCCAAGTAAAAGTGAAGTAAAAACTAGTGATTATCCAAGTTATATAGGAACATATTCAGATGATAAAATATCAGATAGCACAAAATCATCGGACTACACTTGGAGTCTGATACGAGGGAATGATGGCGTAAGCCCTATAAATCTAATAATTGAATCTTCTAATGGCTATCAATTTAAAAACAATATCATCAATACGACTTTTACGGCAAAACTTTATCAAGATAATGAAGAGATTGATAAAGATGGCACTAAATATGCGTATGTATGGTCTAAAGTTAACTCTGACGGAAAAGTAGATACCGCTTGGAATCTTGCTCACCAAACAAGTCAGAAATCAATCACAATCACAAATAGTGATATTTGGCAAAAAGCTACATTTAACTGTACTGCCGAACCACTTAATTAATAGGAGGAACTAAATATGTCAATTGTCTCAAGTGGACAAATCACAATCACAGATTTATCAGATGGTATGCAACTCAACGCTTTCATCATAGCAAGTGGGGTAACTACTCAAACTTATGATGCAACAGCTCAAACATGGTCACCAAGTTATGCGACCACTCCACAAGTTTTAACGCTCAACCTTACTAAAGCAGGAAGTACAACTTCTGTTGTTGGTGGAATTTCAGGAAATATTACTTGGACACGTACTGATGGAACGACAACTACAACTGTCACTTCAACTACCACTACCGAAACTCAATATATGAGTGGAAGCGCAAATAGTGTATTGACAACGAAAATCAATGTCCCAATTACTAACTCAGCATCACGATTCACTGCGTCTGGATTGTGGATTGACCCTAATACAGGTTTAAATGTTCCATTTTCAGCAACTTTAGATTTGATTGTTGTACAACTTGCTAAATCAGCTGTTCTTGCGAATGTTTATGCTGGCAATGGTGGAGCATTCTATAACTCTATGCCTGCAAGTTTAACAATTAACGCTGACTTGTATAAAGGTGGAACTCTATCAAGTGGAAACAAACAAATATTCTTTGGTTATTCAGATAGTACTGTAACTACAACTGGTTCAGCTGGTTATAACTCAAACCTTGGATTAGGTTGGCATTTATGTACTTCATCTACAACTGGTCAAACACCAAATGTAACTGCTGGTACAAATACAACTTCTCAAGGGATACTAACAGTTCTACCAACGGCAATTACAAATGCTCAAACTTTCAAGGCAGTAATCATTGACCAAGCAGGTGGTACAGCAGGTACAGCAGTTAGTGGTATCGTTACTCTTCTTGATTACACAGACCCATTAACTTGTACGATTGATAGTACAGCAGGTAGTATTTTTAAAAACGGTTCTGGTACAACAACACTTACTTGCCGAGTATTTCAATCTGGTTCTGAAATTGATACAGCAGGAACAACCTATACTTATAAATGGTCTAAACGTAACCAAAATGGTGTATTAGATGTTAATTTTGGTGGTACAGGTATTCAATATAAAACTGGTAAAACAATTAGTGTTGTAGCGACTGACATTGACGTCAAAGCTCAATATACATGCGAGGTGAATCAATAATGAAAAGTACATTTTATGCCAATATCGAACTTGGGGGAGAAATCACACAAGTTAGCTTTCAAGCAACAAGCGCAAGTGATGTGATTGAACAAATCTGGCGGACTTATGGTATCTCCACTCCAATTATTGAAATTTGGGCGGAGGTAACTGATGACGATAGTAGCAAGCAATAGCCTCACATTAAGTAACGTTAACGATGGGACAATAACTCATGTAGCCTATGCAAATAAATCAAAAGATATTTTCTACGATTCACTACCTAGTTTTGCTAATTTATCTGGTTATCAAGAGGCATTGGTTTCATCAGTTCCTGAAGATGGTGCTTATAAGATAACTACTACTGGTGGAACTCATGTTATGAAAACATTTGTTTCAATAAATGGTACATCTGGAAAGGCTTTGTGGTCAATTGTTAGGTTAAAAAATACACATCCAACAAATAACCTAAGACTTGTCTTTAATGGCATAGGTGATGGTACGGTACTAAATAATACTTTTCCAACAGTATTAATAAAGCCTGGGGAAGATTATTTTTTCATGAAGTCTGGCATAGCTAGAAATAATTATGATTTTATTCAGATAACCTTCCAGAGTGACTCTGAGGATAAAGATTTAGCTTTCAATATATATGAAGCTTCATTTTATAATTCTTATCCATTTGTAAATTTTTCTTTTGTTCCAAATAACCATCATTATCTTGGTAATTATACAGATGCCTTGGCATCTGCAAGTACAGATATAACAAAATACAATTGGGGTCTTATCAGAGGAAATGCTTCATATACTCATACAGCATATTCATGGTCTTCCGATGGTACGGACGGCTTCACGACTGTTTATCCAAATTTGAATCTGTTGACTGATAGCACTTTTAAGAATTACACCCCAAAAATACAACAGTATCTTAGTATGGTAATAAAAAATGGGGGAGTGAATAATGAACCATATGTCAGCATTTCATACAATAATCCAACTGCAAACAGTTGGACTGACACAATTTCTTGGGGATTCGACAAAGAATATTTTAAACCATCAACAACTTATACTTTTAGTTTTTATTTAAGAGGAAATGGAACTATTAGAACTCATGTTTATCCTTCTCTAATTGATACTTCAACTTACAATGGATTAGCTGATGGCAAAGTAATAAGACCTGCTTCTGATGGTAATTATGATTGGAGTCTAACTAGTGAATGGGTGAGACATACATATACATTTATCACTAAAAGTAGCATAACTGCCAATGAAAATTTTCTTTTTAGACTATATACAGGAAATAGCGTTGATATATGTCTTCCTAAAGTAGAAGAGGGTTCAATTGCCACTCCTTGGATGCCAAGTAAAAGTGAAGTAAAAACTAGTGATTATCCAAGTTATATAGGAACATATTCAGATAGTAATGTTGAATCAAGTTTAGACTATAATAAATATCAATGGACAATCTTTAAAGGACAGAACTCAAATGCGTATACCGCTTACGCTTGGAGTTCTGATGGAACTGATAGATTTAGTACTGTTTATCCGAATTTGAATTTACTGCAAGGAAGTTCAGCTAAGACTAAAGATGGATTATTTAAAAACTTTGACAAAGTAGAAAACGACTATGGAGAAGTAACAATAAAGGGAACTAATACCTGGGTTAGTAAAAATCTATGGGATGGTTTCTCTATTCAACCTAGGGATTATAAACCTAACGATAATTACACAATGAGTATGGATGTTATGTTTACAAGTTGGAATCTTCCAGCTGGAACGACTATTACTGAGTTCTGGATTGGTCAACGATACAGTGCTGGTGGAGGAATAAGCTCTTATAAGCAAATATGTGCTATTGATTTACCCAGAGACCCTAGTCAAATGCTGAACCAATGGATAAGAATAACAAAAACTTCAACGATACCTCCTTATGTAGACCCTGCTGTCAATACAGAAGCATTGTTCATGACTAAGTTTACTGGTCCAAGTGAAGGTAGTTTCACAGTTAGAGTTAGAAAACCAAAACAAGAATTTGGTTCAATTGCAACTCCTTGGATGCCAAGTCAAAGCGAAGCACAAGAACAATGGCAAGATGCAATACCTATGTATGTTGGTGTTGGAGAGAAAGACTCTCAAAATCCAACAGATTACAGATGGCAATTAAATCCAAGATATGTTCAAGCTAGTTCTGATAGTGGACTATCAAATAAAGCAGGACTCGATGATTTAGCATCGGTTGCTGATACAGCTAACGATGCTTTAGTTCAGGCTCAAAATGCAGTCTCTAATGAAGATTACACCTCTTGGTTAGAACACGATTATCAAACTACAATTAACAATCTTCAAGATGTTTCAGCTCAAAACCAAGAAGATATAAACAATGTAGATGATAGAACAACCATTGTTGAGGGGTTCTATGGAGAAATGAAAGTCAAATGGAATTTCATTGACGAATCATTTACATTTAGTGAAGAGGGAATGTTCATTTCCAACGCACAATCAAAAATGGCAATTCAAGTAACAAGTGATAAAATTGTATTCTGGGATAACAACGTTGATGTGGCGTTTATTACAGGGGAAGTTCTTAATATCCAAAAAGGGGTCTTCCTTGAATCAGCAACGATTGGTAATCATTTAATTACTAAGTTCTCAGATGAATCGCCAGTAACAATTATAAGATATGTAGGAGGAATTACTTAATGGCTTCAAGTGGCTCAGGTACACATGCCTTTGCAAGACATCGACTAATTTATGAATGGAATATAGCATTTCAAAGTATTCCAAGTAATAACAGTACAGTTACATGTAAAGTATTTTTACAATCTGTAGACCAATATGGGGCTATGTATGCCCCTGCGGTCAATCAAGGGTATGTAACGCTAAATGGAGAGAGAAAAAATTTCACAGCAACATCTGATTTGTCTGCTTATCAAAAGAAACTTCTCTTTGCCGCCAACTGGGTCGTAGGTCACAATGCAGACGGAACAAAAGATTTTAAAGTAACATGTAGTTATAATGTGAATGTTACTTTTGCAGGAGTTTACTATGGTACTACAGTCTGGGAGGGATTTGGTACATTAAATACTATCCCCAGAACAAGTTCAGTATCTGTTTCCCCAGCAACAATTAATTTTGGAGAAAAAACAAGAATACATATTAATAGGGCTAGTGGTAGTTTTACACATACATTAACATTTAAGTTTTCAAGCAGTAATAATACTTTTGCAAGCAAAATTAATTATGTTGATTATGATTTTACACCAAGCATAGATTTGTCGAGGTACATTCCGAACGGAACTTCTGGCTGGGGGACAATAGTCTGTGACACCTATAGTGGTGGAACAAAGATAGGTTCTTCCAGCGCAAAGCTAACAATAAATACAGTTAATGACAGTAGGTTTCAACCAGTTATTAATGGATTTACAATATCTGAAGGAAACCCAGAAGTAACTACAGCGGTGGGTGCTGTCTATGTTCAATCTAAGTCAAAATTAAAAGTTGCTACAAATGCTAGTTCTAAAATGTACAGCACTATTTCAAAGATTGAAACTAAAGTTGGTAATGCGACATATACAGGAAGCTCTATAGTTTCAGGGTTTGTTGCAGAATCTGGAAACTTAAATGTTGTAGTCACTGTGACTGATAGCCGTGGATATAAAGCTACATCATCTAAGACTATTAATCTAGCACCTTATAGAAACCCAACAACTACGATATCAGTTCTAAGAAGAAAAGATGCTCAAGAGATTGTGGATATCACATGGTCAGGAACTTCAAAAGCAATTGGTGTCGATAATACTATGGGATATAAAATAGAATATCAACTGATAAATAACAGCTGGGTTTTATTAGAGCAAAATAGCAGTGCCACTCAGGAAAGTTGGTCAGGAAAAATAGTTAAAGATGCTATAAACATAGATAAAGTATATAATATTAGAATTACAATGTATGATGAATTTATGTCAACTGTATCTACAGCTGTAATTCCTGTGGCGCAAGTACCTATGTCTTGGGGAACAACTGGTGCGTCAGTCGGAAAGGTGTTTGAAGAGGGGGGCGCTCCCTTTCAAATTGCTGGTGGGATGTCAATAAATGGTAAATTACTAATTGACATATTCTATCCAGTTGGAGCAGTATTTGAAAGTACCAATAGTGAAAATCCTTCCAATATCATGGGTGGAACTTGGGAACGATTTGGTAATGGTCGTGTAACAGTCGGTGTTGATGAAAACGATGGTTCAATCAACAGTGGAAACAGGTCGGTGGGTTCAGTTAACCCCTTGACATCACACAGCCATCAGCTAAAAATGATATTAAATGGAGCTTCAAACATCCAAAGTGGTACTAAATATGGTCTTAAGTTTGGTAGCAATGAATATTGGAGAGTAGGAGATTTATCAGAAATTTCTAGTACTTCTGACTCTATCCCTAATACTGAAACTGGTGCAGTTGCGAAAACAAGGGGAGATAATACAAATCACAACAACTGGCAACCATCAATTTCTGTATATCGATGGAGAAGAATCGCATAAAAGAAAAGAGGAAACAATGGCAACAATCACAATTTATCAACCGTTAAATGAAAAAGTAGATGGAAAATTCTACAAGACATATCAAGTGGATGACCAACTTCCTCTAGGAGATGGTCTTGTCCGTACACCGCCTAGCGAAAATATTTTATTCCCACACTATAATTATGAACGTGGTCTCTGGGAAGAAGACAAAGACAGTATTATTGAAAAACAAAAAGCGGACATTAGTACACTTCAAAATCGTGTTGAAGTCAATGACCAATCTGTGTTTGATTTAATGGATTTAATTAATGCGAAAGGAGAATAAATCATATGGCTTATGAAGCAATTACTACGTTATACGCTCTTAATATTCTTGAAGGAAAAATAACAAGGGGACGTGTCCCAGCTTTCCTAAAAGACCAAGTAGAAGCTAGAATAAAAGAACTTGATGAAAATCGTGACGAAAACGGTAATGTTATTTTAAAATAAGGAGAAAATAAATAATGAATGAATTATTACAAGCAATTACACCAGCACTCTTAGCTTTATTGGTAGCTATTATTGGATATGTTGCAAAAATTGCAGGAACTCAAGTACAACGAGTTTCAGATAAATATGCAATCAAAGCTAAATTGGATGCGAACAAAACAATTGTAGACCTTTCTGTTAAGTATGTTCAACAAGTATTTAAAGAAGCTGATGGTGAAACTAAATATAATGAAGCTAAGAATAAAGCTCTTGAAATCATGTCTGAGAAAGGAATCAAAATTACAGATGCTGAATTAAATATGTTGATTGAAGCGTCTGTTGCAAACTTTAAAAAAGGTATGACAGAAACAGTAACATTTGAAGCCCCATCTATTCAAGCAAATGTTACAGCATCAGAGATTGCAGATAGAATTAAAGAATAAGATTTAACATGGTGGGTGAAATACTCACCATTTTTTGAGTTAAGGAGTTATTTATGTATATATATGGACTAGACCCTTCATTGAAGAACTCTGGCATTGTTATTATAGACGAAGATACAAAAGAAATAGTATATGTTGGGAGTATCAGAACAGACAATATCAAGGAGTATAAGAAGCTTCCAGATGAAACAAGAAATCCAAAGAAGTTGAGATTTATCTATGAAGAACTAACTAGACTTACAAGGGAATATCCACCTAGTGTAGCTGTAATCGAAAGAGGATTCACAAGATTTAATGCATCTACTCAAGTAGTATTCCGTGTTCATGGAATCTTCAATCTAGTATTCTCTGAGGTTGAAAACATTTATTACCCAGCAAAAACAATACGTGAAACACTATATAAAGGAAATGCAAGCAAAGAAGAAGTTGAAGACATCTTAAGCAAACATTTGAATATGACATTTAATTCTGATGATGAGTCTGATGCAATGGCTGTTGCATACGCTTATCTCGTCAAGAATGGACTTAAATGGACTAAGCCTAAAGCTTATACCAAGAGTGAAATAGAAGCTCTCAAAAAGCCTAAGAATGGCACTAAGAAGAAGTCGGCTGGAACTAAAAAGAAAAAGACTTCTAAAAAGACAATCGTCAAAGAAGCAAAAACTCCTAAAGAATTTGATATTGATAAAATGTTTAAAGACCTTGAAAATACTGCAAAAAAAAGAGAGAATTAATTTCTCTCTTTTTTATTATTTATAAAGATGCAAACCTGCAAATTTAAGTCCTTCTTCACGAGCAATTACCAATGCTTCTTGACGAGCACCGATACGTGTTTCAGACAACAAATCAAATACGTAAGAAGTTCCAACAGAGACTTCACGTTCAACTTGTTTTTGAACACGTTTACCAGTCTTCTTATCGAAGACACGTTCAGTTCCTACAGATTTTTCTTTACGAGTACCATTGTAGAGTGCGTAGAATTTTGTTTTAGACATAGTGTTTTTCTCCTTTTGGAATTAAGTTTTTATTTAGGCTATTGCTTTAACCTATATATATATTATATCATAATGACAGATGATTGTCAAGAGATAAGTGTGATTTTTTAATCAATCATGATGCCAACAGATTTTACAAAAAATCTTCAAGAGTAAGTTTTGGGTTACCATCTACAGATTCTTTTCCATTATCATTATCCTCGAATAATTCTTTAATTGCGTCTTGAGCACTATAGGATATTCCTAACATATGACCTTCCATTTCCCAACAAGCTTCATCAAGTTCATAAGAAACATACTCTGCTGTATATCCAGAAACAAATTTTGCAAATTCAATCATCTGTTCCAAAGTGTAAACATCTGTCTCTTTAATCTGGTCATTATATTCTCTGGTTGTATCATAGATTTTTGTATCGCCAACGAACATTTTTAGTTTCGAGACAGGTTCGATTCTTTTTAGTTGTGATTCTATTGCTTTATTCATGGTTATTCTCCCACTTCGTATTTTTCAATAGCTTCTTTGATTGTTTCTGTGTCATGAACATTGATGTATGTTTCAGGGTTACCATCCCAGTTCTCTGGTGATTTAAAGTACTGTGGACGGACAATATTATCATCTAAGAAATAAATGTCAAAGAATTTATCACCACTTGTGTTCTCAAAAAGATAAACACGTTCAGAAGGAATCTCTGTAAGATACCAATCTTCTGGCGATAGACCTTCCATCACAACGTTAATAAAGATAAAGCTGACATCTACAAATTCACGTGGCTCAAGCATCATTTGCATAAGGTCTTCATTGTTTAAATTAATTTTCATGTTATTTTCTCCTTATTCATGATAGGTGTATGTGTAATTAACTCCATATTTACTAGCTGATTCTGTCAAAAATCCTTGAGGATGTTTTTTAATAAAATCATTCATTTTTGTATAGTCAGTGTAACCTTTATTAGGTTCGCGACCAATAGTGTATTTGTTTTGGAATAACTTTACTCGATTAACATTTGTGAAGTTTTTATTTGGATTCTCAACACCCGAACCTTGCAATGCTCCCAGTGTTAACAATGCTCCACTTGTGATTAGTGCTGTCTTAATATCGAATTTCATTTATCTTCTCCTTTACTTTCAAGTAGTTCTTTGACTTGTGTTTCTGTGTAGAGATTTTCATTTTTTGCAAAATACCCTATGCTTGTGACTTCCCCACGCTCAAGTACATATTCGTGGTCACCAAGTCCACCAGTAAACCCAATGATAGCTGGTTCAATTTCTTTTAATTCCATTATTGACTCTCCTTATGTTTTCTATATATTAATTATACCAAAATACACCTATAAAGTCAATTACAGGTGTATTACAAATTTATTTAATCTTCATAACGTTCAATCAGTCTAACATGTTCGATATAATCTTGCATTTGGTCATAATTTGATTCCCACTTGCCATCAACTAAAGCCATCTTAGGTCTTTGAGCAAATTCCATAACTTCAATCTGGTCTCCACGTTTGATGATTAATTCTCCATCTTTGGTTGATTTTGTATCACGGTAAGCTTTCTTTTTGTCAATCTTAGCAACAGAGATGTGTCCATCATACATATTATATAGAGTATAGACTGGCGTATACTTAGTATTAATATCCATAACAACGTAAACATCTTTTCCAAGACTTTGGTCAAGAGTTTCAGCATATCCCATGTACTCAACTTCACTTGTAAGTCTATCAAATAGATTAGTCGTAGGAAGTAAATGAGCATTTTTCAATATCAAACCATAATATTCTTTAATGTTTTCAATGCGCACAAGTTTAGTTTTCTCTTTGTGTGTACGTGAATATTTAACATCAAGCTTTTTATTATCCGTGAAGATAGGATTAGGCTTTTTAGATTGGTATCCAGTCATAGTATTGTAAAGTTCAAGAAGTATTGATTCTTCACCAAATTCTTTAAAGAATCCAAGTTTAATCAAGATATTCATTTGTCTATTGTCGGCAAGAGCACCATCTAAGATGTCAAGAAAGAGTTGAACCGTATCGTCAGATATATATTCTTTCTCTTTAGATAACTTATATAGATTATCTGCCACTTGACTGTTAAGATAAGCCACGGTAGAAATACCTTTATAAATAGTATTAGTATCTGTTTCATATGAATAGTCTGATTTAGATTTACCAAATTGTAATCCTTTAAGAGTTATTCCAAAGTATTCTAGTTCGTTAATTAATTCAGCTTGTTTATCTTTGGAGTTTTTGTAAACATTCAAAACCACAGCAAAATAAACGAGAGGATAAGTTGCTTTAAGCCATGCGCCATATAATGAATCAAGAGCTACAGAGTAGGCATGAGATGAGTTAAAACTATACCCAACGGCATTCTCAATGATAGTCCAAACTTTCAAAGCTTGTTCTTCTGAACCAGTTTTAGCTACGAATCCTTCAATGAATTTGTCATGGATAGGTTCAATGATACCTTTTTTCTTCTTGGCAATAGCTTTAAGAAGTCCATAAGTAACATCTTCTTCGTATCCAGCGAATTGTAAGGTTGCCATAATTGATTCTTGGAAGAGCACGAAATTATCACTGTCCTTAAGAAGTTTATCAAAGGCTGGGATGTTATAGCTAAAAGGTTGTCTATTTAAGAAATAGGATTTCATACTTGCGAATGAAGGGCGAATACCTGCAACCCACATACTTAATTCACGAACACTTTGAGGTTTATATTGCATAACTTGTGGCTTGCCAGAAGGTGTTCCAGCTTGATTAAGAGTTGCAACCATTCCATCTTTATACAAGTCCCATACTTTATCATCGTTAGCTACTAAATTTGACAATGTACGTACATCAGGGATTTCAATTTTTAGTTCTTTGCATACTTTAGCGATGATATCCCAAACGGTTACAACGAGTAAGTCGTTCTTGAGATATTTATAAACATCTGAGTCATAAGAACCAATCAATGCAACATCAACACCTTCTTTTGTTTTAATTATACCAATCTTGCGAGAGATAGGGTCTGACAAAAGTAATGATGAACATGGGTGAGGTGAGAATGATGTTACAACACCAATAAATTGTTGACTAGCTTTAATAATATCTCTCCACTTATCAGTTTTAACCCAACGCTCAAGGTCTTCCGCAATTGTCCAATATTCATTTTTTGGAATATCTAACCCACGACAATATGTTTTGAAAGCATCTTTTTCTTGCATTGTTCCATAGGCAATCATTTGATAAGCGTTATCTTCACCTAAAATTTCTTTCTGAGCTCTCATAAAAGGTTCTGGATTAGCCGTATTAAAATCCACATCTGGTAAACTTTTTGCCTCTAGTATACGTGATTCAGACATAAATCGAGTAGGATATAATTTTAATGGCGAATTGACACGGTCTACTGCTGTAAAATCAAGTAGTTTATTTAAGTAGAAAGAAGGTGCGCTCCCTCTTCCTGTCTTAGTCAAGACTCCACCATATTTCTCTTTTCCTAAACTAATAATTTTTTCATTCATCAAGAAGTAATCTGTCATGTGAGTATTCTCTACAATAGACATCTCTGATTTAATAGCTTCGATATACTCCTTATGACGTTCTTTTGGAATATGTTTACGGTCTTCAATCCAAGCTTTATTAATATGCTTTTTAAGAATCTCAACCTTTTCTTCTTCTGTTTTATCTGGGTAAACTGATGGCATTTTAATATCATCGGTAATCTCAATAGAATCAAACTCATCAACAATATGGCTGTTATTAAAAGCTTCTGTGATTTGTTCGTCACTCAATACAGCCTGTTTGTTAAATCTCTCAATGATTGTTTTTGTTTCAGGATAGTCCATGAAGAACCCCTCCTCTTTATCATAAACAATTTTACGAGATTTAAGATAGATGTCACGCATTTTATAATCTTCTTCTTTGATATAATGAGTATCAACACCTAAGATAAAAGGAACATTATATTCTTTACGGTATTCAACTAACTTTTTATTAAAGTCAGCTTGCTTTTTATTCCAATGTGGTTGAACTTCTAAAAAGAAATTGTCACCAAAGTAAGCTTTAGCCTTTGGAATAAAGTAGTCAGCATATCCATCATAGAGATTGATAGGGCTTGCAATACAAGCAGTTGTTACAATAACATCGTCTTTTGGAAGAGAGAATAATAATTCTTCGTCAATACGGTTACGTCCATAGAATCCAGTTTGATATGATTCTGAAATAAGCCCTGTGATAGCTTCTTTTCCATTCTCATTCTTAGCTACAACAAGTAAGTGAGAGTTGGTACGGTCTTTCTCGAAGCGGTCTTTAACATAATAGAACTCTGTTCCAAAGATTAGTTTAAGATTAAATTCTTTGGCAATTCTATAAGTTTCAAATACATTCCCCATATAACCATGTTCAATACATGATAAAGTTGTATGTCCTAGCTCAACAGCACGTTCTGCAACATCTGTACGAGATATAACTGAGTCATGTGTTGAAATATTTGAATAAAAACTGTGCGAGTGAATGTTTTGATATGTTAATGCATTTAAGTCTGTCATTCAATTCCTCCTATATTTTTTAAATATTTTGTTATATATCTATTATATCATAAAACAAAAAAATAGTCAAGACTAAGCCCTAACTATTTTAATTTATTAACCATATGGATAAAAGTATTCAGTTTCATCAATTTCCCAATCGCATTTCCAAACTGGTAAACCATCTCTATCGTCATCATCGTGAACGTTACCTATTTTAATATTCTTTACCATTTTTCCGTTTTTCCAATGTTCAGCAAATATCGTCATTCCAGTATAAGATAGGTAATCTTCATTATGAACATACTCTTTTAAGAATAACTTTGTAACATCAGTAATCTCTAGTAGTGTTGAATTTTTATCTAAAACATTAAAAACTACTAGTTCATAGTCTTCATATTCACCTTGTTCATACTTTAATAATATGGCATCAGCATATACTTTATTCACCATATATATCTCCATCCTTTAGTTTTAAAATAATAAGTGTGTCATCTGGATAAGAATCCAGTTGCTGTTCAAAAACCTCATCGTTGTCTTTTTTAGTACGCATCTTAAGACCGATTGACACTTTTAGATTCATATCTGATAGTGTTTCATATAGAGATTTTAAATCCATAATGTCGTAGCTTTTAGCTTTAGGTAATACAGAGTATGAAGCGTATTCAGAATCAAACCAAGTACTTTCCTTTTCAAAGTCTACAGGTGAATTTTCGTTAATATTTAATTTAGCTGTCACTGAATAATCAAACCCTTGTTGTTCAATAACCCTAGTAATCTCTTTAGCACCCTCGTAATCTGTTTTACTTTTGAGCTTGATGGTTGCTGTATATTGTAACCCTGCCAATTCAAGATTTTTAGCTACAACAAATGCATCAAAATTTTCATCTTCTACAATTTCTGGTGGTGTAAATGATGTTGCGATAGAGTATCCTTGTAACAGCAAGTCTTTATAAGTCTTAATTGCATCCTCAGCAGATACATCATCAATCAACTCGTTATGGCTACGTTCAGTGAATTTATTTGATTCAATAGATTCTTGTTTAGGGTAAATTACTTTCAATTGGTATGTCATTTTATTTCTCCTTGTGTTCTTTTTTTTATTTTATTTTATTTTTAGTCAACATTTTCCCAACGTGTACGATATAATTTTTGATGACGAATAGTATATTCTTCTAAGCATTTAACACAAAAGAAAATATCAGGAGAGCCCTCTGTACTATTAGCACGTCCTCTACAGATAGGACAAGTGATTCCATCTGTCACACGCTTAATAGCAAAAGGAACAACCTCATAAATGTCACGATATGACACTCGCCCATTATATTTATTTGCAGAGCCATACTTCTCACAAGCTCTACGAACAGTTACAAAATTAAGATTAAGTTCTTTAAAGATTTCTGTACGGGAGATTCCATTTCCGTCACGCTGTGCAATTAGTTTTTTCAAGTCTTCTGATAAACGTTTACCAGTTTTTTTAGTTTCACTAACTGTCACTTCACGCAAGATTAATTCATTGATGAAATCCTGTGCAGTGTGTCCTGAATCTGATAGATATTTGTCAATGTTTTCAAGACTATATCCACTAGCATACATTGTTTTCAGGTAATTAAATTCAAACTCATCACTAAAAACCATCGTTACCCCCTTTAAGAAGATGACCTTTAGCCATATCCATAGTCCGTGATGAACTAGATAAGAATAAATCTTCAAATAACTTATAATCAACTTCTTCTTTATTAATTTGATAGTGAGACATAATCTCTGCAATTTGTCCAACAACAATAGCGGTTGCAAAGCTTGTACCTTCACGTAGTTCTTTGTTAGCACGAATATTTTCACCTAATGCTACAAAGTGAGTTGTTGGAGAATAGTTTGATAAGGGGTAACGTGAGGTTACGCTTTCAGAAAGTGCACCTACTTTATACACACCTTCTACAGCACTTGGATAAGTATCTTGTTTGCGTTCATCGTTACCTAATGCTGATACTAGAATCTTTTTATTTTCAAGGCATTCTTTAATTGCTTTTTCAGTTGTAATACTAAGTTTTTGAAAACTACTGAAACTCATACAAACAATATCAATTTCTTCAATATCACGCACACGAATCAATGACTCATAGATTGATGACATAGTTCCTTTTCCATCTTTATCTAAAGCTTTAAATAAGTAGAAGTTTGAGTTTGGTGAAACCGTACTGATAACATCAAGAATGGCAGTACCATGTCCACGTTCATCTTTTACGTTATCTGATTTGTCAAAAGCATTAAATCTGTATTTCACATTTTTATTTCGTGTATTAAATCCACTATCAATAATTGCAATGTTAACACCTTTTGGCTCAGGACTATCAAAGCCAGTTAATTTTAAGTATTGCTTTAAGTTCATTATTTTCTCCTTTTTTGTTATAATAATATTATATCATATTTTTTCTAATTTGTCAAGAGAAACGAAAAACTAGCCGAAGCTAGTTTTATATATTCTTTATTTTCCAGAAGCACCTAGCTTAGAATCTCCACGATTAGTTACTTCATCTTTAAAATCATCAATAGATAATTCATATTCACGTAAATGTAAATTATCACGTACAATCATTTGAGCAACAGCTTTTGTAATTGGGAAGAAGATTTCATCATTAGTTTCTTTAACATCCTGATAGGCATTTGTGATAATAATATCTTTATAAGTTGGAGCAATATCAAGAAATACTTCACCACGATATCCTGCATCAACAACACCTGAAAGTGTAGCCATACCTTGTAAACCAGTTGAACCACGTTCATTAGCCCAATCAGTATAGTAGTCTTCTGAAACTTTTACACCAACACCAGTTGGTAATAGGGTTGGTTTACCTTTAAAGATATGAATAGAGAGGACTCCATTATTCCATGAGTCATGTTCTTGACCTGATAAATCTTTCCATTTATGTTCTTTAGGAATATCTAAATAAACATCAAATCCTGCATCTTCAAAATGATTCTTAGTGGGGATTTTAGCTGTTGGACGGAATTTAGCAAAACCAATTGTTCCAGCCTCATATTTATTAAATCCACGAAGTTTATCAAATTCCCAGAGGTTACGTGTAACTGTAGTTGTCTTACCTTTTTCATCAAGGAGATAAACTGTCATTTCCTTATTTACAGTATCTACACTTTTGACGATAGCAACTGCGCCATCTTTATTTGACCATACTTGTTCTCCTGCTTTATAGTAGCGTCTTTCTGCCATTGTTTAGTTCCTTTTCTTTTTCTAGTTTTTGTAAATAATCTGTGTTCTTTTTGAACTCATCTGTTAGTAGCTTGTAGTAAACTATTCCGAAATTATTAATGATATCATCTTCTGAATGAATAACCGTAAATGTTACATCAACAAACTTCGATGATGGAGCGGTAAATTCATTAGAACGATAAGCATTAAACAATCTAGTCATGATTGTGAACCAACTTTCACCACGTTTTCTTAATCTTTTGACGAGATTAAGAGGTGTACTTTTCATCCAAAATACCATAACACGGTCTGGATACAGATTTGCTAGTGTACGAGCACCATCAATATCTGTAATAATGGTTGATACATTATTAGAATTTTTATCAATTTCTTCTTTAGTTAAACCATATAAATTACCAGAATAGTTTGTAGTCTCTAAAAAAGACTCATTGTCAACTAGACGGTTAAACTCTTCAAATTCAACAAAGTGATAATCTTTTCCTTCTTTTTCATTATGTCTCTTATTACGTGTTGTAGTAGTGACAAGTTGAGGAATGCCTAAATTTTTTCTGATATGTTCTACAAGAGTTGATTTACCACTTCCACTCGAACCAACAAAAATAAGGATATTATCCATATTTTCTAAGTTATCAAATCTCAGTTCGCTTTTCGAACCCATTTAATGTTCTCCTTTCTAAACATATTACTCATAATATTATATCATAATTAGTAATATATGTCAAGAATAAAGTCATAATTATGACAATTTTTTAATAAGTCGAACTGCGACTTCTGTGGCTTGACCAATAGCAATACCAAATTGCTTTGCTTCAACCGTGCCATTAACATCTCCAACAACATATAAATTACGGTCAATATCCATATGACGACTACCCTTAACACCAACCAAAGCATTGTATCCTATTGTATCAATGTGTCCACTATCTGTTAGAATTAATTCGTCTTCCATAAACTGTGTATTAGGTCTTGAACCAATGTAAACAAATAATCCTTTTGCAATAATAGTATGAGTATCGAAGATATATGAATCTCCAATTACAGATTTAAGATTACCTACTGAGTGAACAATGTTATCATATTTTTTAATTTCATTTTGTAAATGTTGTTCTGCACGAAACTCTGGTTTACGAGTAACGAGATAAACTTTACTTGATGTTTTAGCTAGTTCGATTGCTTCTGTTAAAGCAGAATTTCCGCCACCAATTACAACTACTGGTTCACCTTTAAACATAAAACCATCACACAAAACACAGTTGTGTTGTTCTACATCAATTGGAAGTTTGAGATTGTGTTGACCTGTTGCAATGACAAGGTTTTTAGATAGAATAGTATCCTCAGCACCTAGGAGGTTTTCATATGTAATCAGATAAATACCATTCTTATCTTTGGAAACATTAGTTACTTTTGTATCTTCTTTAACATTATTGATGATTCCAGCTTGATAAAGTTGAGTGTAAATTGCTTCTGCAATATTATTACCTTTTGCGTTATAAATTCCAACGTAATTTTGAATGGTATCAATAGAATTAAGATTCCCACCAATTTCACCATCTGTCAATAAGACAGGTTCGAATCCTGCACGAGCAAGATATAAAGTCACAGTTGTACCTGCGACTCCACCACCAATAATTACTACATCTTTAATTTCCATTATTTTTTAATCCTTCTAATAATTTTGTTTGCACCTCAATGAGTTTTGTTAATTCATCAGAGTTATGTGTTGAGTGATGCAGAGTATTAATAATGTTTGTTACTTTGCGGATTTCTTCTTCAATAAGCCCTTTGCGAATAGCATCAAGCATTTCTAGTTTTTGAGAAATATCAAAATCGTAATAACAATTCATTGTTAACAATCGGAATTTTTCATCCCAGTCTTCATCAACACCTATAGTAAATTCAACATCAATTGCTTCCATTTTATTTTCCTTTCAAATTATTACGTTAGAGATTTGAATATTTTTGCATTACCTCAATGACTGGTTTAGGCAAATCATCGAGGTTATCAAAGAGAACATCAAGAATCTTTCCTGTTCGTCTGCTGTCTGATTCATGAATTTTTAACATCATAAAGAATGCCGTTTCCCAATCTTCATTAAGGTTATCAGAAAATTCATTATATTCGTCAAAATCTTCATTAAATCTATCGGAAAATTCATTATATTCGTCAATAAGTTTATTAACTTCTGCTAGTGTTGAAATTTTATCTTCCATAATAGTTACCCAAGTCTTTCTTTAAATTTGTTAATTTCGTTTTCTTTTTGACTACATGCTTTAATTTGACGTGCAAGTTCATACATGATTTCATGAGCTTCATCCATTTGTTTAGCCTTGTAATCTTTACGACTTGTCTTTTGCATCTTCTCATGTAAAATCGTGATTTTACTTGTTAAATTTGAGATTTTTTCAAAAGTTTGTTCGACATTTCCGAACAATTCATCAAAGATTATATTATTAATCTGTTCATTTCCGAACAATGATAGTGGATTTTCGAAAGATTGTTCGGATTTTTCTACAGGTGCATCATCAACCTGAATTTCAATGCTTCCAGTTTTATAAACTGTTACAATTCTCTTATTTTGAACATCAAGAATAAAAGTTACTTTATCATTCGCCCAAACTTCGCACACACCAAGCTTAGTAGTATTTTTTCCAGCATACTCTAAAGTATCAACTTGTTGTTTAAAAAAGTTCATAGACTCTAAGTTTGTTTTAATATTAAATCGTTCTGACATCCTTTCTAAATAGTGTACTGTAGGGGTATAGTTTTGATTGTTTGGTAAACCCATATTATGTTTATTCTCCTTAAATGTTTGATAGTAATATTATACCATAAAAAAGAGGACTTGTCAAGTCCTCTGAATTTTTATTTATTGAGTTTTTCTTTAATCAAAGCGTAGTCATCGTCTTTCATAGCTTCGACTTCTCCAAGGAGATATCCATTACCTACCGCTGAGAAGAAATCATGGTTAGCTGTTTCAGTTGAGATACCATTCATTACAAGTGGATTGATATCTTCACGTCCAACTTCAAACAAGGTGTCGAATCCAAGATTCATAAGAGCTTTGTCTGCGTTGTATTTGAGGAATTGTTTCACATCCTCAGTATAACCTACTTCATCATAAAGAAGTTCAGTGTATTTCAATTCATTTTGATAGAGCTTATCAAGTAAATCAAATGTCCATTCTTCTAACTCTTCTTGTTCAGCTTCTGTTAATTCATTATATCCAATTTGAAACTTGTAGCCGATGTAATATCCGTGATAGTACCTTCACATAGAGTCGTAAATTCTACGCAGTTCTCTGATGAACTTCTCCATATCACTATGGACGCTGAGACTATATCTTAGTGTTGTTGTTAGTCAACACCCCACATACTCCATTTCCATTTAAAAGACTTATCTGCATGCCATTTTCACATACATTGCTTACCACTTGGCTGTACTCTACTTGGTTTCATTAATAGCCCCTAGAGCTATTAACTGCCTTTCGATAGTCGTTGAGTCTTTATATTGTACTTCTTCCTTTTTGATAAACTCCCAATCTTCATCATCTTAAAAAAGATAAAGAGTTTATCAAAAGGTTTTTACAATAATTTAACACAGGATTGTCTGCGAGAGAGTTTCCCTGTTTAGGATTGTGGTTTCGCTAAGGCAAAATACCTAAGTCAGCTCACTTACAAAACCGACTCATCCCTCAAAATTAATTTTATAATCTCGGCTGTATTTTTCATCTTTCCGAGTCCAGCATAATACAAGGGTGTAAAGAATCCTGAGTAGAAAAGGAAGGATTCCAAGAATACTGATGCAATTTTCTTTTGTAGAGGAGTTCCATTTTCGTAGATATCTTGAACGATTTCTGTTTTCTTAACAATATAAGGATTTGTTGCAGTCCACTCAAATATTCCATCAATCTCTTTCATAGTACAGAAAGTTGAGAAGATTGTTGAATAAGATTCCGCATGTCAATGCTGTTGTGTGTGTTCGTTACTCACACTCTATATATTTCTATATAGTTCAGACTATATCTTACATATCATACTTTTAAGTAAATGATATGTCCTACCATTTCGAGTTTACTTAAACTCTACTCTACTTGGTTATTCACATCTCCCCTAGAATTATACTGTGAGAAATGCTATCCTTTCGATAGTCGTTGCACATTTATTATTGAATAGTAAAACCCTTTTGGATAATTTTAAAAGTCCATCCTTTGTGAGTTTTATTTTTACCAGACAAAACCATTGAAATATTTGGGGCAGAAAGATTCTGTTCCTTAGCAAATGTTGATATATTATTAAACAAAAATTCATCGCCATCTGAATTTGTACCAAGTATGATTTGTTTAAGTACAACATTTGCTGGATTGAATGTTTCTTTATAGAAAAATTGCCAACCTTTGTGGTGTGGATTTTTACCTTGTAGAACTGCATGTGCATGACGTGTGTCTAAGTTATGTTCACGACAGAATTTTTCACGATTACGTGATTCATATTTATTACCGTCAGGGTCAATGATAATCATATCTTGATTGTTATTTCTATTCCCACAATTATCAGAACGACTTAAAAATACACATGTATTTAATGAATATACTTTATTTTTAACACCAATTTGTTTAAAATCTTTATCAAGTTGAATCTCAGCTTTAATGAACTTATTGTAATCAAACCCATCGATTTTATCAATATCTTCGATAAAATTATCAAGATTGTGCCAATGTTCATCAACTGTAACACCTTTAGCACCATACGTAGAATAACTTGTATCATTAGGATTGTAACACCGCCCTAGCATACCTTTATGTATAGTAAAGATTCTTTTATATAAAATATTTTCATAAGTTCTACTTCCAATTATTTTCAATTTTGTCTCCTTTCAATAAATTTAGTACAGGATTGTCTTCGTCTTACACGGTCAGAGTTCCCCTGTTTAGATAGGTTTTACCAAGCTTAAATTTCTTTAAGCTAAAGAAACAATGCTTTCTATCTCTTCCATAAATGAGATGTTCCTGAACACAGCCAGTTCATGTTGAGTACGAGAATCTTTTGCAATCTCATTGTTACCGACTTCACCCTGCAAAGTATCAAGTAGTGTCAACCCTCCAAAAACTTTATTGAACAAATCTTTCTCTGGGGCAGACAATTTACCCCAATCTCCCATGTCATTTGAAACGGGTACACGTGAGCTGACCCAGAACTGCGAAATCAATTTATCCCAAGTTGCACGGTCAATGTTATCTTCCAGCCGATTCCAATTCACAGCTTTTACTAATTTTACTTTTGACATTATAGTCCTCCTTCATTATTATATTATAACACAAATCCCCTTGTTTGTCAAGAGGATTATTTTCAAATATAATCTTTAATTATTTTTCCTCATCTTCTAAAGTAAATTCTTTATCAAAACTAACAAAATTAATCTTACCATATGTCAATTTATAAAATAATTGACTAGCGAATACAATATCATTATCTGCAAAGTACATTAATTGTGAATAGATTTGTTTACGTGCTAAACCAACTTCTTCATCATTAGAAAATACTATAGCAACTTCTGCGGTAAAGTATTCAGGTGTTGTTAGAACACCATAGTAAGTTTGTCCGTCTTGACGTAATTTCCTTTTGGATTTTTCTAAGTTTCTAAAATATTCCAAAGCTTGTTCACGTAAAGGAACAACTTCTTTATTTTGCAATTGTTTGAGTGTTACGTTTTCTAATTCCATTTCTTTCTCCTACTTATAATCTTTTGTTGGTTGATAGAACTCCATTTCATCTTCGAGAGCTTGTAGAATATATTCATTTGGATTCTCTGCATAAATGTTTAAGTATGATAACTCAGCAAGGGTACTTTCTTTTCTGCGATTCATAACTTCAATGCAATCCTGACAGAACATAGCAGGATAATCTAAATGTGCAATGTTTCTATCAAGAGTTGCCATACTCCAATTCAATGCTAGTCCTTTTCCACAAATCCCACGCATAGTAATTTCTTCTTCATCTTCTGCAAGAATCTCTGCATTATCATAATAATGATAATGTTCACGCTGTTCAAGTGTTACACTATCTGGCATAAAACACATTGATGGAGAATAAATCCATTCTGTCGGAAGTCCAATCAGTTCAAACATATTATTCCTCTACTAATACTACCGTGTCTTTAATAACTGGCGCCCAATATTCAAGTGAACAGTACTCATCATTTGCCTCAATCATTCCGCCCACAATATATCCATCAACATACCATCCATAAATATATCCTTCATCATCAACATATTCTTTTAGAAAATACCATAAATCCTCATCTACCATTTCTTTTGTTAATTCTTTTTTTGGTTTTGCTTTAAATTTCATATTTCTATTCCTCTATGTTTAATTTTCCTACACTCTTCACACACATAGCAAAACTCAGATATATGAAGATATGGATTCGTTTCAATGTAATCTAGTTTGTTGAGTGTAAGTTTATTGCAGAACTCACACATAGTTATACGCATTATTCTTCCTCACTCTCTTTTAGCTTCTGACTAATACCTTTAAGAACATCTAAGAACTCATTTAATTCCATTAGATTCCATATTCCTCTCTGAGCTCGCACTCGTAACAAATTTGATATTTCTCTCCTTCGAGAATTTCTTCTCCTGGAATTTCTTTACCACATAAGTAACAATTCAATTCATAACCTCTTCTAATAATATTTTTATTTAGATTTCCACGGTGCTTGTGGGGCTTACATCTTCAAGTGCCTCTTCTAATCTTTTTTGAAGTTTAATATCTTCTTCTTTTTGAAGTTTTTCACAATATTTTTCACAAAGTTCTTTTGTAGCAAACATAGAATTGAAACGAGAATAGTTTTTAAAGTCTTCTTCTTTGGAAATTAAGAATTTCGTAGGAGTCTTAGTTTCAAAGAATCTATCATCACTTCCACCATAATAAGTAAGTTCTTCATCCCTTGTATTCATAGTGTAGTATCCATTTAGTTGTTTATTTTTTCTGTAGATTTTGTGTAGAGTCATTTCTTTGGGGAAATAAACACTCTTTCCAATATCACAAGAGCATTTTTCATAAGCCACTCGACCCATAGGTGTAATGTATTCTCGTCTACGATATCTATCACACTTATCACATTGAGGCATTAGCTCATGTTTATATGTGATATCCCAGTAGATATCTTCAAGTGGTTCAAGCAACTCTTTTAAAGCTAGACTCTTAGCAGATTGAGCTGAAACTTCGATAGTAGTTTGCAAATCTCGTTCTCTACGATTAATATTTGCTTCCTTTTCTTGGATTCCATCGACAATCTTTTGTAGCCTACTATTTTCATCTTTTAAACCTTCAAGTTCCTGTTTGATACCTTCTTTGACAGAATTTTTTAAGTTATTGAAAAACTCAACATATTCTTGTTCGTAGGGTACTGAGAAATCCCAAAATTCATCATTATACATATAAATTTATCTCCTTATGTTTATATTATATATTATACCATATTTATTTAAAATAGTCAAGAATTAAATAAAATCTAATTCTTTTAGTTTATCTGTTAAAATTTGTTCGATGTTTTCAAAATCTGTGTAAGGTATTCTAAGTAAAGGAATATCTTTTTCTTTAGCAAAATCATTTTTTATTTTATCTCTGAGTTGAGTCTCTTTTAAAACATCTTCTCCTCCAAAATATTCGATTGATTCAAAGTGTTGTCTACCATCAAATTCGATGAGTAGTTTAGATTTTTTGTTATGAATGTAGAAGTCAAATGGTAACGTATTTTTATATTTACATTCAGGGAATCTTTTTTGTGAAGTGTATTTAATACCTAAAGAGTTTAAGATGTCTGAGATTTTTTTCTCTCCTTTTGATTCATTACACTTAGGACATCTTGCGCCTTGATGAAAATTATTCCACTTTACTTCATATGTATTTCCACATAGATTGTGTTTAACTAGCATTTTAGTTATGTTATTCACATAGTCTCCAAGTAACAAGTAATCATTACCTGTTAAGTCTTTGATTCTTCCCTTTACTTCTCCTGTTGTTAATTTTTTAGGCATAAACTTATCTCTTTCATTTCATGTTACTACTATTATATCACAAAAAACTACCTCAATCAAGAGATAGTTTTTTAAATTTATATTACAAATCTTTAACTATTGCAAATTTCTTATACAAAAGTTTTTTATCTTTTTTGTAAATCACATCATTAATGTGTTTGTTGATACCACTCATTGTTTTTCTTTTGAGTGTACCAATCACATCTTTTGTTGTTTCAAGAATTGTGACATCAGATGTAGTTCCTTCAACTCTAAAGAAACTGACAACTGTATTTTTATTTGTTTCAAGAATATCTAAAGTTTCTAAAAATCTATCTTTATTAACAACCCAGTTAATGACGTCAACGGGTGTTTCTTCTGTTTCCGAGTAGAATGTCATTAGATTGTTTAATTCTTTATTGTAATAAACACACTTGCTGATTTCATGATATGTATCAAAGATAAACCATTTATCTTCAAAACTTTTATCTTCTACATTTAATTTATTAGGCATATAAACCTCTTTCTATTTAATAAAATTTAATTCTTTCAATTTATTCATCACAATATTTTCTACATCTTCCTCTTCTAAATATGAAATTCGTAAAAGGGGAATATTATTGTCTTGTGCGAACTTGTTTTTAATAGAATCTCTAAGTTGTGTTTCTTTAAAAGCTTTTTCTCCACCGAAATGCTTAATAGGTTCATAATGTTGCATACCATCGAACTCGATAAGTAGTTTAGTATTTTTATTATGAATATAAAAGTCAAAAGGTAGAGTCTTTTTATGTTTACACTCAGGGAATCTTTTTTGAGCTGTATGTTTGATATTTAATGATTCTAATAGATTGGATATTCTTTTTTCTCCTTTTGACTCAGAGCACCTTGGACATCTTTGACCTGACTGAAGATTACCCCATGTAACTAAATATTCATTCCCACATACATTGTGTCTGACCAGTATTTTAGTATTATTATTTCGATAATTCCCTAATCTAATATATTCATCTTTCACTAATTCTTTAATTCTTTCATCGACCTTTTTATTGTCTAGTTTTTCATTACCCTGACATTTTGGACATCTGTTGCCTTGTTGAAAATGTCCCCACGTAACCCTATACTCATTCCCGCAGATGCTATGTTTTATTAGCATCTTAATGTGAGCACCTTGGTACTCTGATAACCTAATATATTTGTTTTTTGTTAGTTCAAATATTTTCTTATCAATCATTTCGCTGTTCAGTTTTTCTTTGCCACTACATCTAGGGCATCTGTTGCCTCCTTTGAAATGATTCCACGTGACCTCATATTCATTCCCGCAGGTGTTATGTCTGACCAGTATCTTAATGTGATTGCCTTGGTAATCCCCTAATCTAGTATATTCATCTCCAATTAATTCCTTAATTCTCACATCCACTTCTTCATTTGTTAACTTTCTCATTGCTCTTTTCTCCAATCAATATAATACTATTATATCAAAAAATACTACCTCTGTCAAGAGATAGTATTTTAAATTTATATTACATTAGATTGAGCATGACTCACACTCGTTCACAGAACTTACTTCACCGTCCCCTCTGTAGGTACGAACATAGTAAATTGATTTTATTTTTTTTGACCAAGCATAATTTCGAAGAATATTAATGTCACGAGTAGTGAATGAATCTTCTCCTTTGCTTCCTATTTTCCACTCATACAAATCTTTTCCGTGGTCTGCATTCATGAATAAAGTCATAGATAGAGATTGGTCAACATGTTTCTGAGCTTCGGCATAAATATCAATAACTCTACGTTGGTCAATATTATAAGCTGATTCATAATAAGGAAGACCTTCTGCAAGATAAGGTGCTGGATAGAACACATCACCACGTTTACCTTCTGAACGCTTCTCAATCTTTTGTACGATTGGGTGAATAGAAGCAGTTGCTTCATTTACATAAGAAATTGAACCTGTAGGTGCAACAGCTAAACGGTAAGAGTTATATAGACCATGTTCTTCGATTGAAGCTTGTAGGTCAACCCAATCTTGTGCAGTTGGAATATCAACATCTTTAAACAATTCTTTGACTGTATCAGAAAGATTATTTTTGAATTTAACACGTGGTAGATAGCGTTTGAAGTATTTACCATTGGCATATTCTGATTTATCAAAGTTATAGAAAGATTGATTGCGTTCAATAGCAATTCGATTACTTTCAAATAGAGTCCAGTAGTTTAGGAGTTGGAAGTACATACCTGTGAACTCAATTGATTCAGGAGAACCATAGAGAATACCATTTTTAGCAAGGAATCCATGTAGTCCCATTGCCCCTAGCCCTACTGAGTGATACTTATCGTTGGCGTTCTTAACAGTAGGAACTTCTTCAATGTTAGAGCTATCTGCAACATAGGTTAATGCACGAAATGCTGTTCTAACAGAGCTTCCGAAGTCAGATGACTCCATAAGATGTGTAATATTAGTTGAACCAAGGTTACATGATACGTCAGTTCCAATAGTCTTATAAGTTTGGTCTGAGTTCAATTCTGATGGAGATTGTACTTGAAGGATTTCAGAACAAAGGTTAGACATTTTAATTACACCGTCAACAGCATTTTCTTGGTTTGCTGTATCAATGTTGATGATGTATGGATATCCTGATTCTTGAATAAGTTTAGACATTTCTTCTTCAAGGTCACGAGCAAAGATTTTATCTTTCTTGATATTTTTGTTTTCAACTAATTCATCATACATTTCTGTGATGTTGATTTCAGACATTAGTTTTCCATACTCATTGTAGATATCATAAGGGCTAAACAAATACATTGATTCACCTTTAGCAATGAGTTCATAGAATTTATCAGGAACTACAACACCGAGAGAAAGAGTTTTAACACGAACTTTTTCGTCAGCATTTTCTTTTTTTGTAGAGAGGAATTTAACAATATCTTTATGGAATACATTGAGATAAGTTACTCCTGCCCCATTTCTTGTCCCCAACTGATTGGCATATGAAAATGAATCTTCATAGAGTTTCATGATTGGAACAACTCCATCAGCCATATTCTCAATACCCTTGATAGGGTCTCCTGACGGACGGATATCAGTTAAGTTGATTCCAACTCCACCACCCATTTTAGACAATTGAAGAACTGAATTTACTGAGCGCCCAATAGACGTCATATTATCTTCAATATTCAAAAGGAAACATGATACAGCATTACCACCACGCAACTTACCAGCATTAGAGAATGTTGGTGTTGCAGGTTGATAGGTTTGTGAAATCATTTCATGCGCAATGTTAAGAGCCAATTGTTCGTCACCATCAGCCATAACTAAGGCATTAAAAGCAATGCGGTCTTCATATCGTTCAAGAATTGACTTGTTATCTGTAGTGCGCATAGCATACTGTGTGTAAAATTTATAAGCACCCATGAAAGTTGTAAATCGAAATTTCTTGTTGTACAAAGTTTTAAATAATTTTTTAATAAATTTGAAAGTATATTTATCAAGTACTTCGCCTTTAATATACTTGTGTTTCACTAAATAGTCAAGCTTCTCACGTAAGTCTCCAAAATAGACTGTATGAGGGTTTACGTAATCAATGAAATAGCTATGGACAGCTTCTCTGTCTGCGTTCAACTGAATTTTACCGTCTTTAACGATATTTAGTTGGTTGTTGAGCATAAAATACTCTGGTGTTACTGATTCTTTTGTTTCAATCTTTGTGACTGTCAAGTGAAACCTCCTATTAATTTATTTGCAATAACTCTTTAATGTTGTTGATATCTTTCTTGTTTCCAAAGTTCTCGATGGAATAGATTACAGGAATATTATATTTCTTACTCATATCGTTTGCTGTGAATATAAACATATCATCCCCAAAGTTAAAGTTTCCTGACCCTATGATACCTAAGCAGTTCTCATGATAATCATCCATAAAATCCCACGCATCTCCAATCCACTCTTCCTCATAAGTGGGAATCAAGAGATAAAATTTACTATCATCATTGAAGTCATAAATATTATCTCCATCAATCTTGAACCCTCCGATACCCAGTTTTTTAATTACTCTATCACAGTTTCCACCTAATGATTTATAAGCAATTAAAATATTATCCATGTGTATGACTCTTAACAAATTCATTCACTTTGATAGAGTTGAACTCAAATGGTTCTACATCCTGAGCTACGATAACTGGAAGATTAGAAAACCCTAGTTCTTCTTTAACATATTTGAAAGCTTCTGCATCATCTTCAACGTTAATCTCAACATAATCAATTCCTGAGAATTTGAGCAAGCGTTTAACTTGTTTACAATTTTTACAATTGTATTTACTGTATACTTTAACCATTTTTATATCTCCTTCTATATAAAGCAATAAGACTATTATACCATAATAGTCTTATTTTGTCAACTAAAACGTTCTGTTATTTTTGATAATCTGTAATTTCTCGTATATAGCACGAGCCTTATTTTGATTATCGGCAGAGTAAACATTTTTGTTTAGATAATTTAATTGTTTTGTTTCATCATCGTAAACGATAAATGGACTGTCACTATCTCTCTCGAATACTTGATATAAATTGTCATGCTGTACTAAGACAAAGTTATCTGATTCTGATTTGACTAGACCTTTCATTTCAAAAGTTACTGAACCTAGTGTCATTGTACACCTCCTTTATAATTACGCAATATAGAAGCCCTTTTCTTTGACTTCCTTCCATTTGTCAACTGTAAAAATTTTATGTGCGCTAGATAGCCCACCATGAACATTTACAATCATTTCGACTTCGACAAATTTATCTTTATGTTGTTTTGTCCAGTCTGCCTTGAAAGGCTTTTCAAGAACGACTTCTTCAATATAGTGTTCTAACAAATTCATATTATTCTCCTTTAAAATTTAGAATAGGTTTTGCGATAGCAATTGGCTTCATTGTTTTATTGAACCAATCTTGCAATTCATCGTAGTTCTTATACGCACGAGGTGATTCGTCAATGATGCCATCACGAACATTCGTGATGATTCCATCCATATCAGAAATCAATGAGTTTAAGGTAATACTATCTTTTGCAACTTTGCGTGACATAATACGACCAGCGCCATGTGGTGCTGAATAATTATTGTCCGCAGATGGAATCCCCTCTGAAACAATAATCCCTTTATTCATTGATAAGGGTGTTACTAATAATCCATTAGAGCGAACAGCACCTTTTCGTAGAATTTTATCATCAACATTATAATAATTATGAGTTGAAATGATTGTTTGTTGTGAATATGTGGATTGAATCATAGAGATTAAAGCATATACACGCAAAAGCATAGATAAACGTGAGTTCTCTGCAAAGTTAACAGCATATTGCATATCCTCTAAATAATCAAGAACATCATCATCATTTAAATATCCATTTCCATCAAAGTAATCTTGAGGAACATTCTTAATAACATCTTGAATCATCGTATCTAAACCACGTTCCAAGAAAAAGTCAATAATCTCTTTTCTCTTGCTTTCCACACAGTGTCGGCTACCATTTTCCGCAATTTCTTTATATTTTTTATATACAAATGCTCCAAGACCACGTGAACCAGAGTGAATAGATAGCATATATGTATTATCTGAAATTTCACCAAGTTCAATAAAGTGATTACCACCACCTAGAGTTCCGAATGTTCGCCTTTCATATTCTGGGATTTCACCACAGTTTAGGCTTACAGGGATTTCAAAGTCACTACCTGTATCATCAATAAAGTCATAAGCAATGTTTTTATCGTTGACATTTGTTTTGATTTCTTTTTCAATTTCAGAATACAAAGAGACTAATTCATCATCCGTGAATGGGCGAGCAGTTTCAAATACAATAGATGTGACCCCACATCCAATATCGTTACCAACAAGCTCAAAAGGGAACTTTTCAAGAGGATTATTAATTTTCATTGTTAACCCAATTGGTGCTGGTATACCAGCGTGAGTGTCAGGCATCATAACAATTTTGTTGTCTGCATAACGTTCTGAATCCGCAAGTTCTTTAATTTGCGTAAGAGTTGCTTGGTCAATATTGTCAGAGTCAAGTAATACCTCTACATCATTGTTTAAGCCTTTAATTTTCATAATTGTTTTCTCCTTTATGTTCTATATATAATATTATACCATATTTATTTAGATTTGTCAAGTGATGGTTAGATAAAGTTTAATTCTTTGAGTTTGTTTGTTAGGATTTGTTTAATATTGTCTTGTTCTGTGTAAGGGATTCTTAAAAGAGGAATGTTGTTTGAGAGAGCGAAATCGTTTTTGATATTATCACGAATCTGAGTTTCTCTAAGACCTTCTTCACCACCAAAAATCTCAACAGATTCAAAGTGTTGTCTACCATCAAACTCAATTAAAAGTTTAGATTTTTTATTTTTAATATAAAAATCAAATGGTAAACTCCTTTTATGTCTACATTCTTTAAATCGTTTTTGAGATGTGTATTTAATATTTAGTAAGTTTAGAATGTTAGAAATTTCCTTTTCCCCCTTCGACTCATTACATTTTGGACACCTTACACCTTGTTGGAAATCACCCCATTTCACTTCATATACATTTTCACAGAGAGCGTGTTTTACTCGCATTTTTGTTGAATTATTAACATATTTTCCAATTCTAATATATTCGTTTCCTACTAATTCATACATTTTTTTGTCAATTTTTTGATTATCAAAGGAAAATAGTTCTTTCAATCTCAAATATTTACATTTTGGGCATCTGATACCTGTTTGAAAATGACTCCAAGTTACCTCATATATATTTTGACAGAGAACGTGTTTAACTAGCAGTTTATTGTTAGCACCTAAATAATCGCTGAGTCTCACATATTCTTCACCGACTAACTCTTCAATTCTCTTATCAATTTCTTTATTATTTAATTTCTTTGTTCCACTACATTTTTGACATCTCCTACCCTTTTGAAAATTATGCCACGTAATTTTATACTCATTTCCACATATACTGTGTTTTATTAACATTTTAGTATGTGTATCAACATAATCCCCAAGTAACAAGTACTCCCCATTAGTTAATTCTTCAATTCTTTTCTTTACTTCCTCTGTTGTTAATTTCTTACTCATTATTCATCACTTTCATTTTATGTTACTACTATTATACCATTAAAAGCCATCTCAGTCAAGAGATAGCTTTTAAATTTATATTGGGAAATCTTTCATATCTAGTTGATAAGATTCTGTAAATATTGTCTTACATTTTTTAAGTGATTTAGGAACATTAATAACTCGTTGATTATAAGAACCATAGCGTTTGTTTGCTATCTTTTTCTTTTCAATAAATCTGCCATCAATGAGAACATCTATATGTTCTAAGATGTATTTTTGGTTCTCATCAGCATGTTTTAAAAGATATTCAAATTTGTATCCAGTCCATAAACCAATAACAACATTAGGTCTCTTCTCTAAAACAATTTTGATAATATTTGCTGTACTCTCGGCATTGTCAGGAAGGATGCAATCGCCTCCAAGTAGTGATAATCCTATCGGTGGGTCAAGTTCAAACTGGTCTAAACCTTCAATGATTTGTTCTGCAACTTCCTCATCTGGAATGTAAAGGTCGTCTTTCCTATCCCACGTATCACTATTCCAACACCCCAAGCAATGGAATGAACAATAATTTACAAAGACTGAAACAACAGCTCCCACAGGGAGCTTAGACTGCTTATCATGTCTAAATCCTCCCTCTTGGAAACTATTCTCAAAGTCCATAGCATTTATTTGATGTATATAAGCCATTACTCTCCTGATTCAAACATTGAGAACTCTTTCGATACAACATCTCTTTGTATGTCATGTTTTTTCTCAAAGTTTTTAGTATATTCTTTTTTAGAATTTCCAACGTGATTAACACGTTCTAGTAATTCTTCTGTTTTCCCAGAATTGACAACACTATGTCCATTACGTGATGTAATAGACAGATATCCACAGATTCTATTTATTGTTACCACATTGCTTGAACCACACTCAGCACAAGTGTCTGCTGTTTCTCCATTCCATCCACAATCAAAGCAATGACTAGATGCAATATTGATGCCATAGTACATCCCTTTCTCCATAGCATAACGGACAGCTTGTTCAAGAACTGTTACAGGTGTACCATATGCAAATTCATTCTGACTGATATGCCCACCGCTTGCCATTTTATCCCAATGGAAAGGAGCTTCAAAGTCAATCTTATCAAAGACATTTGATTCTATCCATACTGGCTGATGGAATGAATTAGTAATATAATTACGTCCTTTTCCATCCTCTTGAGTTGTAACACCATTAATAAACCCATATTGTTCTTGTAATTGTTTCATCGTTTTATACACAAGAGATTCAGCAGGTGTTCCATAGATAGAATACATACGAGGTATAATAGTTGTTTTGTGTGTTGTGTCTAAGCCTTCATAAACTTCAAGGTATTTCTTGTCTGGGTCTGGGTGAACAAAGTTTCCTTCTTCATCCCAAACACGAGTTTGAACACCATCTTCATCAATACGAACAGCGTCATGGATATTTCTAAATTCTTTAATTGAATTAAGGACTTCCATTAATTTCATTTGGTCTTGTTGACGTTGACCACCTTTTTTATAATCTGGTAAGTTATTAATTTCATATCCATTATTTAAATACATATAATTCAAAGTTTCGTTGAATCCAATCAATCCAATAGATGAAGAAAAATTAAAGATTGTTTTAGAGATTTTTTCATCATGATTGAGTCGTCTCCATGCACCACCTTCCATCCACATTAGAGGATTGCTTTCTGCTCTAGCTTCTCCAGCATAATTATATCTCCAATCTAAGATATCCATCGTCATATTGGTATATTTATGTAGTAATTCATAGAATGTATTCCAGTTACCACCTGATTCTATGGCAATTTTAGGGAAATTAATTGTTACTACACCAACATTTCCACGTCCTTTATAAACTTCCTTTTGGAAGTCTTCTGAATCCTCTAAAGGATTAATAAATTCAAAGCTATTATACGAGCGACACCCCATTGGTACTGATAAAATTTGGTCTAAGTCATCTTTATGACGACTGTATGCAGGTGCAAGAATACCGTTATCCATTGAAACGTAGTCAGGATATAGTTTAGTTGAACTGCATTTGATAGCCAATTGGAATAAATCATAGTTAGGTGAATCAGGATTCAAGTTAACTTCTTTAGCACTAGCAAAAATTAATTTAGGAAAGACAAGTACACAATCTGGCTCAGAACGTTCGAGCAAGAAAGCACGAGTAATTTCACGACCCCATTTAGATGTATCCAATCCAAAACCAATTGATGTAAATGGAATTTGCCCCAATGCATTAGAGACAGTACTTATTTCAAGTTCAAATCCTTGAACACCTTGTTTGATTGCATAAAGAGTATCTTCTTCTGCCATTTCACGTGCTGTATTATATGCAATTCCCTTTTCCATATATCTTTTGAATGCTTTATCATAAGTTAATTCTGCATAAGGTGCTAGGAAATGGTCAAAGTTCTGAACACTCAGTCCACCGTGCTGCTGGCTAGAGACTTGGAGGAGTAAATCCGCCACTAAATTAAAAGCTGAACTAATTGATTTAGGTTCGGGATATTTAATACCATTTAAAGTAAAAGCATACTCTCCATCCTTTTGTTTTTTAGTCTTAATGATATTTGCGAAATCAACGTTATCACAATTGAAACTTCTCCAGTACAAATCTCCTAAATCATGAATGTAAATCCATCCTTCTTCATGAGCCTTAGCCCAGTTCTTTTGAAGAATAAAGTCAGTCACAATTTTCTTCTGAGTCATTTCAGCAAGAAGAGAACGTTTAGTTGAATTAATAGAGCTGTCTTTGTTTGCATTCTCATTGTAAATTCCATTTTTAAGACTATCCAAATCTTTATATAATTCACGATAATGCTTATCTTGCGATATTTTATAGTTTCGATATTCATGATATGAATCATATATATCAGCATCAACTTGTTTAAGAGCCGACAAAACAATATCATGAATTTCACGAACATTAATGTAATGAAGTTTATCTTCATGTTGCACACTTGTATCAGCTAAAATACCATCTCTACGTTTGACAATGGCAAGTTCTACTAAGGATTTAATCTCAGCGATTTGTTCTTTAGTTAGAGGTTTGTCTATGTGTTGGGCTGACTTTTGACAGGCAGAAATTACCTTATCGAAGTTCCATTCTTCCGTCACCCTTTCTTGTTTCTCATCTGTTCTTTTCTTAATAACAAATAAATTTTCCATCTATTTCCTCCAATTTCTATACAAGTTATATTATACCATATTTTTCATGGTTTGTCAAGTGACACAATAAAAAGCCTATTAAAGGCTTTCTTTATTAGATACATTCCAGAAAATGTAACCAAAGATTGAGTTCACAAGGAAGATTAGATATAGAACACCCATAGTAACATTAGGTGTTGCAAGTGTAAACCACGTCCAAGTTGTTAGTGCGTTTAATGTCATCCAGTAGAACCAACTATATTTGCTTCCTGCAATAGAGAATAACTGTGCTGAAATAGCTACACCACCAAGGATTCCATCTTTCCACCAAATAGGAGAACCAAGACCCTTAGAGATAAAAGTCCATACTATCATAACAACCACACTAAGTAAGAGAATTTTCCAAACTTCAATATTTTTAATTCGTTGAAGAGTGTTATTGATAAATTTGTATCGTCCTTTAAAGTTCATGTGAATGAATCCAATGATACCCATTGCCATAAATAATGGTTGTTGAATACTTTCTGATAAGATACCATGTTGAATACCAATAAATAACATTGTCGTGTTAAACACAAGAGCAACTAAGAAAGTATATTTTTTGCTGAATGTTAGAGTCGATACGTACAATGCACCTGAAAGACCTGATACCCATTGAATAATAGGTGTTTTAACTGTGAAGAGTACTACTAATTGAGCAAGTACGATAATGGTGATGTATGTGTATTGGAACACTGGCTTGTTAATTAGTTTAGTCATTTGTTTCCTTTTCTTCTAATAATTTTTTAGCTTCGTCAACGATGTAGTCGAACCAATCGCCAACATCTTTAAATAGAGTACCGTTAGATTTAACTAACCCTACAGTATAGAGATTAATATAAGAGAATTGTGATTCTCCTACTTCTTCAAGAGCATTGATTTTGTTTGTGTTTCCAAAAGCACCTTGACGTGAATCTGAATACAGACCAATAACTGGAATGCCTTTAGCATAAGCAACTCCAATTTCACTAGCTACACCAACATCAATTGTTGCACCGTCTAGGACAGCTACAATAAAGTCAGAACTCAACAGTTCATTTGTATCAGCTTCTGCAATCATTACAGAGTTTGCATATCCTGACTTATCATTAATTGCTTCATTTTCCTGTGGTAGATAAATCTCTACATTTTCAGGAAGACCGTATCGTAAACTGTCAACAATATCAGTATTAAACCAACGTTCCATATCTGAGAAAAGTGGGCTTGCGAAATAAATTTTAACTTTTTCCATTATTGTTCTCCTTTGAGATTTAGTTCGAAATTCTCTATATTTACAAAATTTGCAAAGATAGGGTATTTGAATAGAGCGAATGAGTGACGTAGATGTGTCTTGTTTGGTGCTTCAAAAATATCCACAATACTCGTGATATTAAGGTTTAAGAGCCATGAGTGTTTAGTATCCAAAGCATGTTCGATTGGAATAGCATTTGTGTGCATTGTTGAGTTCTTTGGAGAGCTTACAACCCACGTACCTTTTGAGCTACGATACATGAGAAAGTCTTCTCCTTTTTTAAAGAACCCTGAACGTGAATTTGATGTCAGGTAGGGTGTATTAATTTGTGCTCGACATTGGTAAACTTTAATCATTTCGTATTTCCCTTTCTTCAAAAATATATTCTTCAATTTTATCAAATAAAACTGATATCCAGAATATTAATGCCATACCTAAAACAAAGAAGAAGATACAACTTAACATTATTAACCATAGACCGACTACAAACATAACTACAGTACCCTGAAACATAACACCCATAAGGATAGTTCCCCATGCAAGCATGTTTAAATCAAAGACAAACCAGATATAGCCCAATAGCAAGCTGATTGTAATGACTGTTATCAAAACCCCTCTGATAATACTAAATATTCTTTTTTCCATTTTTTATCCTTTAAATTTTTTACATTTAATAGTTTGTTATAAGTACTTCTACCGTTTTACCCTGATTAGCTGTGCTTTGGTAATTACTATTGTTATAGTTCATATCTAAGAAATGTATATTATATTTTTTCGACCATTCTATTAGTGTGGTATTTTTTTTATTTTTATGTTCAAGGACATTTGATAAAGCAAATTTAATATTTTTATCATTTAATTCATCTAATAAATTCAATAAATCTATTTCTTCTTTTTCTGTCCATCCACCATTTTCATTGTATGAAGCGGTGGTAATTAAATATGGTGGGTCACAATAGACCATTGTATCACTATTAATTTTATCCACTTTTATATCTCTAAAATCGTTATTTGTGAAAATAATTTTTTTAGAGAGAATTGCATTGTGGAAATTACGGATATTCTTTTCAGTATTTTTATTGAAGCTACTGCGGTCTTTTCCAAAGGGCATATTGTATTCACCTTTAGAATTAAATCTAATTTGATAATTAAAAGAATACATTAGCATCGTATAGAACATTAATGGGTCTTTTTCTGTTGAAGTATTGTAATCTTTTCTAATCTTTAAAAAACCTTCTTGGTTAACTTTACTTAAATCATAAGTTTCAATATAGCCTTTGATTGATTCAAGAACATCTTCTATCGAGAGTTTTTGTATTTTTTTGAAAAAATCAATTACAACCTTTTCTCTATCATTGATAATAATTTTTTCACTATTAGAATTAATTCCAACATTACCACCACCACCAAACAAATCAATGAATGTCTCTGCTTCGTAAAACAGTGGCATTATTTTTGGCAACAGTTTAAATTTTCCACCTGTATAATTCAGTGGTGATTTTATAAAATCCATGTAAATTCTCCTTGTTTTTATCCTTTAAATTTCTTACCAGCACCTGCTGATTGTACACGATAATATTCTCGATTGTCCTCTTCACCTTCTTTAAGAACAAGCAATTTCTTAATTGATTCTCCTGCTTTCAATTTTTGGTTGGTAATACCTTGTGTTGCTTTAGAATTTTTAGCAGAAATCATAGATGTGTTAGTAACGATAGCTTTATCACTTGCAGAGATAGACATAATATCTACATCGTCAGTCAATGTCGTCAGTAAAACTATCATTTTACCAACTACACCGTTCTTAAGTTTAGAACGCTTTGTGGACGTCCTATAAGCCTCTACATTGACTTTAGCGACCTTTCCGTCTTCAAATCCCAAAAGAACGTATTTGGTGTCCTTAGAAAGCGTTATAATGCCTTGAATTTCTTCACCTTCTTCTAAATCAATTAGAGATGGAATGTAATTACCTAAATCTTTTGGTTTAGTGTCATTCAAATCATCAAGTTGTTTCTTATAAACATTTTGTTTATTTGTGAAAATAAGAAGTTCTTCTCCATTGTCAGTATCAGTTTCTGATGTAAGAAAATCTCCTTCTTTAAATTGAATCTCTGCATTACCACGAAGAGAAGTCAAAGGAATCTTTTTGACATAACCATCTTTAGTTACAATAACTTTTACATTATATTCTTCTACAGTATTTACAGGGGAAAGTTTTGCTTTCTTAGCTACCACAGATTTGTCAATGAGTTGTGATTTACGAGGTGTTCCAAATTGAGCAATAACATCTTTCATATCTTGAACAATTAATTTATGAATACGCTGAGGTTTTTCAACTGTCCATTCAAGTTGTTCAATTTCTTTTTCGAGACTCTTAATATTACTCAATTGTTTCTTAATAAAAGTAGTTGTAAGATTTTTAAGTTTCAACCCTGAAACACGTTCTGCTTGAAGCTTAGTTAAACTGAACTCACTAGATAAGTTTTGAATGACATTATCATCTGTGGAGTTACGAATAATTTTGATTACATGTTCCAAATCATCTTTGATATTTTCCAGTCCGTACAAAATTTCAAGCTGTACTTGTTTGGTTTGGATATCTTTCATAATCATACGTTGATATGTATCTGTTCGCCAGTCCAACCACTTAGCAATAAGTGACCATACACCCATCTTTTCTGGCAACCCTTGACGATTAATAACCATTAAGTTAGTCGAATAGCTTGCTTGCATAGGTGTCATTTGATAAAGTTTTTCAAGTAGTTGTTCAAGGTCAACACCACGTTTAGCTGTGATAATAATTTCAAGACCTTTCAGTCCACTTCCATCTTCTACTTTAGTAACCTCTTTAAGTTTATCTTCTTTATTTAATTTAATAATACGTTCGATAATTTTTTCTTTTGTTGTTCCATAAGGAATCTCTTTAACGATAATCTCACGACTATCTTTATCAAATTCAACTTTAGCACGCTGATTGATTGAACCACTACCATTCTCATTAATTGACTTAACAACATCAGGGTCATTAATGATATAAGCACCAGTACCAAAATCTGGAATAAGTAATGTTTCTTCGTTATCTTCAATTCGTTTAATAATAGCTTCACATAATTCCGTTGTATTGAATGATGGAATACTTGAACTAAATCCTACACCAATCCCTGATTGAGCATACGCTAAGATAGTTGGATATTTAACTGGGAAAACTTCTGGAATTTTACGTGTACCATCATAATTATCTACGAAGTCAACACCGTCTTTTTTAACATCAGCCATCATATCAAGACCAATAGCAGAAAGTTTAACTTCGGTATAACGTTCAGCACCAAATGCTAATTCACTTGCATGTTGTCCAAAGTTTCCTTTTCCTATTACCATAGGATTCAATTGGCTATCTTTTTGAGCCATACCAACCATAGTTGGATATGTTGAACCATGAGGATGAAGAAGCATCGCTTCCCCCACAATGTTTGCAGACTTAGTGAATCTTGTAGCTTTTTTTTCGTGCATAGCCCATAAGATTCTTCGATAAGATGGCTTTAATCCGTCTCGAAAATCTGGTATTGCACGTGAAAGCAATACATATGTTGAATATTGCCCCATATTGTCGGTCACGATATGTTGCAATCCTTTTTCTACAATTTCCATTTTATTCTAGTCCTTCTTTAATAAATTTGTTAAGGTTTCTTGAAATGAATACTTTACGATTGCTAACATCATTACCCATCCAATCAACAATAGCTTGTTCAGCTTCTTTGGCATCTTCAATTGTAACACGTGTCAAATGACGAGTCTCAGGATTCATAGCTGTTTCAGCCATAACATGTGCATCTAATTCACCAAGTCCCTTAGAACGTGAATATTGAACCACTTTATTACCTTGTTCTTTAAGAATTTTATCACGTCCCTCATCTGTATAAGCATACAGAACTGAATCATCTTTGAGCTTGATTTCAAACAAAGGTGTTTGAGCCAAATACAATCTTCCTGTGTGGATAATTTCTGGCATCAATTTATAAAACAGAGTAATAATCAAGCACTGAATTTGAGCACCATCTGGGTCTTCATCTGATGCACAGATAATTTTTCCATAACGTAACTTCTCAATATCAAACTTAGGTAAGTCTTTTTGTTTCTTACCTAAATCAATCCCACACCCCAAAGCCTTAATTACATTCATGACTGTTTCATTATTGACAATATCCTCAATATTCATTGCTTTTTCAACATTGAGGAATTTACCACCCATAGGCATACTTGCTTGGAACTTACTATCACGAGCTAAAACTACTGAACCATGAGCTGAATCTCCCTCTGCTAGATAAAGTTCTGCTTCTTCTCCGTGAATACGAGAATCAACGAGCTTGTCGATACGATTAGACATTGAATCGACTTTTTCAGTTAATTTCTTTTTAAGTTTCTCTTTATGTTTAGCATTGACTGTATTCTCTTTTTGAACAAGAAGTAAGTGATTAATAATATCTTTAAAGTTTTTAGGGTCTTCAATTTCTGTAACTTCTAAGATTTGTGTAACACGTCTCTTAGCAACTTCTTTATAGAGTTCTTTGTTTGTAGAGAACTTAGTTTGATTTGCAAACTCAACATTGTTTGAGAACATAACAGCTACAAAACTAAATGATTCCGTAATATCTGAATCTGAAAAAGAATTTACTTTCTTAGGAAACAAATTATTTGTACGACAGTACTTATTAACATAGAGTTTAATACCATTGATGATTCCTTCGTTAATCTTCCCACCATTAGGCAAGTAGTTTAAGTTTAAGTAAGATTCTTGTGTCGGTGTTGTTGATGTTGATAATGCAATCGAAAGAGAAGTTAATTCTTCATGAGATGTGAAAACATCATGTTGATTACTTGTAATTGTATCTTGATACTCAACTAAATCCCCAAAGACAATTCCACTTGTGTTGAAAGCACTTGTAAGTTCTGAATAATATTCTTTCAAGTCTGTATAATGGTATTTTAATTCAGTTTCTCCGTGAATATAGTCAACTGTAATCTTATTTGAACTAACAGCATAACGGTGTGCAATCTCACGGACATCTTCGTCTTTAAAGATTGTTTTTGTATAAACTGTTGGGTCAAGTGAAAACGTCACAGTTGTTCCGTCAATATCATTTGTTTTTTCTTCTGTCAACTCTTCGGTAACTTCTCCACCATTAGTGAATTTAATATGGTATTTAATTCCATTAATAACTGATGTTACTTCAAAAAGAACTGACGTATAGTTAAGAACTGTAGTACCTACACCATTTGAACCTGTATAAGTTCCATTTGTTACTCCACTATCTCCATACTTAGTTCCTGCAAAGAGAGTTAAAAATAATAATTCATAGTTAGGGATTCCATCGGTTTCGCCTGAAATTGGAATACCTCGACCAGTGTCTGTAACAGTTACTGTTGAACCATCTTCACTTAGTTTGACTGTAATAGTTCCCTCTTCGAAATTATTAATAATTTCATCTGTTGCATTGGCTAGTAATTCTTTTAGTCCATGTTGGTAGTTATCTGCTGAACCATACCATACAGCAATCTTTTCACGAGCTTGGTCACGATTACTCAGCTTTCTAATTTTTTCTGTCAATGTTAATACCATTCCTTTCAATCGGTTATAATATATTATACCATAACCATTTTACTTTGTCAAGGGAAAAGTATAAAAAAAAATAAGAACTACCGAAGTAGTCCTTATTTTACCATGTTATGACAGCCTAGCGTACAACCAAACTGATATAGAAAGTCACAAAACGTAACTCTAGGATTTTTAAGAAAATTTAACCCTTCAAACTTAATCTATAACTGGATTCATTATCCAATATAAGATATAAACTCTAAGCTATAAAGCATGAGCTTTGAACTATAATATATGAAGTAGTTTTATCTATTCCTACGAATAAGGACTCATCCTTACCGTCTTGAATACATAACCTCTCTTTTTGAGATTCATCATATTTTTATATTATAGTATCAGAAGTTCGTCATATTTATTATTTATTTCCAGTTATAAGAACCTCTGAAAAACAGAACTATCTGGAAATCTATACTTTAGATTGTTCGTCATAACATGATTATAACTTAACTATTACCACTCAACGGTAATTTCTGTTGAAACATTCGATGCAGTTAATTTGAAATCAACTGTTTGTTCAAATTGTTCAATTGAATCAAGTTTAGCTTTAGTGTAATCACTTACAAGAGCTTTACCAACTTCCAATTCAAGAACTGTCGCTTTTTCGCTCTCAGCTTGTTCTTTCAAAAATTTAATAAAATCAGCACTCTTATCATCTTTCTCTGAACCTAACAAACTGTTTTGTTTCTTTTCAAGAGCCGTATCAATATCATTATTGATACGTGTCATCTTAGCTGTTGCTTGAGTCAAATCATTAACAAGAGTTTGAACCAAATCTTTCTCACTTTGGATTGAAGTTTTATAATCAATTGCTTCTGCAACTGTCATTGTTTTGTCTCCAATTACAACTTCTGTTAATGCATTAGAACGTAATACACCAGCTTTCAAAGCATGACGGTAAGCAATCAAATCAAGCAATGAATCAATACTAGATTTTGCCTCTGAAATGAATTTATCTTTATCACCTTTTGATGACGCAGGATAAACAAGTTTGTCTTCTTGAACAACACCTACATATTTAGTGTCTCCAAGTTTACGTTCAATTCTTTTGTCAAGGACTTTAAGTTCGTTAAGCGCTTCTTGTACTGTGAGTGTTTTACTTTGTGTCATTTGTGTTTTTCTCCTTATTTTTTAAGACTTGCTATTGCTAATACAATAGCTGTTGCAACTAAACCCAAAACTGGATTTGCTATAAATAATAAAATTAATACAATTGGAATTACGCACCCCATATTATGTTCTCCTTACGTTTTTTTTAACTTACATATATTATTATACCATAATCAAATGAATTTGTCAAGAGATAAGTAATAATATTTCAAATTAAATTCCCACCCTCGGAATCGAACCGAGGTTGCCTGTTCTCGAATAGGCAGTCTTATTCCAATATTTAAACGAAGTGGGAAACCAAACTGTGTATTGGCAAACTACAAATCGAGTACCGTACGAGTAGTTTTTTGAGTTATATCATAGACTAGCTAATATAACCTTCACATTATCTATCAAGACCAATATATGCTTGGCTGTTCACTTCATCAGCTGAACATTTAATAACTACTGTTACCACTCGTTAACCTAGGCTGTTAACTCTATAACATTTAAGTATCGTCAATCGGTACACCTTAGTCTTTAGGAAAATATGCAAAGACCAAACATGATTTTAAGCTTCTTATATCGTCAAGAATAACGGATACAGATAGTTTTCTTTGTGCGGTATACACTAACAACCCATTTCCATAAAGGCGAACTACTCAAAGTTCCTTTCAATTGTATCGAGATATAACCGTCATCTATTGCATGCAATAGACACACAGTCGAGCTTTATGCCCTGTCTTTATGGATTTAAACCAAAGGATAATATCATACGCCTAATCTACCTGTAGTGAGTCACCTAAATTAGTAGACTTCTTTTAGTGATGCATAAACAGTTCTTTCTTTCAGTGAATCAATGAAATATAAAATACTAAGAGGTTGTGCATCTGTTCTGTCTATAGTTTTACTTTCAGAATGACTATCTGAATAATCTACAACAGCCCTTATCATTCTGTGGGTGATAGACAACAGGTCTTCGAAAGGTTTTAAAAATTCTTTTTCTTTATTAGTCAACTTACTCAAACCTTCTTCTGTAAGTGGAATACCTTTGAAGTTATCCATAATATGTTTTACAATATTTTGAGAAACTTTTCCTTCTTTGAAACTTAAATCTTCGGAATCTCCATGTGGTTTTTCTTCATAATTACCAGCATACATTTGAATCATCCATTCTGTATGATAAAATATTTGAAATAATATATTTTTAGCTGAATTTGCTTGGTCATCAGAACGTGCAGATAGCTTAATAATATCTGTTAAGATATCTCGATATTCCTTAAGTTGAAAACTTAATTCTTTGATTAGAATTGGGTTTGTCATTTTATTTACCTACTATACTTACTTTTCTAGCTTATTATACGGTGAATAAGCAACACCTATATCCGATAGTTGGAATCGAACCAACATAAAGCGTCCTTTATTTAACCATAATATCGGATGAATTTTTCGCCAGGTTCATTCCTCCACATAACTTTTCGCCAGGTTTATGCTCCCTCAATAGAGCAGTAGGGAATCGAGCCCTACACGGTTGCTATCCGTATCCCTCCAATTACTCTAACCAGCTGTCACTTAATTGAGCCTGTGACACTTTAATACACTAGGTCTTCCGTTAACTGACCCCATATCCTAATAACCATGCACCAGTTATGTTCAATATGGTTCTTGTATAGTTGTGCCAAGGTACTGCGCAATAGCTTAGCACTTCATATATGGACTATACACCACTCATCAGGATAGCTGGACTCGAACCAACACTACATGTTCCCAAAACACGCATGCTACCATTAACACTATATCCTGTTATTATATGCCAGCTACGTTAAAGGTTCACTGACATATAATAAATAAAAGGCTGTTAGTTACTGTCGACTTGGATAGCTTTACTCATTCAACAATTAGGACTATCTTTATTATTTTCCTAAGCACCTCTAAATTTTGATAGCTCGCCAGATGTCATCCGCGAGGGACGATAAGACTCGTGTTACTATCTTATCTATAACAAGTTAGGGAATCCAACCCTAATCTAATCAGTATATCATTTGAGATATATAAGCAGACTTGTTTTAAATTAACTGGTAGGTTGACATTTCCCACATCTCTTTAAACCACTAGGGTGTGACAGTTGCCTGTTCTGTCCTCAGTTAATTACGGCTTATCCGAGACTCGAACTCGGTTCTCCTCCGTGACAGGGATGTGTAGTACCCATATACTAATAAGCCTTTAGAAATAAAGCTGTCTTCTCAGTTTCTCCAGCCGAAATCTTGGGCGACATTGAACGGAACTTGCCTATTCTAAGACTAGAAGATTGTTAGTCTTTTTGCTCTAGTCATTCAGTCCACTATCATAATGATATGACTGACCTCGCACTCTATTTCATTTAATAATCACTATATACTATTATAACATATTTTTTATGTTTGTCAAGTATAAAGTAATATGTTTTTTAAATATGTTTTAAAAACATGATGGAAATGGCGGAAATCGAATCCGCGTCCAAACTATACATATCTTAAACTTTCTTACATTCATAGTTTATTCATTTGATAGACATTATTAGTTTCTTGAATAAACAACTATCCACTAACGCTGTTCTGATTGTTATCTGTGACTTATCAGAATCCATCACACGTCTGTTTGTACTAGAAACCTACCAGACGAATCAGTTTCTAGCTGTTTAATTACTTAAACTTTTTTGTAGCTTAGGCTACGGCTAATTGAGTGTTTGCAATTATATTTAGTTTGGTTTTAACGACTGTCCTTGTCGGAATGTGATTTAAGACTGCCATAGTCTGTCGAAACCTTTACATCCCCTTAATAAAATGGTTGAGCGATAAGCCACAACACTTACCGTACCCCCAACCCATGTGTACGTTACAGATTCATCTGTACCTCCACCACTTTATTTAATCTAATAAAGAAATCAATCAAGATTAACTTGATATACTCAGTAAGGGATTTGAACCCTTGATACAGAATTAGAAATTCTGTGTGATATCCAGCTTCACCAACCGAGCAGATAACAACTAGAATCAGTTGTTATTAAAGTATTTATTTATTTCCTTCATTTGATATGGAAGACCGACACTCTTAAGTCTTTTAGATAAACCTTTGTCAGAAAGTCCATAATCTTTACAGACTTTACTCATAGGTTCAGTTCTGAGTCTTTCAAGAACTTTTTTCATTTCATCGTATGTATAAGTTCTTCGACTTTTCTTTTCTTTAGGTCTAGCTTCTATGCCATAGAATTTACGCATTCTTCTCATATTTTCTTTATGAGTTATTTCCTCTAAATTTTCCAATGAACAATTTAATTTGTTATGGTCTAAGTGGTCTATGTCATTTTTCTTATCTTTAATACCGATGAAAGTATCATAAACAAGACGGTGTACATATTCCTGATATTCCTTACCATTTATGTACAATTTAATTTGAAGATAACCACTACCATTTTGATAACTCTTCCTTAGAACTCCCTTTTGATGAGAAGCATAAGAACCTTTTCCATTATACCCTTTGGTTGTTATTATTCTATCTACAGAACGAATGTCTCCATTAGTGTTGATTTCATAAAAACCTTCATATCTTTTAAGAGGAAAGAACTCTTTTGAATCAATTTCCTTCATTCAATCAACCTCTCTCACTTGACTATATTAATATTATATCATATTTCAGATATAATGTCAAGGATAAAGTTGAATTTTTTAATTTTTTATACTGGCATTGATTTTTCTAAGAACTCAGTCCGAATCATATACTCTCTAAACTCAATATCATTTGCAATAAGCAAATTTCTTGCTGTTTCACTACAAAAATTAGATATGTTCTCTATCAGTTTATTTTTATCTTTAATATAATTCATTGGTATTTCAACTATGAAGTAAATCTTGCTACCATCATTAAAATCATCCATATCATATCTTGAATAAGACACTTTAATTTTAATTTTTAAATTCATGTTTAAACCTCCATAGTATCTCTATCCTCATAATAAAAGAATATTTCACTATTATTATTAGAATGAAATTGAGAGGTATAACTAGATGTTCTATAATGAATACTACCCTTTTGTACTACAAAGTAAAAGTCTCCAAGGAAATTTTTACTAACATAATCTCTCAAAATTCTTTCTATTTCATCCATACACATTCCGAAATCTTTGTTAAATTCTTCTTCGTCTGTAACATCGGATGTTTCCCAAATAGGTTCATGTCCATCTTGTTCAAAATAGAAAACTCCCCATTTATTTTTTAATTCAAATCCTGTTATCTCTTTAACCTCTTTAGAGCTAAAGATAACCTCGTGTTTAATTCTTTTCTTCATATCAATCTCCTAAGATTTCAAAGCGTGCATTTTCTAGCGCTTGAAGAGGCTTAAAAAAGATATCATATACTTTATCGAGTTCTGATGTTTCAACCAGTTCGATGTCGCCATCATTCAAGATAACATATTTAAAGTTTGATTTATGTCCATAAATTTCAAGAGCTTCCATAGTATAGGGTTCTGTAACACGGAGAAATGTTGCTGGTTTTAATTCAATAGCTTCTTTCCCACCATTAGACCATATTTTAATTAGTTCAACTCTATCATAGACTGTATCCCAGTCATTCCACATATTATTTTCCCAATAGATTTCATCAGTCATCTCACGAAGAAAGGAACGATAATCACTTCCCTGTTTCGGAACTAATACAACATATTCTCCAAGTTTAAACAATGTTTTTAGTTCATTTACGTTTATTTTCATATTAAGCCCTTTTATAAATCTTAATTGTTTTAAATTCATCATTCATTAAATACATAAAGATAATATATTCATTCTCTTTAAGATTGCCGAAATATGTCCGAGGTTTATCTCCATTGTGATGGTGGAAGATTGGTGAATTACTACCTTCAATTTCTTCTACATCTGTGATGTTGTCTGTAATGTGAACAACTGTTTCTCCTTTACCGTTACTTACTCCATATTTTAAAATCATGGTTAGTACCTCTCTTTCTGTCTATCTTTCTATTTTCCCTTTTGGGAATGGTTCTTGCAGGACTCGAACCTGCACTTACTCCGTTATGAGCGAAGGGCTTTACCAGTTAAGCTAAAGAACCTTATAGACACTTTCGTGTCTAATTTTTTAAACTAAATATTTAATGTTTGTATCATTGTTGATTGTAAGGATTGCTTCTTCAATTGCTAATGATACATATTCGTCTTTATCATCATTCCATCGAGTAGACGTTTCAAACTCTCCAACAACATACCCATCTCCTGTTGCATTTTGATGAGCGTTTTTAGTCTCAAAACGAATTTTAGACCATTCTCCATCAACGTCTCCATCAATGTTTGCAATATCATCAAACAAATCAATCTCACGTTGATTATGAAGTTTAATCAATCGACCATCTTCTAATCGAAGTGTCACAGCATACTTAGTTGCTTCACCTTGACTAATATTCAAGTCTTCAATTGTTTCACTAAAGCTGTTACCATTAGAAACTTCGAAAGCAATTGAACGTAAAGTATCAAAAGTAACTTTAACTTTAGTGCTAAAATCAACAATTTTTTCAACAATATCTTCACTCACATTAGAAGCATGGTCATGAATATAATCACGAACCTCTTGTCCACGTGGATATTTGAATCGGAAATGATAGTGAAAACGTCCTGTACGATTTTGCATAAAACTACTCAATCTATGTAGGTCATGCACAGTGATTACATACATGTGTTTTGTACTTGATAGACCATCAAATAAACCAAGTAATGAATCTTGACTTTCAGAATTGTCATTGCGTTCATCAAATACTTTCTCAAACTCATCAAACAGAATCATTGCTTCCTGTTTAATAGATGAAAGGAAGTCTGCGATACCAAAATAAGCTTGGTCAATTAGAATAACAGGAAGTTCTTTAGTTTCAACAAACTGATTTGCAAGGTAACGGGTGAACATTGTCTTACCAATGCCCTTATCTCCTGACAAGATAATTCCCATAGAACGGTCAAAGAGACCGAATGTTTTAAGAGCTTTTTCAGCTTTTTCTTTATGATTACTATACATTTTTTCATCAACAGTTAGATTTTCACGCTTAATAAGTGAGAAGCCTTCCATTTTATTAAATCGAACTGTGTATGTTCCTTTAGGAAGTTTGTCGAATGTTTTAAGGTCGTCTGGAAAGATTTGATAAGTGTCGCTTACGTTGATAATTGTCATTGTGTTTTCTCCTTTAGTTAGTTCATGTTGGTTAATACCTTGACTCTATGTATATATTATATCATATTCTTGAACACTTGTCAAGAATAAAGTCATTATTTTTAATGTTTAATAGTTTCTTCAATTACAGTTCTTCTAATAGCTTTAAACGTAGCTTCATTGAAACTTGTATCAGTTTTTAATCTTTCTACCTCTAGTAATGCAGATTTTTCATCAGGAAATTCTTTAGTCATTCTTTCTGTTATTCCGATATTAATTACAACCAAGTATGTGACTTCTTTTTCCATTTTGCCCTCTCTATTTACCTTTTATCTATAAAACTTCATATAAAACGTCATAATCTTCTAGTTCTGCATCATATAGTACAAATCCAGAAAACTCTTCTGCGACCTCTGTTGCGTACTCTAAATCATCAAAAACAATATTTGGAATATCTCTTGAATCAGAAGGCATAAACATCCATGTTCCTTTTTTAATGCCTTCTGATAGAATCAAAACACTTTCCGTTGAAATCCCTTTTGTGTCAAATGTTTTATGTGTTTTTCCTACTTTAACTAACATATTACTTTCCTCCACGTTTTTTGATATGTTTAAGATTACTTACACCGTTTTTAAAAGATTGTTCTTTCTTACGTTTATCTGTTAATGGGTCATAAACATCAACAGATTCACCACGTAAAGAATTTGCCAATTCTCTCATTTTTTCTCCAGCTTCAACAAAAGAATCGGAAAGAAGCTCAATAGATTCTTTTACATTATTTATATTTTTTAGTTTCTCCATGTTGTCTTCGTGAACTTCATCGACTACTACAATATGTTCTTTCATATGAGAACCTCCTTACTACACCGACAGGAATCGAACCTGCAAAATTTTTCACTCTCCGATTAATAATTCAGAATCCTTTACAAAATTGTCTCATCATACATTAAAAATCATCTATCAAGCTACTGAATCAGTCAACCACGACTAACGACATATAAATCTATATACATAAGCTGTTTTCTTTGGGGCTACATCATTTTTCACCCAAGTGACCAATCATTGAACGGAACTTGGTTAATCTTCTATACCAGCTACTCTGCTGACCACGCACTCATATATATAGTGATTGGGTGTTATTGACTTTTCCTTGTCAGTCAAACTCTATTCCTCAATTCTGAAAATCTTTTTCAAGAGTTCAAACTCATCTTCTGTGAGATAAACCGTCAAACTCTCTGCTTCTTGGATTGATTCGACTGGATGGTCTGGATAACAAACCACACTCCGTGTATCAGTAATTTCATCTTCCGCAATAGAGATGTTTGCACCTTTAATTAACCACCCTGACATACCAGCAAACCTACCAGCTTTTTGTTTAATTTCCATGTTCTAGTCCTCTTCATTCTTGTTAAGAATCAAACCATAAAACGAGTTTAAATTCTCATTATGTTCTTCGATATTATAAATATATGGTTTTCTGACTCCTCTTGGAATATCTCTTTGAATATCAAGTAGCAACTCAACAGCTTGTTCATAAACCTCTTCATTAAAGATATATTCTTGTACATGGTCATCACCTTCACGTCCTGCATTTTGAATAATCATGAATGGAATATCATCGAAAGTTGCATATCCTAAAGCCCAAATTCTTCGACCGTCAATATTGTGATAAGTAACAAATTTATACATAATATGTTCTGCTACTTTATCCCATTCATCTTCCATAAAAAATGCTGTATCAAGAGTGTTGACATCAAAATGAGATACTCCGTCATGATTGTCGTTCCATTCTACACGTGATTCATGTACAACTTCCATATCTAAAATTTGTTTTATGTTCATTTGCGTTTCTCCTTAACTTGATATAATAATTATACCATATTTAAACAACAAAGTCAATTACAGTTTAATTACTTTTATATTTATTCCAGTTTACATTCATCCCATATGCTTCCACACCATTAGTTAATAAATCATCAAAAGTATCTTCTGTTACTGGAATAATATAATAAAATGATGTATAGCTTCCATAGTCAATTGCTTTAATTGTGTTGTCGCCACCGAGAACACGAACATAACTAGGTTTGAAACTGTTCAATTCCCACCAATCTTGAATTGATTCAAATGCTTGTTCACCTGTACGAAAGAACCCATGATTAGTAAATGTTTCTCCGTTCTTCCATTGAACCAAATATCGCACCATATTAATCTCCTTATACCATGACTGGCTTAAACCCTGCATAGTTCATTTTATTACTAGCCTCTTTACGTAGCATAGCAATTGTGTTAGAGATTCCCTTTTCTTCAAAAATCTCTTTATCCATCATAAAGATAAACGCTTCGTCACTTGTTGTTAAAACGGTCTTTCCAATAACAAATTCATTGCCATTACGACCCAAATCAATTCCAATGTATTGGTTGTTTTTATTTCTAAGTGTAAAGAGAACTGTGTCCTCTGAGCGTTGGTATTTTAATCCATTGTGTACAAATGATTTTCCATATTCCATTAACTATTCTCCTCTATTAAATCTTCTAAAAATTCTGCAAACTTCTCATCACTTAAATAGAATAAATCTGGTGTTCCATCACTACGTGAATATTTTCTAAACTGCTGATTATTAAAATCTACTTGAAGATTAGATATAAGTTGATTAAATCTTAGGTTTGAATTATTCATCCAGATAATAAGCAGGTTTCGATAGATTGATAGTTGTGCTTTAGTAAATATTTCTTTACTTTCCATTTTTTGTCTCCATATATTCAAACATTTTAAGAACACCAAAATGTCTTATAAGATGAGTTTTACCAGAGCTTCGTGCTAAATATATTATTCTTGAACTCTTTGTTTTTGCACTCTCTTTTTGATATTCTAAGTAAACTTGAAATAACTTTTCCTTGTCATTTTCAGATAGAGTTACATCCATTTGATGTTCATACAATTTTGCTAATTGTTGAATACGTTCATTTTCCATAATTCACTCCTAGTCTTCTCTAACTCTTGTTCAATTTTTATTTCTGCTTCAAGATAAAAATTAATCATCAATAGCTTTAAGTTGTCTGACCAATCATCAGGTGCTTTTTCTTTAAAAATGAAATCATAGATTATATCAAGTTTATTATCCATTTAAATTCTCCTTATGTTCTTATATTGTATATTATATCATAATATCATTCAAAAGTCAAATAAAAAACTATCATTAGATAGTTTAAATGAATAAGCTTAATACTAAAAGAGTTAATGCAACTATCAGTGAAACCATTACATTGGTTACAGCATAATCAACTGCAATTTGTTCATTTGGTTTATTTGTAGTCTTAGATAAAAGAGTTGTAATTCCTGTATTCTCTACTCTAAAGGCAAATAATTCCCACATCACCACAATTGCAAATGTTAACATGAACCCTAATTTTGGAACATTAAAAGCTGGTACAATAAAGTGATTCCAACTTAAGTTAAGTGTTACAATTGAGATTGCCATTGCTAAAACATCAAGGACAAGTGCAATAATTGTTAAGATATATTTTTCAATTAATTTATTCATTTTCATATTCCTTTCTGAACCATGCCTGAAAATCTTCGACAGTATCTTCTTCTACATCAGGTATATCATAACAATCATACCATCTCCAACCTTCTTGCCACTGCTTAGTCATAAGTTCCATATCACTAGCATTTTCCATACCGTCAAATTCTGGTGCACGATGAACCAGTTTATCGAGGAAGTTATCAGTGTCCAAGTACCAATGCCAATTATTTTTTGCTTCACGTGCCGTTTTGGCAAATACAATTACTTCACCTTGGTCTGGGTCATCTTTAATACTTAATTTATAAGCTTTCATTATACTCTCCTTCAATGCTGTCTAATGTTCCTTTTAAGTCTTCAACTGCATACCTACTCACAGTACCATCAAGTTCACAATTATTATCACAACCATAATCACACTCATGAGTTACGTCATTTATAAATTCTTTCATATTTGTTGTTTGACTAAAGATTGATTCATATTTTCTTACAAATTCTGAATATACTACCTCATAATCTTTGCTATGAACACTTGCTAAATATAATAATTTGTCCAAATCTTTTTCAAATTGTGTCATCATATTCCTCCTCAACCATACTTTCAGACTAATGAGAGTCTAAGCGGTTGAAATCTTTTTCTGTTTTATCACATTTTCGACAAGTTCTATTTTTTTTATTTACCCGAACATGCCAATCATGATTAAAACAGAATAACTGCTTTAATTTTCTTAAAATACGATATTTTAATGGTTCATTCATTTTATTTTCTCCCACTTATGCCCGAACAGCTTACACAAAAGTTTCATTGATTGTCCTCCTTGTTTTTAACAATCACTTGAGCATTAGATAAAATCGGTCTTTTCCATTCAAGTTCGTCATTAAATGACCAAATATTTACTACTCCGTTTGGACTCACATCAACGTTTAAGTCTTTTGGCATAACATCCATTTCATAAAAACCAAAGTTTATAACATCAGAACATCGCCCTATGGCTTTATATTCTCCATTATTTACATAACCAACTTCTAACATTTTGACCCCACTATCGTGCATTTCATTTATTGGTTTGATATATAATGATTTTCTTTCGTACATTCAATCCCTCCCCACCAGTCATTGACCAGTGATATTAGTTTGTCGGTCATATAATAAATTGGCTTTCCAAGCCATATCTATCTTTCATATAGTTGACCGCATAATCTTTGAGTTCTTCTGGACACATAAAACTGAATGACCCAGCTGATAGGTTTCCAAAATGTTTTCGTTCCGATAGAGTCGCTCTAGTAAAACTTAAGACACATTCAGGTGGATATCCTAAAATAATTCCCAAAGCATAATCTTCTCCATGTTTGTTGACCATATCAATGTACTCATGTGTTTTTTGTGGAGAATCAACAACTAATACACCTAAAGTTCCTACCTCCAACATTGAATGCCCACGTTTTATTTTATTAAGAGATGACTTTAAGATGAATATAGAATCTCTATGTCCTTTATTAAAAGCTTCAATTTCTTTAAAAATCACTGTCATAATTCCACCACTTTCACTAAATCACGAGTAAGAGGGTTGAGGTAAGTCATAGCTATCTTAGAGTTTGTAAACTCAGAATCACCATTGTCAAACCAATCAATAAGCTCTTCGCTCATTTCATCTGAATAGAAATAGAATTGCCAATTAGCCCAGTTAGTATGAGCAAACTTATCAATTTCATTCGCAATGTTTTTCGTAATCGTGAGAATTTTCCTCATATCACGATATCTGTTTGCATCTTGCTTTATCATTTCTTCGTCAACGATTTCAGAAATTCTTTTATTATCCATTTTCACTCCTTTGGTCGGTTGTGTTGGTACATTTGTTCTTAGTGGTCTTTCTCTAAAGGTTGCGTTATACATTGTTATTACCTCTTTCACAACTCTATTATATCAAATTATTTTCACTTTGTCAAATATAAACTATTCTTAACCATATATAAAATTCTTATTTTATACCTTTCTTACTCGTCTCTCTTTTTTAATGCCCTCTGAGATGACTGTAATATCCCATACGTGTTCCTTTTCGTGTGTTTCTACAAACTTGTCAAAAAGGTGCTTAGAATTGAATCTGACGTATTCTGTAGGGTGCATATAGAATACTTCTATTAAAGTTTCTTTTCCACAATATGAACAATAACCATAAAGCCGAACGCGAAATTCTTTTGAGTATTCAAGAAAGAAAGAGTCATAAGTTAAGTTTTCTGAAAAGTTATGACCCCAATAGAAATTAGAACACAGTGATTGTTTTAGAGTCTGTTTTTTCATGTTTTCTCCTTATTATAATTTGAGTTATTTGTCTCATTTAATCTCCACATGACTTTCCATTCCAATAACTTCTGCAATTACTTCCAATGTATTAGAATCAAATATTTTAGAATTTAATTGTTTGGAAATATGGTATTGTAATGCTTTATCTTTAAGATATTGTTCGTAAATAGCTTCACTTTCATATGCATCATCTGTACTACCGTATTCTACAGATGTTCTATTCTTTCCAATTTCAATCTTAAAATCTCGTCCAAGGTCATCCCAACCTTTATAGATTGTTCCAGCATAAGCATATTTGCGACCGACTTTTGTAATTCTAGCGCGGTAAGGTTCATGACGTGTATCGCTTGGTACTAAGTAAATCTCTTTACCGACTTCATATTTAATTGGTTCGTTGTAGTTACTCATTAATAATCTCCATTTTCCACTTCTTCTACACGTTTATCATCAATTCGTTCTTTTGTTGCTGAATAAGTTACATAAAGATTGAATACAAACTTAGTGTCACAATAAAGACATTCACATACAAAATCACGTGCTTCTAATTCGATTACATCATTGCATCCTTCATAGTCTGCATACTCAATTTGATGTCTAATGAATTTTGAACATTTAGGACATTGTAATACATCTACTAACATATATCTCCTCTTTCTTTCATAAAATCATTGTATGATTTTCTAAAAAGACTATCATCATCATTATCTGACTCATTATGTAAAACTGAAAGACGTGACACCTCAAGTATGTGTAGTTCTTTCCTTAAGCGTCTTAATTCTTCTCTTTTAGTTTCTTTCTCGTGTCTAAGAGCTTCATAATCTCTATTTTTATATTTACGTTTGTTATTCATTACTATCCATTTCCATGTTTTAAAACTTTAACAATGGTGACTGCTAACCCAAAGAGTACTGCATACTCAAATCCTGCAATCATCTTCATTCCAAATAATAGAATGAAGAACACCAATGTTCCTAAAACTTCCGTACTTGTTTTCATTTTAAACCTCTAATTTCTTTTAATGTTTGTAAATAATAATTAGCATCCATCCAGTTATTATATCGCAAATATGTGAAATCTTCCCACCTTTTGCCTTTACCTTCAAGAATTTTTAACTTCCAGTAAGACTTTTTAATTGTGCGCTGATAGACTTCCACCACAATAAACTTAGGATATGTCATTGAACTCCCTCTACTAATTCATAAACAGCAACTTTGCGATTTGTAATTGGGTCTTTTCTTTTTCCGACTACATTAACAATTCCTAGTTTTGTCAATTCTGTTAAGCGAGGATGCACTGAATTACGTTCAGGTGTTGGAACAAGTCCATTAATGTATAAACCATATGCAATTTCACTTGCAGATAAAGGTTCATCAAATGCTTTTAGGTAGTCAACAACTACTTGTTGTCGGTCTCCGATTGTTTCAAGGATTTCTTCGAATGATGCGTTTCGTGTTTCAGTAGTAATGTTTGTCATTTTATGTTCCTCAACTTTCTATAATACTATTATATCAAATTAAAATACTTTTGTCAAGCATAAAATAAAAAAAAGAGTAAATAAATTACTCTTTTGAAAATAATGTGAAATTTCTAATCTCAGCCTTCTCGTTAATAGTGATATTGATATGTGGTTTATCATCATTTAAAATATTATATTTTGTATAGGCAATAGGTGTGCCAGCAATCATATCTTTAATATCATGATAATCACTACTTACAAATCTTAATTGTGAATTTTTGCTTGTGAGTTTTCCAAAATTTGAATAGCTAGATTCAATTTCATTGGTGACAGTGACTGAATGATGTTCACCAGAAGGTGTTACAAAATTAATTGTAGTATCTTGATTTTCTGTGTTTCCATTATCTCTTACAGATTGAGAATAATTAATAACCTCATAATCAACATTGATATTAATATATTTCATTTCTTTCTTTTCACTCTCTGGCTTAATAAAGCATACTGCTAAAATAGCAAACAAAACCAAGAATGCACAGAATGAAGCAAAAATAATAATTTGACGTTCCTCATGTTCATTTTCCATTTTAGTCCTCTTCTAGTGGTTCAAGATATGACAGAAAATATTTTACCTTTTCTTCAATGTCCTCTTTGAATGTTTTAATCACTTCTTCCACATCGACATCTTCTTTAAAGTTGTCTCTATTTTGCCAAATAAATTCCATCTGACCTACTGTTTCATTGATTCCTTGTGCATAGTCTGTAATGTAATTGAACAACATTTGACTATATCCGTATTCTTTTTTCATTATGTTCTCCTTATGAAAAGAAATCTTCTATTATAATATCTCTTTCCTCTTTTGTTAGACGTCTATTATCAGCAAATCCATCGTTGCTGTCAAATGTCATACCATACATAGACAATGCACGTTTAACATTCTCTTGCATGAATTTCATCATACTTTCTTCTGTATATAACTTAGGATATTCATCAACTATGATTGCGTTCTCTCTGCATCCTCTATCTACAACATAGCTATATACAGTTTCATCTTCAACTACAGCAAAATCTTCTGGTTCTACATATTCAATCTCGTCTAATTTCATCTCATCCTCACTTCGTTTCGTTGACAGCTCTATCTGATAAGTCTTTAGTCTGTTGTGCATCAGTTACTGCTTGTGATAATTCGTCAGTTTTTTGTTGAGCGACAGTTAATTTTGCATTCAAATCACTAATCTGTTGTGTCATGCTTTCCTTATCTTTGTTTGCTTGATTTAATTGTCGAATAACTTCTTCTTTTTGCTGATTAAGTGAGTTTAATTGATTTTGATAATCAGCATCTTTATTTTTAAGTTGACCTTGAAGTTGTTGGTTTACAGAATCAGCTTGATTAATTTGGTCTTTTAACTGATTAATTTGGTCATTCAATTGATTCAATCGTTTTTCATATTGCTGTGAGTTATTATTCGCCTGTTTAAGCTGTTCGTTTCGGTCTAGTAAGCGTTGTTTCAAGATAGAGATATTCTGTTGCACAGCAACCATATTTTGATGTCCTGCCCATGCATTAGCCGCATAAGCCCCAAAAGTTGCTGAACCAAAGATTCCTGCAATAACCATAACTGTCATAATAATTTTTTTAGTTGTATTTTTCATTTTTAATTTATTCCTTTACAATATCCATAATAATAATTTGAGGTGTTCGTGTCATTTCTTTTGTTGAAAAATTGTAGAACTCATTGATTGTTCCATTTCCTACAACACTGACAGTATCGAATGTATCAATATCCTCATTCCATTCCTCATTAACTTTAAACTTAATAAAGACTAAATCTCCACTTGTTTTAAATTTGACTGTTTCTTTTGTTTTACCAATAACTGCACGTTCCTCAATCATAACATTATTTATACGTACTACAACTTCTGGAAAGTTATTACCTGTAATGTAGTTGATATTGATTAAATCAGTTAAATCCATAAATGCTTCTTCAACATTTTTCAATTCAACATCGTAATAGAACGTTCTTTCTGTTTCAAGATTGTCTGGCATGTTATCCTCGATGTATTCTTTCAAATCATCTAATCGGTCAAGAGGAAAATTCAATCCATGAGCTTGTCCATGTCCCTGTGCTTCCACAAAATCTAATTCACTTAGAAACTCATTTGTATTAAAACTACCATACGAACGACCTGAACCGCGACAGATTCCATCTTTACCTTCTGTCACAACGAAACATGGGCGATGGTATTTTTGAGCGATATTCTGAGCTACTAAACCGTTCATACCTTTATTTGACTCTGAATCAATAACAATAATAATCTTGTCTTCCATATTTTGATTATCTTCATATTTTTGCATGACTGCTTTTTGAGTTTCTTGACGTTTTTTATTCAGTTTATCCATTTTAAGTCGAAGCTTCTTAGCGTCAGTATCATTATCTACCATTAAGATTTGAAAAGCAAGTTCAATTTCTCCCATACGAGCAGATGAGTTAATTAATGGTGCAATACTATATCCAATATCTTTTGTATTGTATCGGTATGTATTAATTTTAGCACCTTTAAGGATTCGTGATAAACCAATGTTATTAACATTTTGTAATCCTTGTGAGATAAGGTAACGATTCTCAAAATTAAGAACACTCATCATATCCCCTACAAGACCAATTGCAACTAGGTCACGGAACTGATTAGAAAATCCATCATCATCTAAGACATCATCAATGCCTTTTGCTACTTTATAAGCCATACCAGCCCCTGACAAATCTTTATTGATTGATTCATCTAAACGATGGTGAGGATTACATAAGATAACTTCTTTATCCATTTCATCCATAATTTCTTTAGAGTCAAATTCATGGTGGTCTAGGATGATGATATCCAAATCAGGATTTAATGTTCGAGCACGTTCAACACCTTTTAAGTCGTTACTCGAACTATCTAAAATAATAAGGAGGTCAGCTATCTTTGTCTTCTCGATGTTTGAGCGACTAAGGTTAATAAGTTTTTCCCACTTAGCAAGACTTTCTTTATCTTTTTCAACCTTTGCTTTCTCTGCTTTGTTTAGCCAATGGTCTTGAACCGACAATTGACCATATAGTCCATGCCCCGTATCACGTTGTGGGTAGATATAATCTAGGTTGAACTCATTAAAATCTTGTAGTGCTTTCAGTCGATTGAACATAATAGCTGTTGCTGTGATTCCATCTGCATCAGGGTCTCCACTTATTACAATTGTTTCTTTGTCTGCAATGCCTTCTAATATACGATTGACAGCTTTTTCTACATTGCGGATTTCAAAAGGATGATTCTCCCACTTCTCATCAGGAAACAGAAACTCTTGATGGTCTTCGAGAGGAATCCCCCTTGCCTTTAAAATTCTTGTTTTTAAATCATCTTCTCTATCTGCTTCAATTTTTGTTTTCTTTTGTATCCATTTTACCACGTTTAATTACTCCAAATCGTATTTATAGTTATTATATAAATCTTTCCAAACCTTGATACCACTATCAATAGGGGCAGACTTTTTACCAGTTTTCTTGTCTTTGTCAAATACCATTGACACACTTCTTTGATTGAGCTTTTCTGCTGTCTTTTGAATTTCATCAATTGTTTTGTCACTGTCATAAGCTAGAACAATATCAACGTCAAATCCTAATGAGTAAATCATATCAACCTGAGCAGGTGAAATATCACTTGAACCAAGAGCTACTACATTATAAATTTTATTCTCATAAAATTTCATGCAAGACTTTTCGCCCTCTACGATGATTAGTTCTTTCTTTTCTTTTGCTGACTTGTTAGCAATATAGAAATTAAATAATTCTTGTGACTGATTACATTTATAGATATAGATATACTTAGGGTCTGATTCATTTACATCTTCATCTAAGAGCATTCTGCCCTTGACACCTACTAACTGTCCAAACTTATTACGAACAGGAACTGTAATTCTTCTAGTAAGGATATCAAATCCAATGTCATAAGTCCTTTGAGTTTCTATACTTATTCCTTCATCTTCCCACATTTTATTAGGTAAATCTAAGAAATCAAATAGAATATTCTCATCAAGAACTTTATTGGGTTTTCTTACTCCACCTCTACCCTTGTACATCATACTCTTGATATTCTTGAGGGGGTCAAATCTTTCCTTAATCTCTCCACTCGAATAACTCCAATGAAATAACTTACAAATATATTGTTTTGCTTCATTTAAATTATCCTGTAATTCATCTCCTTTTGCTTTGTACACGAGATAAGAGATTAAATTAAAGATATCTCCACTAAAGTCATTTCTGTTTCTTATTGAGCACCAAAGACCTTCATTCACTCTACATTGTACAGCACGTGTATTTGTAGAGTGAAAATCATCTGGCAATTGGGCTGTAATAAGAGTTCCACCTTGTTCCCACTTTATATTTTGACAACCAATTGATTCGAGCAGGTCTTGAACTTTATCTTCTTCAAAGAGTCGTTTTTTAATCTCTGCTAAATCATTCATTTTTTTATCCTTTAATTATATTCACGTGGAATATTTGCAAACCCAACTTCAACAAACGAATTGTACTGGAATCGAGCTTCATAAATAATTGCATCTTGTCCATTGTCCGTGTTTTGACCATAACGGTTCTTGGGTATAAACATTACATAATAAGTTTTGTCTCTGTTGAGTGAAACTTCTTCTCGAACAAATTTATCTCCACTCATTCCATTTTTAACAAGACGATATGGTTTAATTTTGTCATATTCGTCATCAAAGATAGGACGATACATCATTAAAATAGATGCTTCGTTTTTCATCCCCTTACCCTCACCAATAGCATCATATCCAAGGAATTTATCTTTAATATGAACATCCGCCAACTGAATAGTCAACATAGTACGAAGATTAAAACCACCAGATTCAGGACGAGTCAATTTATAAATTTCTTTCGTTGCCTCAACAATTGCCTCCCAACGACTTGCTGACTTATAATTATCAGGTACTTTGTGGGTGTCAATAATAAGGTTGACATATCCAAGATTTGCATGTAGAGCTACAATATTTTTTAAATCTTCAATCTGATATTGTTCCATGAAGACAATTTTAATATGTGCTTCATCTCCAGCCATTAAATCTTTTAACTTTTCAAATGTCTCATTGATAAGTTTACGGTCTTTATCATCTAACTTATTCACTTTATTAAGTTTTCTACGTTCAAAATTACGTTTTTCTTTATCTCCATACTTATTCATCTCATGATTAACTAATGTTAAAAATATTTTTTCTCGTAATTTATCAGCACCTTCCTCATTAAGAATAACAAGTGTTTTGTCTACATCATAAATACATGACAAGAGAACCTTATCTGTCATGAATGAAGATTTACCACTATTACCAAAGCCACCAAGCATTGTAACTTCTCCACGTGGCATACCCTGCACAACACTGTTTAGTAAACGTGAATTTGCAAATCTAAGAACTCCATCAGCTTTATTCTCTAAGTTTCCTAAGAACTCTTTACCACTGATATAGAGATTTTCACTTTCAAAAGAAGATACACCATCAATTGCAATATTATTCATTTGATTTTGCCAATACTGTGAAATCTCACGAGCATTCATTTCACGATAATCATATTTTTTATTGTTGGTGATTACTTTTCCACCAATTAAATCAATAAGAGCCATGATTACTTTGTTTTTAAGTAGAGCATCATAGTATGATTCAATATTTTGAGCATTTTCCTCAACAATATCAATCAATTGCACCATTGTACCGTATCCACCATACTTATCAAAAGTATCACGAACACCGATTTCTTCAACTGTTGCATTGACTGAAATATCATCAAATTTTTTGATTCCCTTTTTATACAAACGTTTACCTAATTCAAAATAAAAACCCCACTCTGGATGTAAAAAATCATCTGATGAAATCTTTTCACTATAGCTTGTATATGTTTCCATAGGTTGATTCCATAATAAACCCACAAAATATGATTCATTGGTACTCGCTAGTCGTTTGATTGATTCAGCTTCTACTTGCGCCTTTGTTTTCTTTTTAGTTGTTACCATATTTTCCTCTTATAACCATTTACTGATATCATTACCTAGTTTCTTGCGTTCTTTTCTAGGTTTTTCATCTTCCTCGTCATATTGATATTGAATAATATTCTCGATATCCTCCTGTGTAATACTTGCTTCACGAGCCTTTTGAACTTCAAGAGCTTTCTTTTCACGTTCCATCTTTTGATGAACTAAAGGGATTCTATTGACGACAATCTTCATTACATAATATAATGCAGAATCAATTGATTGAAAGTCTTTTGTTTCAATTGCTGTTCTAATCTTTTGTTTGGAATCAATTACTGTTCTTGTCATAACATCCCATTCAAACCCATCACGATATCTTTTATCAGTTTTTTTCTTATTGAATACGGGATTACCACTTCTTAAGTTCTGAGCTAAGGTATAAATGCGTGGTGGAATATCAACGAACTTTAAGTTTACAATTTCAGCTAGAGTTTGCCAAAAAATATCTTTTTTTTCTTGTTCTATTTGATTTCTTTTGAACCTTTCCATCTCAATCTCTTTACATTCTGGATGCAAATATCTGTTTGGAAGTTTTTCATATTGAACCATAACATCAATCTTGTCTTTCTTCTTGCAGACAGGACATGTACGAATACTTTGTTTAGCCAATTATCCATCTCCATTTCTTTAGTATATTAATATTATAGCATAATAAAATGAATATGTCAAGTGTAAGACATAAAAAAGAGAGAATTTCTTCTCTCTTTTAATTATTATCCCACTTCCATATCAGTTAAGATACTTTGAAGTGCTTTAACGTCATCAGATTCATTAAAGTTCATTGTTCCAAGTTCTTCTTTGAATCGCTTAGCCCAAGTTTTCTTCTCAGACAATTCTAATTCAGAAAGGAAGTCACCAATTTTTGATTTGATTGAATCAATATCAACCACATCTTCTTTTTCTTCTTTGACTTCTTCTTTCACAATTTTACGAGTTTTTTTTGCTTTTGGTTTTTCTTCTACTAATGCTTCACTTGCACCAGTATTTGCTAGAACTGCATCACGGATAGTTGCCAAGAACAAATCAACATCATAATCAATTTCTTCTGGAACTTTAGAAATACGTCCACCAGCTTCCGTTGTACCATCTCCACGGAAACGAATCTTACGATTCTCTTTAACAGTTTGTTTACGTGTTTCTTTATCACGTGTTTTCTCTGTTTGAATGTCAATAAAGACAATAAAATCTGATGAGTTTTTGATATAGTCTCCTGTACGACCAGTTGCTGACATCATAGTTTTGTCATACTCAAGACCAGATTTTTCTTTAACTGTCTTGTCTTTGTCATGGGTAATTCCCATCCATCCACCAAAGATACGGTCAAGACGAGCAAATTGACGAGAAAACTCCGCTTCAACCAACTCATATCCCTTACCAAAAGGAATGTCAGCCATTGCATCATATCGTTTGCCATCTTTAGTGCTCTGTTTACGAAGTACGTACTCTTGACATAAGCGACCTGCGATATCAACCGTATCAATACCAACATAAACGAATCCTTCGTTATCATCTTCTAGTTCATCGATTGCATCAATAAAGTCAGACCATGATTCAATGTCAACTACGTTAATTCCATCAAGGAAGTTATACCCTTTTTCAAATGCAAAGAGCAATCCAGTATCAAGACCACCTTCACGTTTGAGAATTTCATAAAACAAACTCGTTTTTCCCGATTTAGGACGACCTGCAATTGTAATCTTCATGTCTGATAATTTTGTACTAATTTTATTCTTTTTAATTTTGTCTTTAATTCCCATTTGATTCTATTCTCCATTCTTTTTCGATACAAGTATGATAAGTTACTTCTTATCTTTAATGTATATTTAATGTTTCTCATTTTCTTCTTAATCAGAATGGAAGGTCATCATCTGAAATGTCCATTGGGTCTGAACCAAAAGCTTCTTCATCAAACTCTTTACTTGCAGATTTACCTTTACCACGAAGTCCGCCAAGGTCATCTTCTTCCTCATCATCTTTCTTAGAGTCAGATGTGACTAACTCAGATTGTTCAAGAGCTTTCATGAAATCATCTTCTGTATATTTAGCAGATTCATGACTGTCAGTACCCTCAATACTTAACAATGAAATGTAGTTCGTAACCTTACGAGCATTACCACGCATTTGAGCAAGGAGGTCGTCTTCCTCAGGTTCTTCATCAACTACAACTGCACGGTTAATGATATTACCCTCAATTTTAAGAAGTGAGCCAAATTTAACTTTTTTAAATGCACTAGCCATTCCTTGTTTCATTTTAACTTGTGCATCAATTTCTTTATCAGCTTCTGCTTTTTCTTCATCTGACATTGATTCGTAATTAACAAATGGATTATTCAAGTCTTTTTCCCAAGATAATGCATATGAAACTGGAAAAGTTTTTTGGGCATAGTTAATGGTTTTACCAGTTACTGTAATTTGTTCGTCACCTTTTTGGTAGTCTGTATCAAAAAGTACAAATTCTTCTGTGAAGTATGCAGACTCTTTAAATTTAGGACTATCAAAATCAAGTTCACGGTCATATAACAGGATTGATTGAACATCAAAATTTTGAGTTTGAACTACTGTTCCATTTTTTTCATACTCTCCACGCCCCAATGTACCAGTAACCATTACTGTCATGCCATTTTCAAGCAACTCTTCTGCAAGAGCAACGTTATCAAATTTTGTATCATGTACACGTGGCGCATCTTTACCTGCTTCTGTAAGACCAACTGTTGAATCAAGTGTAATAATTCCATCTTCTTCCAAAGCTTCTTTTTGGTCAAGATAGTCGTCATAACTCATTTTAGAACTACGTTTAGACTTGTCTTTTTCTTTAGTGTTCCACAAGTAAACAGTCTCTGGTTCATATCCTGTCATTTGAACGTAAACTGTTTGTTGATTAGAAGTCTTTACTCCAAATCGAAGTGAACGCATTTCTTTACCTTTCATTTTTCCTCGTTCGAGGATACGTGATGTAAAGAAATTATCACGCTCTGTTCCAGTAATTTTACCGATGAGGCGGAACGTTCCTTTTGTTTGGTTCAGGATTTTTTCTTCTTGTTTCTTAGCCATTTCTTTGGACTCCTTTTATTCTTAGGTTTTATTTTGACAACATAACTATTATATCAAATTAAAATTCATTTGTCAAGTATAATGTTATTTTTTTTAAATTATTTTTTTAACTTAAATAATTCGTTCACTTCAACATCTAAAATTTCTGATACAGCCATTGCCAATTCTAGCTTCCAATGCACACTTCCATTTATAACTTTGCTAAAAGTTCCTCTTGATAGCTCAATGCCATACTGAGCATAAATAATTTCAAGTATATCTTCTTGTGTAAGTCCTAAGATACGCATCTGTTTCTTAAAATCACCTTTGTTAAAAATTAGCACTGCGTTCAAACTCCTTTCTTAATTATGTTATATTATTATTATATCATAATCTGAAATAAAAGTCAAGAAAAAAGAGATAAAATATCTCTTTTTTTATTCTTATTTGAATGAACCCCAATATTCAACTGGGTAGAACTCTAATATTAATAACTATTGTGTCTCGAAAAAGCACACTTGAAGGTATACTTAATTCGCCATTTAGAATGGGTTTGTATTACTAATTGCTACTTGCAATCTATCTAAAGGTTCTCCAAAGATACCTGCAAAGTCTGAATCATCAACTACTGGAGCTAACCAACCTGCACGTTTAGCGGTTTGTGACCGATAATGAGCTTGTTGATATACTTCACCGCTAGGTGTGTAGAAATAAGCTTGTACGCCATCAATAGTGTGACCAGAAATACCAGCACATCCATTAACAGTATCATTCTTATTACCATTTGTTACCCAACCGAGCCATCCATCTTCGATAGTGTGTACTCGATATTTCAATGCACCATGAGTTACTCGCATATAGAGCAAGTCATGTTTATTACTTGGTAACCCAGCAAAACCATTGGAGTTACTGTTGTTAAAGTTGGTGATTTCTCCTAACCAACCTCCACCTTTTTGATGCAATCCATATACTACATTAGTTGGTACTTTTTGAGCAGGTTTGCTTGGTTTTGGAGCTGGCTTTGGAGCAGGAGCAGGGGCAGGTGCTGGTTTAGACGCAGGTTTTGAAGCTGGAGCTGTTCCACCTATCCCATTAGCCAAGTCAGTAGCTAATTGTGCTTTAGAGATGCCAATACGTGCTAAGTAACCATAAGGGTCTTGGTGGTCGCCCCAAATATTATCAGACACCCACTTGTGAGATTTGATACCTTTACCTCCACTATCTAGTGTCAATGGGATACCAAATTTATTTGCATATTCACGAATAGCATTTACGTAGTTAACATAAGATTGTCTTTGTTTAACTGGGTCTGAATAATGTGATAATTCAATTTGGAAAGGCGCACGACTGTTTGCTACGTTACCAGCACCGTAAGCAACATATCCAGCTTCTCCTACCAAATATACTCTATCCCACCCAGCAATTGCATGTGTGTATGCATTTTGCCAGTTGTTGTGCATATAGCTAGCTTCGTTATATGCACTATTGTCTCCTTGATTGTTGTCATTAGCTGTATCATGAATGATAATATATTCATTACTTGTTTTTTGAGATGAGCCTTGACCTGCACCAAGCATAAAGGTTTTGTCATAGTTTGTCATTAAAATCTCCTATCTGTTCGTAAGAACTCAACGATTGTTATTTCCCTGTAACATATATTATTATACCATAAAAAAGAAAAAAGAGCAAGTTAATTGATAACTTACTCATTTTTTTCTTAGTTTTAAAATATATTCTGTATTTGGAAAAATATTTTCATGACTCAAATTATAATACTGGACTTCACGTGAAAATTCAAGAAGTTCTTTATCAACATTTGTAGATGCTTTGATGATTTCAAATCCTACTAAATCTAAATAGTATTGAATTTCTTGTAAATCAAATGGCATATACTGCACACCGATAGTATGTTCGACATAACCTTTACCAAAGTGTAAGAAGTCTACCAACGTTAGTGCTTCTCTAGTATTTTGTGGTTCTCCCAACTTAACAACATTTTCAGTCTCTTTAACATCTGTTAAGTAATCTTCAAATTTCTCTGTAGGGACATAAGATACTGCATCATATCTAAAACTTGTAACTGGTTTCATTGAATCTTGAATAAGTACAATACCATCATCTTTTAACAGTCCCCAAATCTGAGACATCATGATGATAGCTTTCTTAGCACCAGTTGTTGCACTTTTAGATACACCTTGGTTTTGATTCAAAGTAAATACTTTATGTAAAGCTCGGTCAAGGATAATTGTATCAAACAATCCGTCCGAGAATAACTTATTAATATTAGTGATGTTATAATCAAAAACATTATAAAACCCTTCGTTATATGCGTCTTGAACTGCCTTTGAATCAAAAGATACTCCAAACAATGCATTAGACTCATTATCTAAATCTTTTAGAATATTAGAATCACTGAATCCTAAAACTAAAATATTGCCTTTTCTATATTCTTCTTTTATGTTCATTCTTCATCTCCTTTTCCTTCATAGAAGATATGGAGTAGTGTATTATCATTAATACCCAATTCACTTTCTGAATATCTCAATACGTGTCCATAATCGTAAACAAAAGTAAAGTCATACCAAACAATTTTGATGAAATTATCTTGTGTCGAATCTTCGTCCTTACTAATACCCATCGCACTCATCCACTCTTCAAATAGAAATGATGCAAATAATTTTTTGTTTTTAGTTACTAACATCCTCCCATCTTGGTGTGCTTCCATTACTTCTGTGATTGAAATGTTGAAAGAACCTGAAATAAATTTAACAACGTCATATGGTAAGACCTCTGACTCTAAAGCATTGATTTCTTTAATTGTTTTTCGTTTTAATTCATTAAGTTTAATTAATACCATTCGTTATCTCCCCTGTATCTCTATTAATTCGATATTCAACTAATGAATCTTTGTTATAGTTAAAACCTACCGCATAACGCTTAATTGTTTTATCTTGAACAATCTGAGATATAAAAGAATTAGGAAAAACTTTAGGAACTGATTCGATTTCTTCAAACAATGTTGGATTATCATCAATTATTGTATCCAACATAAGATTTTCAATGTGTTGAATTTTAGAGTGATTTCCAGTTAAAATTAAGTCTGAATGTGGAATTTGAAATCTACTTATCCAATCCTCTGTAATTTTTCTTTGTGATTCTGGGCGAGCTGTAATAATATAAACCTTATCATCACTCTTAATAACATTTTTAAATAATGATTCAATTACTTTTTCGTTCGGTTCACTCTTTTCAATTACCTCATAGCCATAATGTTCCCAGAAGAACTTTTCTTGCTCTTCTGTTACATCAAATGCTTTAGCTAATTTGAATGATTCTAGTTTGTCTACTGAGACAATATCTTTCTGGAAAACATTTGACATTCTATCAAGAATAACATCTACACGAGTTAGTGTGTTATCCATATCTAGTAATACATTTGCCATTTAACACCTCTTTCAATTTTCATATACATAAATTATATCATAAAAAAAGTGAATTGTCAATAGACAACTCACAATTTAATTCAAAATCAAAAAAAGATGTTATCATACTTCTTCTTTACGAAAGCCTAAACTTTCCAAAGCTAAATATTCAACGCTATCCTTTTCAATATCTTTACCTTCAAAATAATTTTCAGTGAATTGTCTATTTTTCCCTGTATAATATAATCTTCTAACGCTGGTAATATCAGAAAAATTATAAAATTTATATTTAGGTTCATCAACTTCATAACCGTTAATTAGAGCATTTATCATTTTTTCTTTTTCATCAAGATTAAATGGTTTTTCTTCGTTATCTTTGTAAGTTTTTTCTGTACCATCTTTAAGAAGACAATCCCAACCCCAACGAGAAATATAATAGAAAGCCAAGTTTTTTTGTCTTCCAAAAGTTTTAAGATAATCAGCTTGTTTTTGTGTTAATTTAACTACCATGTGTTAGTTCTCCTTTATTTCTATATATATTATTATATCAAAATATTATTTTTTTATCAAGCATTAAGTGATATTTTTTATTGATTTCTGCTTTTAATTGCCCTGCTCTCGCAATTGTTCATTTAGTGCTTTCTTTGTTCTTTCTGCTATGTCTTTGCTTGGTGTAATTAAAACGACTGTATCTCCTAAGCGCTTAATAGCTTGGTCAAAAATATAATTACATGGAAACACTGTAAAATTATTTGGTGCATGATATTTTTTCTTATTTTCTTCTGAAACTTTAACAACATACCATTTTTCAATCATTTTCTATTGCCTTTCCTTGTTTTTTTAGTTAAGTCTAAGAAATCTTGTGTTGATTCTTTCGTTCTTTCTACTGGATTTTCTACCTTTACTTCTTCCACTAGCTCACCATCATGTTTTCTCCTAGCTTCTTTTATATTCTTCTCTAAGTCTTCTTACGATATTTGTTGCTATGTCAAAATCATCTGTATAAAGAATAGGGGTAGTATCTTCTAACAATTCTTCATTGTAAATATTCCTATCTCTAATTACAAAATATGTAAATCCAAATATCTTAGGATACCATGTTTTATATACTACATAACTATCTTTATTTACCATCTTATCACCATTTGGTTCATATCTCCACCAATATATTTAATATTATACCCCAAATCTGCCATTTTACGAGTTATTTTTAAATATGCAGAAATCTGAATCTCCTTAGAAATATTATATTTTTCTCTTAGTTCTTTCCTTATTTTATATGGTAAAATATACTCTCCATAATAATATTTTTCTATCTCATCGTCCCATAAAACATCTATAATTAACGCATTGATTCCTCTTTTTGTATAATATTCAATGCTATCCACCATTGAATCTTCATAAAATGAAGCTAATAGTTCTACTGGAATATCTTCGAGACTTTTCTTTAACTTTGAAGCCACTTCTTTTGCTGGAATTAATTTTTTCATAATCTCTCCTTAATAAATGACCATTTCAGAATCATAAAGATTAGTGTCTAGGGTACTGTGCATATCGTTTAATGAATTTATCCATACTGTAATAATTTTACGGTGAGTAATACTATATACCAAGACGATAGATTCTTCATTTACAAGTCGATTACCACGCAAAACAGAGCGCTCTTCCACTAAGTTTACACCATTGTAAATACGTTTAAACTCAATTGGAGTAAAATCAATCAAAGTCTGAGCCAACATGATTTTGTAAGTGTTGATATCTCTGCCTTTTCGTAATCTTTTAAAAAGATTATCAAATGCATGAGGAACGATGTTTACAGAGTTTACATCTCCATTTACACTACTTTTGATTTTATTCTTCACAATTTCAAGTTCTTGCTCATTCATTTGTGTAAAATGTTTACGGATTTCTTTACGTCCTTTGTTCGTTTTCATAATAAACCTTCTATCTCTCTGGATGTTTCTGTTGTTGTGATTAATTCTACTTTTAAGACTTCTTCACACATAAGTTTGCAATAATCAATTTTTTCTTTTACACTCTCTAAATCTGATAATCGAACAGAATATTCTTCTTGATAATTATTATCTCTTACTGTGACTAGATAATATTCATTTGTATTTTTTATAACTTTCATTTGCTTCCCTCACTTTCTATAATACTATTATACCAAAAAAGAGGTGTTATGTCAACACCTCTAATATTAAATTATGATTACCACCACATTGCAGGAGAAAGTACTGTCCACACTTTCCAAATTTTCTTATTCTTAGTATCTCGTCCACCTGTGATAAAATCATCGTCTAATAGATAGTCTTTACACAGTTCAATAAGATAATTAATAACTTCCAATTGAGTCATGCCGTTCAGTTCTTTATCTTCCCACTCTGTATGAAATTCTAAATTTACCATTGTTTGAGTTTTGTATCGCATCAAGCGTTCATATAGTAATTCAACTAATGATGTATCAAGATTCCATGTTTCCATCATAGAGAAGCCATACTCTTCAATTTCTCCATCTTGATTATAGCGTTTATCATCATACATATAATTCTCGCTATCATCTTTATATAATTCACGTAAATATTTTCTATTATACATTATTAATTTCCTTTCATTATCCATTTAAAAATTTTATATATAATTACACACGCAATGAATACAAGGAATGCAATGATAAAAGTATTGAATGCTATTAGAAACATAAACAAAATAGGCTGACCTATTAGAAGAATTGTGATGTTTTTAAAAATATTATTTCCCATATGTATTGTTGGGTATATCCAATATGTTCCAATAAGCAACAAATAAGATACGATGACTGTAATTAATCTAGTAATTCTTTTCTTAAACATTTCTGTTCCAATCTAGTAATAGCATTCCATCACGTTTGACTTCAACAATGGTCTCTTCTTTATTCCATTTTGCTAGTAAGTCTCTAGTGTCAAAACCATGAGGTACAATTACTGCATAACCATTCATTGTTTCATAGTGAACAATTTCTCTCTTATCGCCTTGAATTATTTTATGAATGTCTTCCTCGAACTCAAGCATATTTTTGTAATCATCACTATCGAAATCAAATAACCACTTTTTAGTTAAAGCACACTCAATAGATTGTGCCAAACTAACTGATTTAGACGGAATACTTGCTGGATTCATTTCAGGATGGTCAACGAGATAATGGATTAATTTGTTATTTACCTTATTAGAGTCACGTTCATTGATTGACATATACCATCTTGAAGTTTCTCCAAGTACACCTTTGTCTACAAAATTATTGAAGTCTTTAAATAGATTTGTTTCTTCTTGAGCTGATGTGTACTCACTTGTTAAAAATGAATATGACCGTTGCTTAAATCCTTCAACATTTTTATTATCTTTGTTTCGAGAAATAAATAATACTATTTTTGGATTGTGTTTCATTTCAAACCTCCTACTACTTTACCACATTGCAAACACAAATGTTCATCTACTACTGTCCTGAGTCCTTGCATTATGTTTTTATTGACCAAAAATTCTTTCTCACACATTGTGCAAGATACTACTTTATGTTTAATTGTCATTTTTTCAATTCCTAACTTTCAAATGATTCCTAGGAAACAAAACTCTTCATATCCTGCATAGCTGACATTTTACATTCTGAACACTCAATAATTTTACGCACGTTCCGCTTCCTCTCTTGTTTTGAAAAATTCCCAAGCTAAACCTGTAAATTCGTAGTTTTTAATTGAATATACAACCATACGAGAACCTAAAATACGCTTTACTGTAACTTCTTGTATATAGCCCAAAGGGTTTTTAAAAAATACATTCTGACCTTCTAGTTCTTTTAATTCTGAAATTTTCATTTTGACTCCCCTACTTACTTTTAAAATTTTGATTATGAATATATTATATCAAATCGTTTTAAAAATGTCAAGTCTAAATATTTTTTTAGTTTGATTTGAAAAATTTCATATTCAATATTATAGGTTGTTTTGAAAATCAGTTTGGTTTCAAAAATCCTAAACACAAAGTAAAGGGGGTTACTCGATTTAAAAATTTAAATCCCAATTTATTTTTTGGTTTGGTTTGAAAAATTCCAATCTCAAATAAAATCAGTTTCGTTTCAAAAATTTGAAACACAAATAAATTTAGTTTGGATTCAAAAATTAGAAAATGAAAGTTGCCGTCTCGATTCAGAAATTAGAAACTCAAAATTTATTACCTGATGGGTGGTACTCGTTTCAAAAATTTCAAACTCAAAATTTTTCAGTTTGAAATAAAAAATTAGAAAGTCAAATTGTTTGGTTTTGATTTAAAAATTAGAAGCTCAAAATTTTTAAAGTCTGGCTTAATTCTATTATATATAGTATGTAAATAATATTTTTAATCAAAAGATACATTATGAATTGCATAATTGCATAACCTGTGGATAACTTTTAGAAAATGTGGATAACTTCCTTAAATATGTGGATAACTCTCAAAAATCTGTGTATAACTTTTCTAATTTATCTAAATGTAAAAATAATTCTGAATATTTTGTATAAATCGTGCTGATTTGTATAAAAAACTCCACTCTGAGCTGAAATTTGAGTCCAAACTATAAAAAACTGTCAAAAATCCCCATATATTTATATGAAAAACTCTAATATGAGCCATTTCAGGGGCTTATTATCTAAAAATGTGCGATTATGAGCTAAAATATGCAACAGTAAAATCCTAATTTTACTATGTTAAGTTATCCACAGTTTATTCATGGTTTATTCATAGTTATCCACATGGTGTGGATAAGTCTGTTTTAAATACATGTTTACTTTTCTCATGTGCTTTTATTTAATTTTAATCAGAAAAACCACACATACATTTGATTTGAATACCACTCTATGACACTGCGACCACGCAATGGAATCTTGGTTTGAAACGTATACCAGAGGATTGACTTAGAACATACACACATGACACTTATGTTGAAAAATTCAGACTTTAGTTCCAACACACATCAACATATAAACTTAAGCCATCACCAACCATTATCTCTCTCGCAGTGCAATACGTTAGCATACGCACACAATCGTTACGCAGTGTTCAAGACCAAGAGCAAACAGCGTGGTTAAGCCATTTATGAATTTTAAAAACACGCACGTAATGCACACTAAAAATCAAACATCACTATGTACGCTTCAATACTTACCGTTCTTATTGTACACACTAACGCACACAAATATTTAAGTACACACTTAGATGCACGTAAGTGATATCAAAACTGCACTACTTCGTATTTAAACACGCACACTCGTATGAGTAAGTGCTCTTAAGTTTCAAAGTCTGTGCTTCAATTTTCTCAACCCTGAAAGTAAGCTAACATTTAAACTTTAATTTTCTATATAGTGAAAGTTAATGAATAATTCCTTTTGCTTTTCAAAAATACAATATCTTTATAATCTTATTATATTATTTTTGGAACTTGATTTCGAAAACAACATTTATTAATTTTTAAAAGTTGCATTTCAAAAAGACAAAAACTTTTTTCCTCGAACAAAAAATTATAACATATTATATATATATATTATATGGTGGGTTTTTTAAAAAATTATAATACAAGATATAGTAAGGAAAAAATTTTCAAAAATATATTTTAAAATCAAAAAAAATTTCCAGACCAAATTTTCTGAAAATTTTTCAAAATTATTATAAATATATTACATATATATTGTGGGGGTTTTTTAGATTTTTTATATACAAGATAGAGGAATAAAAATATTTTCAAAAAAATATTTAAAACTCAGAAATTTTTTAGGTCATTTTTTCGAATTTTTTTTTCTGGGATTTTTGGTATTTTTGTGGGGTTTTTTCTGATTTTTCCCGCTTTTTTCTGTTTTTTCTTTTGTTTCTTTCGACTATTTAATTATATCATTATTTTATAATTTTGTCAAACATTTATATATATTTTTAGCTTTTTTCTTTTTAGCTATTTTCTACTATATAAAGACAAAAAAAAGAATTAAAGCAGGGAACAGAATTTTGTAACATAATTGTAATATAATATGATTTGATTTGTAATATAAAAAGTGCTAGAATAGTATTATCAAGTAAAGGAGATAACAAACATGAAAATAACAGGAACAAAAGGCTTAAAAAGTTTAGAAAAATATGCAAAAGAAATCAACCGTAAACACTTTAGAGAAAACGGGATAAGAGTGTTTAAACATCCAAGCATTGGTAGTGCTTTTGTAATTGTGAAAGATAATAAATTCAAGGTTACAAGTTGGACGACAATTAGTTGCGACAAGGCTTTATTTGACGATATTTTGAGAAACTTTGATGAGTTGCGAGACGCTGAATATTAAAAAATTTAATTCTTGACAATACAAAAAGAATCTGATAGAATAGACTTATCAAATAAAAAGGAGTTTAAAAACATGAACCAAAAAGATTTTTACAAACAACTTACACAAGGGCTAAGAATTACCGCAAAAATTCAAAGTATCGAGGGTTTAAACATTCACAAAATTTCTAACCCTGATTTTGATTTGCATATTTCCATACCATTTACAAAACTTTCAACTTATGGAAATTGTGTACTTGTTAAAATAAATAGGAATGTAATTACATTACAATTTGAGAAAGCTATCCATAAAAAATATTATAGTAACAGTTCTTATAAAATAGAAACTAAAATAATTGATTATCGTTATAGCTTTAAGGAAAACATGGTTATCTTGACAGAAGAAGAAATTTTGAAATTTCTCAGAAAAGATTTTGTAACAGAAATTTAATAAGCTTAGAGCTTGCAAAAAGTCTAAAATTGTTATAGAATAGAGTTATCAAATAAAAGGAGCAACAAAAAAATGCAAACAGTAAAATATAACACAGTCTTACGACTAGCTGAAAACCTAACAAAAATATCTGAAAAAGATTTTCAAATCTTAGAAAAAATTAACAAGGAGGACGCGTGGAATAATTTTGATGACCTTGAAAGATTAGTAGACGACTATATAACGGGCGATTTTAAAGTTATTAACATGTCATTAGAATATTATGTAAATCTTAAAGTTAGAAAAGAAGTTGATAGCTGGTTAAATGAAAGCGAAAAAATTGAAATTGTCAACAAGGTTTTAGAATCGTTAGATGATAATATCAATATAACAGATTTTACAGACTATGAAACTGGGAAAGAATACACATTGATTTATAATAATTTTGAGGTTGAAACACTTTTATAAAATTGTGATTTTAAAAAAGAAAACTAGAAAAAAAAGTTTTCTTTTTTTTGTTTTAAAAGTGTTTAATTCTTGACAATATAAAAAAAGTATGCTAAAATAAGTTATACAGTTAAAGAAGGAGAAAAATAAAAATGAAACAAAAACATGATAACATCGTAAACGGTGGAAACTTAAAAGGTACTTTATTTTTAGGTCTTGCATTGTTTGCGGTTGTAGCCTTTAAAATTTTAGTAATTAATAACATGTAAGGGGGTTTATATCTTGCAAAAGTTAAAAAATGAAAATGAATTTATTTACATCGAAAATTTTCATTTTGATTTTAAGTATAAAAAGAAAAATATTATTTTCAGAGAATTTTATGATAAACTTGATAATTTTTATTATATTGGAATCTATCATAAAATCGAAAATGATTTAATTTTTATAAAAAAATTTAATACATACCGCTATTTTTTACAGTCTTTAAAATTTGAAAGTCTTGAAAGTTGTTTAATGTATTGTAAAATGACAAGTGAGCTATTAAAAAATGATATTATAAAATCTTTATAGTTGACAAATTAAAAATAATTTGATATCATAGAATTATCAAATAAAAGAAAAGAGCTAAATAATGCAAACAAAAACAGAATTAGAACCAATTTTTGACACAAGAAAAAGCTTTTATAAAAAAGCTTATACATTAACAGAAAATGATAAAATTATTTTACTTTCTTATAATACAGAGGTAGCAGAAATTAGAGACGGTAAAGCAAAAATTTTTGACACTTATAGCCCGACTACGTTGCGACATATTAAGGAATTTTTATATCAAAATGGTTTTAAAATTGGAACTAAAAAAGAGTTAGAAGAATGGTATAATTAAGGGGTAAAAAATGAAAATAGAAGTTTTTGACACTTGGCACAATACAAGCGAAATTTTTGAAAATATGACACTTGAGGAGGTAAAAAGCGAAATTCTTTCAGAGTGTAAATGGAGGGCTGAAAACGTTGCACAGCATGAAGTGGAGGACGATTGGGAATGTTATTATCCTAATTATGAAACAGCTTTAAAAGTAACTTATAAAGAAATTTTAAGGCAGTTTCTAAGTGAAAAAGAATATAAAATAATTAATTAAAACGCTTAAAAGCGTTTTTTTTTGTTGTCTTTTATGAATCACAATTAAAATTACAAATCAACCTTTTTTATATTACAATTGTATTATTTTTTATTGCTAAAATCTTAAATTTAACGATTAATCAAAAACTGATATAGATATAAGCAAAAGAACTAAAAGCGCTTAAAATGCAAAATATGAGCTTTTAAGGCTATTCTAAAAATTAAGGACGCTTAAAACACGTTTTAAGAGCTTTTTTATGTTTTTTAGAAAAAAAATTGATGTTTTAAAGTTTTTTACTTGACTTTTTTCGATTAATGGTTTAGAATAGAATTATCAAGTAAAGGAGTTAAAAAATGATAATCAGACAAGAAAAACTAATTGATTTTGATTTCAATAATACGGGCGAGTATAGAGAAATGGACGTCTTTTATAAAGTTTTTGAAAAAAACGGGGAAATTAAAAAAATCAAAATTTCTGATGATGAAGCTAGTTTATTAGAGTTTGAGGGCTTTCCACTTCTCAAAACAAACAGCAAAACATTTTTACATGATTAAAAATGTTTTTACTTGACTTTTAAAAATAAATGGTTTATAATGGTATTATCAAGTAAAGGAGATAAGGAAAATGAAAAAAATTAAAAAAACTTGTGAATGTTGCGGTGACACTTTTGAATTATCAGCTGACAACTTTAGGTCTTTTGAAGAAATGGAAGAAATGATTTATTGTAGTGAGTACTGTTTCGATGAGGCAGTAACTTATAAAAATTGGAAGCCACTCAATAACTAAAGGAGATAAAAAAGCATTTAAAAAGTGCTTTTTTTGTTTTTATTTTGAACCATAAAAAATTAAATGTTTTAAATGTTTTTACTTGACTTTTTAGAATTAAAGTGTTATCATGGTTTTATAGAGAAAAGGAGTTAAACATGAATAAAAAACAAATTGCAAAAAAAATTATTAATGATAACATTGATTATTTTACCTTAAAACGTGATATCAATAATTCATGGTTAAAAGGGCAAAACGCTGAAATGTTAGCATGTAATGGCTTAATACATAATTATTTCTATCAATGGCAATTGAAAGCCATTGAAAAGGCGGGCTATAAGTTCCCACAAAGTAACAAAACGTGGGGAACTATGCACGATATTGTAATAGAGTTGTTACGAGAAAACATTTAAGTTGTAACACTTAAACGCTTGACAAAATAAAAATAATGGTTTAAAATAGACTTATCAAATAAAAGAAAAGAGAAAACAAATGAAAAACACAACTAAAAAAATTATTTCAGCACTTGCAATTCTTGCCATTGGTATCGGTTTAGGTTTTGCCATTCCAAAAGGTCAAACAGCACAAGAGAAAGCCTTTAATAGTGAAATTACAAGCTTAAGGCATGAAAGCAAAAGAATAGCAAGCTTAGACCATTATAAAGAACTGCCTGGAATCTATCAAGAAAAACAAATCAAAAAACTTGATAGATTTGTGAAAGAAAATAAAAACTTAACAGCAAATGAGCTTTACACAGTACAAGGCTTGACGTATGAAAACGCTGACGCGTATCAAGAATTTTACTTGACAGAGCATTGATAAAAAAAGAAAGAAAGAAAAAGGAAAATAAAAAAATGTCAGAATTTAGAAAAGTAATGAATGAGTTGAAAATAGAAAAAGAGTTTTGTATCTTTATAGGTTGGACTGAAAAAGCGCAAAAAATTAATTCTCAAATGGTTCAATTAATTCATGAAAACACTCAAAAAATGAAACTTGGAATTTTGTGAGGTAGTGGAATGGAAAAATTTTTTAATGATAAAAATATTATACTTGATATTTTTGAGGAAATGGAAAAAGAAAAAAATAAAATAATTGATGATGTTTTAAAAAATATCTATGATGATATTTTAACTGATAGTGATATTTTAGAACTGTCAAAATATTATCCAATTATTTTATTAGATAGTTATGCAAAAGACAGGGGGCGAAAATTTAACGCTTTAGAAAGTGAAGGCTTAAAAGATTTAATAAAATTTATATATAATGATAGAGTGAAAACAGTTTTAAAAATGGTTATAAATAAAATCGGTTTTAGCTTTTATACTGATTTAAATGTAAAAAATAAAAATTTATTAATTAAAGAATTAAAAAATTTTTTAAAAAAATAGTAGTTTATCCTTGACAAGTAAATAAAATTATATTATAATTAATATATCAAATAAAGAAAGAAAAGAGCACAAAAAATGGAAAAATTTACAAAACTCGAAGCACTCGAAAGTATTTTAGAAGTATTAGAAGACGGATACACAGGCGAACTTCATGATTTGTTTGATGAAGTATTTAATAGAGATTATTATATTATCGGAACGTATGAAGCTAAAAAAGCACTTGAAAATTATGGAACTTTTGAAGCAATTGAAAAAGTCCATAATTGGGAAATTGAAAACTTTGGGGAATGTTCTACCGACTTGGCAAACCCTGAACACGTTTCTAATATGTTATTTTATATTATCGGTTGGGAAACAATTGAAGAACTTGAAACAATTCAAAATAATAGCGGTTCGCTTGATGATGATGAACTATTGAAAGAATTGACTGATGAAATCAATGAACTAATTGAATCAGAAAAATAATAGAAATATAAAAGCACTTAAAAAGTGCTTTTATTGTTACAATAATGTAATATAAAAACAGCGTTTAATTCTTGACAATTAGATAAGAATAGATTATAATATATATATAGAGTTAAGAAAGAGAGAACAAAAACATGAAAAAAAGATTGACAATTAAAGAACAAGAAAATTTAAATAAAGAATTTTATAAATCAGGTTTAGACCCTTTCAGATTTTACGAAACAAAAAGAAAAAATTGGGATATCCCTAACGATTTAATTATACAAGGGATTGACGCTAATAGGAATATCATTACCAATAAAAAAGCATAATTCTTTTGAAAATAACAGGATAAAAAAGAAATATAAAAAGCCTTATTAAAAAATAGGGCTTTTCTTTTGTGATATGATATTGTTGTATTGTATTATAGACTTATAGAATCGGCTTTATATAGCGTTTATATAATGATATGATATAATAGTACTGTTATAGATAACAGGCTGTCAGAGATGATTATATAAGCATATAGAGATAGTTGTATATATTACTATATTGTGTTATATGTATATAATAGTATAGTGATAGAGTGTTAATGATATTGTTATAGTAATGTAATATAATAGAGTGCTTAGGGCTTGACATTGTTTATATAATAGTCTATAATAGTTATATAAGGTAAAGGAAAGGTAAACCTTAAAGAGCAAATAACAAAAACATAAAAAGAAAAAAGGAAATAACAAAATGGAAAAGACAAAAGAATATAATCAGATTACTATTGATGTAACAGAGTTAGGCTTATTCAGTGGTTTATATGAGAGTATATGGCTCAATAGTGACATGGATATTGATGAGGTAATGGAATTGGCGGATATGTTAGGGGTTGATTGTTATGACATAAATGTTACAATTGATACACAAGAATATCTTGAGGCGATTGGCGAATTATATTGTGAAATGTTTTGTAATGAATTGGATAGCGTGGGACTGTTTCGAGTAGATAGCCTTTACAGTCCTAAGTGGTATAATTTCGACACTGACCATATCGTTATAACGTGGGATAGTGAAACACTTACAGTTGAGGAAATGGAAAGCAAGCTTAAAGAGTTAACTGCTGATAATGATAACCGTGATGATTGGACGATAGAAATGGAGTTGTGGGACTATCGAGGTTCTGAAATCTATTCTAACATGGTACGTTATACGTACAATGATAAGCCGTTATGGTTCGGTATGGATAGCAATGACATAGCACAGGTAAAAGGATAGAATAGTAATAGCAATTGTTATCATGATATAAGATGATAGAGAGATAAGGTAAGGCTTGAGGCTTTGCCTTTCTTTGTTTGTTTGTTTGTTGTCTTTGGTTGTTCGTCTTGTCTTGTGTGTGTTAAGGTCACGAGGTCAAGGCATCGAGGTAGTGAGGTAAGAGAGTAAAGGACTGCGAGAGAGTGGGACAAGTGAGAGAGAGAAAAGGAAAAAACAAAAAGCATTTTTTAAAAAATAAAAAATTATTTTTAATTTTGATATTTTATTTTTTTTGTTAAGGGTTTGGGGTTCGGTTGGTTTGTTGTTTTTGGTGTGGGGTGTGTGGGGTGGTTTGGTGTGTTTGAGGGGTTTGAAAAGGGCTAAAGGGTTCAGGAATTGAGAGAGTGGGAAAGCGTGGAAGGTGTGAGGGGTTGTGTGTGGGTTGTGGGGTAGTGTAATCAAACAGCGCCCAACTAAACAAGGAATAGTAAAAGCAGGCTTTTCGTTTTTGGTTATAAAATTGGGAAAATATAACCATAGAGAAAAATGAGAGAATTATTAGAAAAGATTTTTTAATTTTGAAAATGCTTTCATAGGGCTTACAAAAATTTAACATCATGTTTTTTTAATGGAGGGGCTAACGATAATTTTTAAAATAGGAGGGTCAAAAAAATATATGCAGGCGGTTTATAATTCTGATTATATGCCACTTTTAAAAATAGGGGGGTGGGTTTTTACCAAAATCAGCAAATCAAAAACCCCAAAATCCTCTTACCACTTACACCACGCTACTATTTCAAGATTCAGCCAACCCAACCCCGCCATCTCTCCCACACCTTTTTTGACAAACCACCCCTCTCAAATCACCCTCCATTTCCACCCCACAAACCATCAATATTCCCCACATCCCCACCTAAATACCACCCCTAATCCACCACAAATCTCCCCAACTCACCACCCCAAAAATATCATTCCTACCCCCTAAGGTTTCCACCAAATCTACTCTAATCCACTCTAATCTACTCTAATCGCATATTTTTTATGTGCTCTTTTTTGACTAACTCTCATTTTTTTCTCATGTTCACTGAGTGAAATAAAATAAAGTTATCCACAGAGTTATCCACATGTTGTTAATAAGTTATTCACAGTTTCTAATAAACTCTATAAGCAAATGGACAATAATTACTGTGAATAACTCTCTCATATACTCATATTTCACTCATTTTAGAGTACAAATAAAACGTAATATCCCCACAAAAGCACCTTAAAAACACCTCAAAACACACTAAAAATAGCTAGAAACCCTATTAAAACAACGCTTTATATATCAATTCTATTCCAAAACATACTCATTTTCTATTAAAATATCTCAAAACACCTCACACCAACCCATTACGATTCTTTTTAAACCCATATATACCAACACTTAAGACATACTAGAAATATTCTTTCTCTCTAATTAATTTTCATAAGATGAAAAGAAAAAGGACTGACTACTGTCAATCCTCTGTCTCTACAATCCCACTAGCGTGAAATACTTTCTTTCCTTTATGATTCTCAATCACTCTCCATACCACTCGACTACGATTGTCGATAAAGAATGAACCTAGACTAAAATTATTTGCTTCAAGAATACCATCACTTGTTGCAAGATGTTTACTATCATCAAAATCTTTCAAGTCAAGCAATTCTTGATTACGTACAAAGTATAAGTCTTCCTCCAAATCTTTAATCGTTGCTTCGTATCCTATAATCTGAATCAAAAGAAAAGCTAAAAGCATTCCTGCAATGATAACAATAACAATTTGTCCTAGCGTCATATTTAATCTTCCTTTTCTACTAATTTAATTAGAGGGTTTGTCCAAATAAAGACATCTGAGTCTTCATCATACTCCCAACCTAACATTTCTTTTAATTCATCTGCACTACGTATCCACGTAAAAGGAAGACACGAACACTCTTTATATAAATCTCCATCGTATAATTTAGTCAACTCTTCTCTACTAAACCAATTCAATTCATCTAATCCGTCATAGACTTCCCATCCATTGAATAGACTAGCAAGACCACGGCTTCCAATATCTTTATCTCTTAATTTGACATAATAATATTTCATACTACCACTTTCCAACTCCTGTTGTTTTGTAAGAGCCATTGTTGATAAATTGAAGTTCTCTTCCAGAGAAATATTTATAGTCTTCTTTCATGTTTAAAAACTCCTCTTTACCCACAGCAGAAAGTGGGAACTCTTGACCTTCGTAATTCTTCACGATATACTTGCCAGTATTCATATCTTGAATCTCAAACATCTCTCTTTCTTCTGGGGCATATGCTTCAACAAAATTATCAAACATTTTCTCTTTAAGTTTATCTGAATAATTATTATTTTCACTGACTTTTACAATTTCTTTTAAACTTGATACAAAATCTCTTTTACTTAATACTTTTACCATCTCTTTATTCTCCTTTATATTCATCTTTTTTATCATAGCTTTGAACATCCATTCCATCAATTTCTTTCTGAGTGAATTTAAAATCATCAGTCAAGTCTTCAATATAACTAGTAGGTTCTTCCCCATATCCACCAAGAGGTTTCTTGTATAGATACATTCCTGTCAATTTATTTTTTAAATAGAACATCTGCGGTTTTTCGACTGTGTAGCCGTCTAGCCATGCACGAAGAATCAAGTTGATATTGTCATCATTTTCCTGAGAGAAAAGCCACTCAGTAACATCATCTGGCATATTATCTAAGTCAGTCAATAATCCTCTAGCATTGTTATCTTTTTCTTTTATATATTCAATCCACTTAGCAACAAAATCTTTAACTACTGGCAGGTCTTGATGTTCTAATTGAGCTTTTAAATCAGCGATTTCTTTCACTAACTTTTTATTGTCATCAATAAGATTTTCATTTGCTATAACATAGCTCCCTCCAAGCTCCAACATTTTTTGAAACTCTTCGTCTGAGTGCCAATTACCGAACTTTGTTAATATTTTCTGAATTAAATCAACATTTACCCAGTCCCAACTAGTTAATGCTTTAAATTCTTCTTCAAACTTAGTCATTTTCTTTTCTCCATTTCTTCATTGCATTCTTCTGAACAAACCATAGACTCGTTTAAATCTTCCAAGTAGTCATATGCTTCTGGAAATCTTCTATTTGTTTTCCGCAACATTCACATTTATTATAAAATTTCATTTATTTTTCCTCCTTAAAATGAAATAATCCTTCGCAATCATAACAGATTCCAGAAGTTAATGTATCTTCAACATTTTCTTGTTCTTTAAGCTTTTCAAATTCATAAGCTAGATTGATTTCATAACTTTGACAACAAACACAAAAAGTTTTTTCTTTTACTGTCATTATCTCTCCTTTACAGCGATATTAGTTTGCCGGTCATTCTGAAGCCTCGCTTTTTGCAACATCAAGAAATTCAATCTGACTAATTCTTACTTCTTGCATTTTTCCATTGATTTCTACAATAGCAATAGGATAAGCGACAGTTCCTGCTTTAAATCCACCAACCATTGGTGAATCTCCATGAGTATACGAATGTTGAAATAGTCCCATGAAAGTTCCCTGAACCTGCTTTTTATTACTAAAAGTTACCAAGCAAGGCCTTGTTTCTAATTCAATTTTCATTCTTCCACCACCTTTACTAAATCAACTCCGAGGGCTTTTCCTGCGATGTAGGCAATAGCGATATTAACTTGATTTTCATCTGGTAGTAATGCCGATAACTGTTCACCTATTTCCCAGTCTATTTCCTCTGCTCTCCACAGCAAATTCCAAACACTAGAACTATGTCGCTCTCTGATGAATGTAGTAAAAATATCATCTAGTTTATCTGCAATACTTTTTTTAATCATGAGCTGAGGTTGAGGTTCAGCAACTTTGCAGAAAAAGTCTATATATTCGCTATTGATTACTCCCCACGCTTCAAACTCTTTATCATGGTACTCATTAAGTAAGTTCATGAACTCCCTTGCTTGAGCATAGATTGAGAATGTCCGAGCAGTTTCTGGAGATGGAGTTGTGTGAACTACATTTGCTTCAATCATGAGTGTTCCTGTCCCAATTGCAAGATATACTTGATAATGACTATTAAATAGTACAAACGTGTCACTATTTTTTTCTAATTCACTCATTATCCCCTCCAATCACTTCAAGTGCTTTTTCTAAATTAGGCAAAATCCAGTCTGTTTGAATAGTTCCTAAATGCCCATCGTGTTTAATCGTTCCAATAGCATGCTCAATATTCTTTTTCGCAGTGTTAAGCTGTTCTTGTAATTCTATTTTATCATCAATAAAACCTTCCATGCTTTCAAGCAAAATAGTTGATTCTTTGATAGTCAAATTTACTCCACAGCTTAACTTTCTCTCAAGTTCTGATAAATCAATTTTCATTATCCGTCCTCCATAGGTACAAGCTCAATGAGTGGGTTCTTCCACTCTCTAGGTTCATAGAACCCTCCGCCACACTCCCACTCCTCAGTAACTACATGATAAATCGCACCGCCCATGATTTCAGCAAGTTCTGACTTTGTGAAAGATGGTATAAATTCAGAAACTTTCCAACCGATTACTTCTCTCCCTCCCCAATCATCCAACTCTTCTCCATATACAGGGTCATCACTATATGATTGCCATTCGGCTCTATCTCCACACCACCATATACCTCTATGTTCATTAGGAGATTTCAATTTCACATAATATTTTTTCTCACTCATTCCACCACCTCAACCATTCGTTTTCCAAGTTCTTCTCCTACGAGATATAAAATACACAGATGATAATTATATGGATTCTTCGAACTAAATTCAATTAATTTTTCTGACAAAGAATAATCTTCATAGTCCTCTATAAATCTATCAACGAGGCTTTCATACTCACTTGCATTTATATTGTTTAATTGACTTACAATGTCTTTTGGAATGGTAAATTTATGTTGTTCCTTATTTTCATTATGTTTCAATATCTCCACCTCAATACTCTATTACTCTATAAGGAATATTATATCTCTCTGCCACATCAATCATGTTTGATGTACCTTTCGACTCCATATTCCAAAATGCTACTAACATTCCTTTTCCATTATTTTTTACAGAAATTCCCATCTCTGCATTTCTTCTATGACCTGCACCACGACCAAACAATTCCCATTGAGCTGGATGTCGTTCTACCTCATATCCCTCATCACGAGCATATCTCTCACCTAACATATCTGCTCCACTTGCACCACCTGAAACAATTACGATTGGTTCTTTAATATCTTCTAAGATTCTGTCCAATGATTCTTTTAGATATGAATAATTTTCGAAGTCACGTCCACCAGCTACGATGACTTTAAATACTTCACTCATTAATGCTCTCCTTAAATTACCATTTTCTAATGTTTTTAGTCAATACTGTACCTAAAATTAGACCTGCCACGAATGTGATGATTCCTCCAACTAAGAAGTAGAACGATGGATAGATAATTGTTGATGCACCAACTATTGCAAAGAATTTCCATACAAGTAATGAAATTAACCATACCCAAAACGAAATATTCATTACTGTTGCTCCAACCCAAATTAAAATAACTGCTACTGTTTCTTTCATAATTTTTTCTCCTTAATTTCTATAATTCTATTTTATCATATTTTTTATATATTTGTCAAGCATAAACCTTTCATTCTTTTAATATAAAACTACTACTTCTTTTCTATCTTCATCATAATATTCATTAGAAGTATACACATCATCAATAGGCATGGTACTGAACCGTCCGTCATAATCATATTGAACTTCCATGTCTTCATCAAATTTTTCTAACTCTTTGATTAATTCTTTAACTTTCATTTAATCGTCTCCATATTTTTTGTTTATCCATTTGTTAATAAGTAATCCTGCAATTAAAACTGCTAGAGTTAAAACGTCATTAAAATTCATATAATATTTCCTCCCATGATACTAGACCATTTTCATCTATTTTCTTGATAAATGTTTTAATGCTTTCTTTTGAGTACCCTTCGACATCTCTAATATGATGTAATTCTTCTAGGAGATTTTGGTCTCCTTTTACATTACGAGTCTCATAATAGGGAATGTTTGTTTCATCTTTACATGTTTCAATCATTACTAAATACATGTTATTTCCCTTTCTCATAAGATTCAAACGAAAAGCCTGAGCCCGCACTTACTGTACTATTTATTTTAGCCATCTTGAGATAGCTTCTTGAAATATATCTATAGCATTTAGCGATAAGAAGTAAATCTTCTTTTGTATAATCTTTTTGTTTTTTATTTGTTATTATTTTATTTAAAATATCTATTACTTTGTCAAGTCTTTGTATAAATCCTTTATATGTTCTCATTTATTTTTCCTCGATAAATTCTAATTCATAGACTCCACTCTCAACCTCTTCAACCTCTTCCATTTTAAACTTCTTTGCAAAAAGTTTATTAGATACAAGAGTTCCGTCGGATGCTAAGTATAAATCTTTGTAGTCAACAACTTCATTACCTTCAATCTCTTTATAAGCAACTGTGTTTCGGAGATAACAAAGAGGTTCTTTAATATCCATTACATATCCAAAACGAATTGCCTTATAAAGCATATCATCCCAGCGACCATATTTTTCTAATGAGTCTTCAATTAAACAAAACTCATGCCAAGCGTCACTCTCAACAAAATCTTTGTAAATATAAAGCATTGATGTGTCTTCAATATCAGGATATCTGTCAATGAAGTCTGCTACGCATACTGGAACATACTGCAACGTCAATTCATTAAGAATTTCATTAATAACATTTTCTGAATTTTTCATTTTATATTTAAGTCCTCAAATCTTTCGTATAGGTTATATGATGGTGGTTCTTCACTACAATAGCATCCCCACAATTCATTAACTAATTTTGTGTATTCTTCTACGATACTTTCTTCCTCTGGAAAAGAACCAGAGATATATATTGCTTGGTCTGCGAAATCTGCAATATCTGATTCACTAGATGTTTCAGCAATATTTCTTAAACAATTTAATAAATATTCTTCTTTAGGTGTCATCTTCATTTTTATCCTCCTCTATTGTTTTATTTATCAGTCCTAGCAATAAAGACAAAATCCAAATTACAAATATAGAGATTGAAAAAGTAAGTACTGGTTCTGATGATATAAAACTAAATATCCAATACCCAAATCCAAAAAATGCGAAAGTAAAGAAAATCAGAATCATCTCTTTAGGGCGATAGAACATGAATATTACTAGTATAGCTAAAATCCAAAACATTTAATTTCCTCCTTATGTTTATTTATGTTTTAGTGCTTTTTTAATTTCTTTTAGCACTCTTTTAGTTTCTTTTATTTTCTGTGTATGATTCTTGGTTTGTCTACACGAGTAGTAGAATAAAATTATAAGTAAAAGAATACAAAATATGATAATCATTTTTTCTTTTTCCTTCTTTTGAATGTCATTTTTGGTAATTCTGATGACTTTTCTTTTTGAGCAAAGACAATAATTGTTATTACCGCAATTAGTAGAAATATTACTAATACAGGAAACAAGATACTAAATAACAAATACATATGGAATCCTCCTTTATTTGTTTTATCTATATTATATATTATAACATAATCACGCCCGTTTGTCAATGAATATGTTGTTACAATTTTCTAACAAATAAAAAAAAGGAATCTTTAGACTCCTTAAAAACTTGCTATATCCTTTTGAGCTTTGGTAAAAGTTTCAACTTCGTAACTATCTTCTTTAGTTGTATATTTCACAGTAAATATGTAATTGCTAAATATCTTATTGTCAATTACATATACTCCCTTTGCATCTTTGAGACTTCTGTCAAACCACATTTCAAGAACCTCTTCTTTTGGAACATTTAATTCTTCTCCCAATTTAATTTTCATTTTATCGTGGCGTTCTAATAATTCTAAATCTTTAGAATATTGTCTACTAACCAGATAACTTCCAAACCACCATATGGCAATAACAAGAATTATTCCATATAGAGGAACTAAATCAGCTAAAGTATCTACCATCTTCATCCTCCTCATAATGATAATAATGCTTCCGACATACTGGAACATAATCCTCATCGCCTAGTTGAAACTGCTCACCTTTATAAATTGGTTTACCATCTACTAATCGTAAATTCATTGTTGCCTTTTTACCACATGTGTGATGTTCACAGACGGTTTTGATTAATTCAATTTCATCTGCAAGCTCTAGTAGAGTTTTAGAGCCTTCGAAGAGAGCATTTCTAAAATCGTTTTTTAATCCATAGCATATCACAGGTATTCCTAGAGTGTCTACAACCGCACAAAGAGCGACAATTTGTTCCGCAGAAAGAAATTGAGCTTCATCTACTAAGATACAAGAGATAGTATTTTTAAAGTGTTCCTCTTTAATCTCATAAAAAATCTCATCTGTTACAGATAATGCAAAACTGTTGATTCCAATTCGTGAGATTACTTTTTCACTCCCCCACCTTGTATCCTTACTACTTGTATATACCAATACTCTTTTATTTTGACTTGTATAATTGTGCTTAGTCATCAATAAGTGCGTTGATTTACCTGATTTCATTGTTCCATATTTAAAAAATAATTTAGCCACTTTGGCTTCCTTCCTCTTACCTCTTAGTAAGTGTTGTCACCATTGATGTATATATTCCGTGATTAACTTCTATGTTTGTAACACAAGACCTGCTTTAACTATAAGTTCCAATCTGTCTTCTTCATATTGTGTCGCAAGACTTCCATTGCAAAGTAATTTAAGACTTAACTTAGAGAGTCCTGATATTTCAGATGCCTTCTCATATCCTCCTGCATAATAAAAGATTAGTTGGCGTATCATCTCCAAACTATAGTAACCCATTCTCTCTCGATATATTTCGTATATCTTATTCATTGCGATATCATCAAGAGTTTTGTCATATATTAAATTACCTGAGTCATCAAATTTAGCAAACTCTTTGATAATGATTATTTCACCTCTTACTTCGAAAGTTTGAGTTATTTTTTTAATCATTTTAAACCTCAAAATCTACTTTACTTTACGAACTGCTTTTGTCAAGTCATCATATTCTTCAATTGGTAAAACTGTAACTTGATATCCTGCCATATTAATTCCTATTTTTATACCTTTAAGAATTTCGTTCATGTTGTCACGAGCAATGTCACCTTCTATAATCTTTACATTACGGTCTACATCAAATATTTCTACTGTTATTTTAGATGATTTATCTAAAAACCCACTTTCATAGTGATTAATAACCTTCAAAGTTTTTATTAACATTAAATAGAACCTCCAACTAAATAATCTATTGCTGTTGTTCTATAATATTCATTATCAATAATTTGTTGAATAATTGCATAATCGTCACTTGTTTCATATCTTGCTAGAGAAGTTAGTAATTCACGAGACTTTTTTGTAAATTCTCTAATGAGACTTAACAATTCTTCATTTGTTTTTTCAGGCAATTCTTTTTTGAATTTATCTCTTGTTTCATAGTCAATCAAAGTCCATAACCTCCATTTTGCATTTCTTTATAGAACTGTTCCACAAATTCCTCATTGTCTAGCTCAAAAATATTATCATTATCAAATTCTCTTATTCGAGAATTAATAACTAAAGTCAAGTTGTCTCGATACTCACGTAGTTGCTCAATTTTATCATTGAGTATTTCAAACTCACTCATATATTCTTTGAGTGGTTTTTCTCCTCGTTGATAACTCAACTGCAAGCGAATAATGCTTTCGTTATACAAATCAATATCGCAATTCAACTCATCTTCATACTCAATTAATTGTGTCACTTCTACATGACTAAAATCTCCATCGTATTTATTCATTTCTATTTCCTGAATGACTTATTTAAAATCTATTTCCATAGTATGCGTTCATCAGTTGCTTTCTTATCCAGATTCGCTTCATACTCTTCATAAGTCATTGATTCTTCTTTCTTTTCTTTTTCTTTTCGCAACCACATTACTGTCATAATAGCGTAGTTGGCAATATCGAGGAATGAATCCTCTACTGACTCGTCTTTTACTTTAAGCTCATGCTTAAGCGAAGTTTTTACACGGTCAAGTTTCTCTTGAACTCTCATTGCCGAAACAATCAAGCCCCACTCATCCAAACTCTTCTCGAATGAATTACCATAGTCTGCATTTTTCTTTATGAACATGTCATGAATTTCTTCAATTATTTTTTCGTGTTTTTGTGCATCATTCATTTTATTCTATTCTCCTTAGATACCATTAGGTTTCAAACTACGTATAGCTTTTTCTTTATTAATTTTTTCCAATTCTTCTTCTTGTTTTTCTAAACCATCAAGATAAGCTTCTGAGCTACGTTCTGATTCTTTTTTAAACTTGTTATAGACATCAGGTTCGTCAGTGTGCCATATTGCTAGTTGATTTTTAAGAAGTGAAAACTCTAATTCAGTGTTATTCAAGAAAGTAAATACTACATCATAAAGTTTATCAGATTCGTTCTCTGAAACATCAATGTTTTCAATTAATGTGTTCAATGGAACACCAAACATTGTTTCAATGAAATTTCCTACAAAATATGGTTCACGTTTTCCATCTACTTCCGAGACTAATGATATTCCTAATACTTGTTCTTCCAATTAAATCTCCTTTCTGATTAATATTCTATATATATATAATTATATCATATCATATTCAATTTGTCAAGTATAGAGTGTATATAAAAAAAGAGAAGATTTACTCTCCTCTTTTAATCTTCTTTCTTACGGATAGACTACCCATGAACCTTGTGGCAACCCACGAGCCATATCAATTTGTTCACCGAGCGTCATCCCTTGATACTCACCATGACCAAGTAATTGCAATGCACCGTAGGCACCTGATGATGCATTGGTTGCTGTTACACTACCATTTGATTCATGTTGAATAATATAAGCCCATTCACCTGCTGAATATCCAGCAGACATTCCTGCACCAGCTAAATAGTTAGCCAAGGCGTTGATGTCGACTGAGCCTGATGTTTGATTAAGGTCAATTCCACCAGCTGGAGCATAATTTGTTGCAGGGGCAGGAGGTGCTTCTTGAACTGGTGTTTGTTCAGGTGTTGATTCCACAGGCGTTTCATTTCCTTGTGTAGAAGTTTGAACTTCATCTTGTTTGTATGCTGTTGATGCGACTGTGGCTTTTGTTTTATCAAACCCTTCGCCATCTACAATAAGTTTTTGACCTGCAAAGATTAAGTCTGCATTAGAGATTTGGTCTGCGTTATTCGCATGTATTACTGAAAAGTGAACACCATATTTTTCAGAAATTTTAGATAGGGTGTCACCAGATTCTACTACATAAAAAGTAGTGTTTCCTTCTTTGACTTCCTCTGCTTTGGCATATGTTGGAAGTGTAGCACCGAGTGTCAAAAGCGTTGCTGTTGCGACAGTTAAGATAGTTGATTTTTTCATTGTATAAGTTTTCCTTTCGGTGTGAATTAATTCACACTCTAGTTATTTGCTTTTCTTTATTCTTTAATTAAGTCACTAATGACTTTTGTGAAGACTGCGATATCCTGCATTGTATCTAGTTTTAGCACCTCACCTGAATTATCAACTGAGTTATAAACAATGAGGACATTATCTGTATTGAATGTATCCATGAACGAGTTACCTTGTCCTAATGAATTTACAATTACATCGTTTACGATTTTATCTAAATCATACTTAAAACCAAGAGTGTAGAGACTCTCTTTGATATGATTCGTGAAATCATCTACATCGGTTAAAAATTTGTCATTAAAATAAAATAATGAGAGATGTTTATATGCAGAGTTGATTTCATTTACCATAAGGAAAATAATTTCATTTCTGTCTTCTCTATTCTCTGCTTTTTTGAGCTGTCCGAGAAGGTCACACACTTCTTTCTTAGAAAGATTTACAGCTTCATCAGAAGATAAAGGTGTATGGTGTACGAGCTCTAGTTGAACATCATCAAAAACATTGTTATGTTTTTTAAGAGCTTCAATCTCGTCATAAATTTCAAGGTATTCAATAGCGTTAATCATATCTTGCATAGTATTGATTTCGATATTGTGTTCTTTGATGAAGTTATTGAAGTCTTCCGCAAAAATGTTTATCATTTTTTCTCCTTTTCTTTACGGTATTTATATATTATACCATAATAAGAGAGAAATGTCAAATAGAATGTTATGTCATTTCTCTTACAATAATGTTACTTATTTTTTAAATTGAAGAAGTCAAGAAGATTAGTCTCACGACTTGTATTCTCAAATTTCCTCAAGGACGAATTAATCGTTGAGATATCTCCTAATACAAGCAAGAGTTCTTTCGCACGACTTGTCATAGTGTATAGAAGGTTACCATTCATTTGGAACTTAGAACTACGTTCAAACAGACAGATAACTACCTTGAACTCAGAACCTTGAGATTTATGACCTGTAATCGCCCATCCATGAATGATTGATTGATTATTAAAGTCTGTAGTACTAAAAAGAAGGATTGAGTCATCGAATTTAGCATAGACAGATTTGCCTTCCATGGCTACAATATGTCCGATATCTCCATTTACAATATCTACCTTTTTGTTGCTATAGGTGTATATTCCACTTGTTGCTTTATAATACATAGGTACATCTTTACGGTTTTTCTTATTAAGGATTCTATCGCCTATACGAAATACAACGTCTGTCCCATCTGTTGCTGACTTGAACTCATGAAATGATTTACGAGGATTGATAAATGATTGAATGCTATTATTTATAGCAACTGTTCCATTTTTACCTTTTTTGGTTGGACTAAGAACTACGATATCATCTTCTGTATATTTACCAGTTTTGATAGTATTCTTATATGCCGTAAGAACTTTATCAATTGGTTGTTCATTACGAGCCATTGACATATCGAAAACACAGTTATTACCAAAAACTTTACGAGAGTTGAATGTGTTTGGTAGAAACTGTTCACCTTGACGAATCTTAGTTACAATATCCAAGATACCACCTTCGCTTTGACGGAAAACTTTAGTAAATCTATCAATTTTAATAACAGAATTATTTGTACAATCATAAAGGAAGTTCCCAAATGATACCGAGGGAATCTGTGAACCATCTCCTACAAAGATAATTTTCTTACCCATTGGAATTGTCTTAAGAAGTTTTTCAGCTAACTCAACATCAATCATTGAAGCTTCATCAATCAAGTAAATATCGAAACTTTGCTCACTTAATTTAGAACTACGAATAAATGAGTGGATAGTGTAGGCAACGTTACCAGTTACCTCTGTAATACGTTTACGAGCCATACCTGTTGGAGCTAAGAACAATACTGACTGATTTGTCTCTTTGGTATATTCAAGCAATACTGCCTGAGCACTAGATTTACCAGAACCAGATGAACCTAAAAGGAAACTAATTTCAGAGTTGAATAGGTTTCGGAAGAAATTACTCTGTTCTTCACTAAGATAGAATCCTGATTTATCACCCAATCTCTTGATGATTGAATCCATATCTGCAACAGCAATGTTTGCTTTTTGACGTGAACGACTAGTTAATTCTCTGAACACATTCCACTCTGTCGTAAACGTACTAGCAGTAGAATATTTACCTTGGAACTCGATAATCTTACCCTTAAATAATGTTTCATCTTCTTGTGCACGTCTCATAACATCGAATATATTGTCCGTGCGGATGTGAAAAGTTCTAAGTTTGACCATTCTACGGATATAATCAATATTTATATCTAAAAGGGTTTGACTTCCTTGTTCAAGCTTACGTTTCTCTATACGAGTGTTTCCATTTTCTTGATTTTCTGAAATGTAATATTCAAGTCCACTCACGATACGCTTTTCATCTTCTTTTTTAGAACCTTCTTGCTTAAGATAGATTTCATCAATACGCTTAAATCCGATACCATTAATCTCCGTCAATCTGAAAATGTCTTTTTCTACAATATTCTTAATTACTTTAAAGACAGTATGTTTGCGATAGATTTTCAAGATTAATGAATCTGTCATGCCATAATCAGAAAGAAAGGCATAAGTCTTAGCATATTCTGATTTACTTTTAAGCTGTTTGATAAATGATTCGTAAGTTTTTTCTCCAACACCTTTAACATTCTCTATGATTTCATTTCGATTTAACTCATCAAATAAGAAGTCAACAATTTTAACATCATCATTATAGACTTTTGCAAAATTTTCAGTTGTAGTGACTCCTAGAACTGAGCGAAGGAAATCCCACTGACCTTTTGCTGTTTCTGGAATGTCATCTACTGGAATACGTGCAGTATATCCATCTGGGTATTTAGAGTTCGTTGACGGACTCAAGTATGCTGGGGTTGGTACATCAATCTTCAAATCCATAAGATTATCCCCAGTAATTGTGATGTTTCCATATTGATTTAATTTAACTACACCTTTTTCTACTACGTTGCAAGCTAATACTGAGAACGAGCTTTCATCTTCTTCATTAATCGTTTGGAAGATAACTCGTTTCGGTATTACTGTAACTGATAGTTCATTGTTTCTTAGGCTTACCATTTTTACCTCTATTTCTTGTTTGCTAATTCAAGTACTTGAATTTGTGTTTGACGGTCTAGCTTACTAATAATATCATATAAATCATCTTTTGTCAAATCTTTTAAGGAAGACAAATCAGGTTCATTATTTGTTAATGATATAGTAGGCATATTGTCCATCGTCTTTTTAGCTAAATATACATTTAATGTTGTTGTTACATCAGCATGATTACCTTGATATTGCATTGCTTTAATATCGTAATTTGTTTGAACGGCTACTTCTTCAATACTTGCTTTTTTAAAACTGTGGAAAGTGATGTATCTATCACCGAAATCAACTTTATTATTAATCAACTTCATCATGCGTTGAACAGTAGTATTGGATAGATTGAAGATATTATCACGATTAACTATTTCTTTATATTGCATAATTTCTTGATAAAGTTCATCGTCAAGTTTCTTAGTAGACCATTTATTTCCTTTGTCTAAGACCTTAATAACATGTTGTCCATTCAGAGTAGTTATGTTTGCGAATTTAAGGGTCATTAGAGCGTGTTTACGGAATCCTGTGACAAATGCTAAGCGAATAAGTAAACCCTTCTCAAAACCGTTTTTAGAGCCTTCTACGACCTCTATACATTTACGCACTTCATCAATTGACATTGAGTCATAACTTTTAATATCATGTTCTTTTAACTTGTGCATTTCGAATGGTTTGCTATCTTGTACCATTTCATATTTAACAAGTTTATCGAAGAGTTTTTTAATCGCAATCATCTTAATGTTTATAGATGCGTTTTTAAGCGTTCCTATGAGTCCATTTCGGTACTTCTCTACATCTATATAAGAAAAGATTAAATCGTTCCTAGAAAGCTCATATAAGCTCTTAGAGCGTGTTGCTTTGAAAAAGTCTTTAATTGCTGTCTCGTAAGTTACTTTTGTATTATTTGATTCAACCCCTGCTGACTCTAAAAATGATTGAATAGCATTATATACTTCATAATCAGGTTGTGGTACAATTGATAATACATTTGCTTCTACTACGTTCATATCTATCTCCTCTCATTCAATTGTTATATAACTATTATACCACAATGTCTCTGAGAGTTCAATACTTTTCATTTTACATTTGTCTTACTATTATAATACAAAAAAGCGTGCCATGGAAAAATATCCATAACACGCAAA